ACAGTTTTTTGCGTGTTATGGATATTTTTCCGTGGCACGCTTTTTTTTGTATTATAATAGTAAGATAAATGTAAACTGAAAAGTATTGAACTCTCAGAGACATTGTGGTATAATAGTTATATAACAATTGAATGAGAGGAGATAAATATGAACGTAGTAGAAGCAAATGTATTATCTATTGTACCACAACCTGATTATGAAGTATATAATGCTATTCAATCATTTTTAGAGTCAGCAGGGGTTGAATCAAATAATACAAAAGTAACTTATGAGACAGCAATTAAAGACTTTTTTAAAGTAACACGTTCTAAGAGCTTATATGAGCTTTCTAGGAACGATTTAATCTTTTCTTATATAGATGTAGAGAAGTATCGAAACGGACTCATAGGAACGCTTAAAAACGCATCTATCAACATTAAGATGATTGCAATTAAAAAGCTATTCGATAAACTTGTTAAATATGAAATAGTGAAAGACAGCAAACCTTTCGAAATGCACAAGCTAAAAGAACATGATATTAAAAGTTATGACTCAATGTCAATTGAAGAAGTGCGTAAATGTATAGAGGTCGTAGAAGACTCTAAAAACGGTTTTGAGAAAGGTTTACTTATTCGTTTAGCATTTGTCACAGGATTCCGTAAACACGCTCTAATGACCCTTAAATTCGCAAATATAACTACTCTGAATGGACAAAATGTTATTAGGGTTTTAGATAAAGGAAATAAATGGTCTACTAAGAAACTTGACGATGAACTTTATGAAGAAATTATGCAATACAAAGAAGTAGTTAATCGTGATAATATCTTCAATTTATCGAATACAACTGTTCAACGTATGATGAAATTGATTAATAATAAAGTTGATTTCGGTGATAGATATATTACTTTCCACAGTTTTAAAAAAGCAAGTATTGAAGAAGTAGCGATTCAGACGAATTACGATATCAAAGCAATGCAATATCAAGGTAATCATGCTGATGTAACAACTACGTTAAATGTATACTTAGCTAAAAAGACAATGGATAATATGCCTACTATATCATTAACAAGTAATGAACCTGATTTGTCTGCTTTAAAAGATTTGACAAAAGATGATTTATATGATATTATTAGTAAGCTAGACCGTCAAACACAAATTCAAGTACTTGAATTAGCAAACAAGAAATAGAGGTAAAAATGGTAAGCCTAAGAAACAATGAACTATCAGTCACAGTGATACCAAAACGAGTTATCTTCCAAACGATTAATGAAGAAGATGAAAGCTCATTCTCGGTATTAGCTTGTAACGTAGTAGAAAAAGGTGTAGTTAAATTAAATAAATATGGAAATATCACAATTACTGGGGATAATCTTATTGATTTGAAGATTGATGTACCAACCCCAGCATACTTGAGTCCGTCAACGAACTCTAAATATCCAGATGGATATACTGCACGTATTCCAGTAGATGACATTCCAGAAACAGCAAAAGGTCAATGGGATTTCCTTCGTTCAGTCTTAGGAGTCACTACAACTGAGAATTTCGCAAAAACCTACAATGATGATGTTAAAATTATTGACTTTTTATTTGATGAATTAAATCGAAATGAAATTATCGAGAATGTTAAAGGTGTTGGAGAAAAAACTTATGAATCATTCATCAAACAGCTTAAAAGTAAATCAGAATATGCTAAGACTTATGCTTTTCTTTCTGATTATGGAATGACAGATTCATTAATCTTAAAAATCTATCGTAAACACAGTGTCTTTAAAGTAATTAAGAATATTGTAGAAAAAGACATTTTCAGATTGACGGAGATTAACGGCATTGGTTTTAAACGTATTGATGAAATCTATCTTAAACAAGAAGGTTCTAAAAAAGAAGATGAAAAACGTATAGTTAGTGGACTTGAATATTACATTTCAGAAAATCAAGAAAATGGAAATACACGTATCGAAAAACGCAAACTTGAGCAAGGAAGCCAAACCCTTTTAGATATAAACATTGATTATATTCGTAGAATGGTTAAACTTAAAACTTTTCATATCCGCACGGACAATATATTCGATGTTATGAGACGTGCACAAGAAGATGAAACATTATTTAGGGGTAAGATTATTGAGTTTCAAGGAAAATATTCTACTGCTAGTACGTTTACAACAGAGTGGAATGTGTTCAGAGAATTAACTAGTCGCTCACGTAAAAAACCAGAAATTGCTGTTGCAGATATGGATTCAATCATCAAGAGATTTGGTGACAAGTCAGGATTCTATCTTAGTGAAGAACAAAGTAATTTCTTCCGAAACATGTTCAACTCTGAAATTAGCTTCCTTTTAGGCTCATCTGGTTCTGGTAAATCTAGTGCTCAGGCAGTATTGCTTGAGTATACAAAAGAGACAAATCAGTCAGTCTTATTCTTAGCTCCAACAGGTATGGCTCGTAAACGTATCACAGAAGTAACTGGTAACGTTGCCTATACTATCCACTCATTTATCCGCAGTAAGAAATTAAGCAAGCAAAGTTTCGACATTTACTTGATTGATGAAGCGTCAATGATTGATGTTGAATTAGCTGAAAAACTTCTTAAGACAATTCCAATGGGTAAGAAAATTATCTTTGTGGGAGATGGCTCACAGATTCCCTCAGTATCATTTGGGAACTTCCTTTATGATTGTACAAATAATTCTGTTATTAAAATTGATAGATTTACTAAAGTTTTCCGTCAAAGTGAAGGCGGTATCTTGGATATTGTAACTAAGATTCGTCAAGGTGAACAGTTTCTCCCAAGCACATTCAACTCTCGTAAAGTTTTCGGTAATAACTGTGTTTTCGATATGTCATTGACTCGTAATGAACAACCAATTGATAAAGTTCTTACCGCATATAAGAATACTATCAAAACTGGTAAATATACAGCAGATGACATCGTAGTTCTTAGTCCAACCAAAAAAGGTAAAAACGGAACAGTTGCTATAAATAACAGCATTCAATCATTTATTAATCCTCGTAAATCATTTCATGAGTTCAGTTCAGCAACAGATGGAACAGACGTTGTATTTCGTGCAGGCGATAGAATCCTTAATAAGAAAAACCGTAAAGATGTACCTGTATATTATCAAGCAGAAAGTGGAATATACACCTATAGCAACAAAAAGGTAGATATTGTAAATGGAGATATCGGACATATTGTAGCCTTTGAAGATAAATCTGTCTATGCTAAATTCGATGACTTAATCCTTCTTTTTAGTACTACAGACTTTAACAATCAATCACTCATTCATGGATGGGCGATTACAGGTCATAAATCTCAAGGTTCTGAGTTCAAGGTGGTTATCTGTCTGTTTGAGCGTAGTTCTAAATTCCAAATGAATGGAAACCTCCTCTACACTATGACAAGTCGTGCAAAAGAACTTTTGCTTGTATTAGGCGATATCTCAACAATTAATTCATCGTTAAAGAAATTCGAGAATACAAGTCGTGAGACTAATCTTCTTGACTTCTTCAATTTAAAAAATAAGTAATATTATTGTAAGAGAAATGACATAACATTGTATTTGACATTTCTCTCTTATTATGGTATAATATATAAATACCGTAAAGAAAAGGAGAAAAAATGATAAACATTATTGCGGAAGACTTCAATAACTTCATCAAAGAAAACAATATCAAAATCAATACTATGCAAGATATGATTAACGCTATTGAATACTTTGAAAACTATGACGAGATTGAAGCTCTTGAAAAACATAACGAATTTTTTGATGAGGTTCAACTAGAGTCCGTACACCCTACGTCTTTATCTTCTGATGAAGCTGTAAATCTTTCTAAGAAAGAAGTGTGTGACCTTCTCGGACAACTCAAAAAAGCAGAGACTAGAGAAGACAGAAATGAAATTATTTTCCTTATGGCAAATGAAATCAACTCTGCATATAAACATCTCTCATTATTTTATTCTAATGAAAAATTTTTAACCAACATATATGATTTCAAAAACCATATCAAAGAGAGTCTCTACGCTCTTGGTTTTAAATATGATTTAGATAAAATCGTAAACAATGTAATTGTAAATTCATTCGAGCAAGGTAACTCGTTCATGGTTACATTCAATACAGATAATGTCCTCATTGTTTATAACTCAGTTGATAACTCAGGTGAGGTGTTAAAACTAGATACAATGCAGGATATCGCAGTCTTCACAAAAGTCATTAGTGACTTAATTAAAGAATGAAGAAAAGCAAATAACTAGAGTGTGAATTAATTCACACCGAAAGGAAAACTTATACAATGAAAAAATCAACTATCTTAACTGTCGCAACAGCAACTATTTTGACACTCGGTGCTACACTTCCAACATATGCTAAAGCAGAGGAAGTTAAAGAAGGAAACACTACTTTTTATGTGGTAGAGTCTGGTGATACTCTATCTAAAATTTCTGAAAAATATGGTGTTCACTTTTCAGTAACACACGCAAACAATGCAGACCAAATCTCTAATGCAGATTTAATCTTTGCAGGTCAAAAACTTATTGTAGATGGCGAAGGGTTCGATAAAACAAAAGCTACAGTAGCTCTTAAAGAAGATACAGCAGAAGCTGAAAGTACACCTGTAGCATATAAAGAAGAGACCGTTGTAGATTCAGCTCCAGAATCAGCACCAGTCCAAGAAGCACCACATGCTCAAGCTCCAGCTCCAGCTTCTACTGGTGGAATTGACCTTAATCAAACATCAGGTTCAGTTGACATCAACGCCTTAGCTAACTACTTAGCTGGTGCAGGAATGTCTGCTGGATATTCAGCAAGTGAATGGGCTTATATCATTCAACGTGAATCAAATGGTGAAGTAACAGCAACTAATTCTTCATCAGGTGCTTACGGTGCTTTACAACTGCTTGGTCATGGTGAGTACGCAGGTATGACACTCGGTGAACAAATTAATATGGCTCGTGGATTGCCAGCAGGTTCATGGGTAGTTTACCCATAAGAAAGAAAATTAAAAGAGGAGAGTAAATCTTCTCTTTTTTTGTATACACTCGATACTTGACAAATTGAATATAATATGATATAATTATATGTATATAGAATATTAATTAGAAAGGAGATTTAATTGGAAGAACAAGTATTAGGAATATCATTAATCTCAGAAGTAGATGGAAAACGTGAACCATATTTTGTAGGAAATTTCATTGAAACAATGTTTGGTGTTCCATTAAACACATTAATCGAAAACATTGATGTTTCAGAGAACGAATCTGATAAACTTTATGATGTAGTATTTACTTTCTTAAATAATACTGAGCTAGAGTTTTCACTTCTTAAAAATCAACTAGCAATATGGCATACTGACGAGCCAGATGTCTATAATAAGTTTAAAAAAGAATCAGAACTTAGTTCAGAAGCGTATCTTGATAGTTTAGAAGAACAAGAAGAAGAATTGAAGAAAATTAACGAAGAAAAAGCTAGACGTAGCTTGAAACCTAATGGTATCTAAGGGGAATATAACAAAATGAATGAGGCACAAAAACACGAAAAAATAATTGAAGAAATTCATGACATGTTTGTGAAGAAAAACGCAGACTATGGTAATTCATTCGAAAAGAATTTGGATGAGTGGGGCTTGATTGTTTCGGCAATGAGAACCCAAGAGAAACTTGACCGTGTAAAAACTTCGCTTAAGCATGAGCTTAAAGTAAAAGACGAGTCAGTAGAGGATTCATTCCTCGATATTGCTAACTACGCTATTATGACAGTAATGTGGTTGCGAAAAGAAAAAGAAAAGAAAGAAGAATCAATGACTTACGAAAAATATGAAGAAAATCTAATCAAAGAAGTAGCGAGAGGAATCCAGTTTTAAGTAAGTCATTCAGGAAGTATAAATGAATAAATACGATGGAGATTTTAGTCATGTAGGAGTGACGCAGTTAATTGAGTACGAAGATGAGTTGAATTGTGATATTGATTTGTATAACGAAAGCATTGTTCGTTTGCAGTTAAGTTATCAACGAGGAGAAAAACCACTCAAAGAATATCTGAGTGAGTTTGAAATACTCAATGATAAGATTGAACAACTACGTGAATATCGAAACAACTTAACTTTAATTATCAATTCTCGAATCAAAGAATTTGACAATGACAATATCTTTGAATTAGACAATGAGGACTTTGTGGAGAAGTTCTACAAAGAAATGAAAAATGGAGGTTATGAAATTTGATTGATTATGAAACAAGAGATAAATTTAAAAAAGAATTGTCTGAGAAAACAAATGAAGAATTGTTAGGTCTCATTAGAGAATTTACAAAAAAGTCTCGTGAATTACTAACTTCTCTAGCGAGATATGAAACGAGTGATGATTACACAATTATTAAACAGATTATTGATAATGAATATTATCGAACTACAACAATAGATTATTTAGTTGGAGGTGCTATTTAATGTTGGTAAAAACTTTAAAAGTTATTAATCACTATGAGAGTGGCTTTTTAGATAAATCATCTAAAATAACCGTAGAAATATTTGATGTAGACCGTAATGTAAAGATTATAGAGGGTGACATTGCTCGTGACAACATGAACGAAGTTCTTAAAGGGATTAAAATAGGGATTAATATGGCAGGATATCAAGTTACAGTTTTGCCAATTGAAGAATATGATGATTTGACAAAAGCAGTTCGTAAAGTAAAGCAGACTTAGAGGTTTAAAATGATTAAAAAAAATAACCCAAACTTTCGAGGTAAGAGGTGAAATAATCACTATTAAAGAATTTGCTAAATTTGATGATTCAGGCAATTTAATATATGATAAGGTTCTTGATGATATCGCAATGAATAAGATATACGAAATATATCGAGAGAGAATGGGTTACTATAGTTTAGGAACAATACGTCAGTTAATCTTCTATTACGCAGGTGGATATGAGAAAGCATCTGAGATATCAGGATTATCTAAATTAAGTCTTAAATTACTTTGCAACGGAAGTCTTGCAACACAATATGAAGAGGATAGATTAGAGCTTATAGTTAAAGCAGGTCTTGTATTATAAACTTAGAAATCAATCACGGAACATATACATTGGCGGTAATAATACTTATCAAGAAGTAAGAGAGGAAAGCCAAAGTGGCTAAATTATTTTTTAAATATGGAACAATGAAATCAGGTAAATCAACACACTTATTGATGACCAAACACAACTATACAAGTCAGAACAAAAGAGTATTAGTATATACAAGCAATAAAGATACAAGGTGGGGAAGTGAAAAAGTGATTTCACGAATTGGAATCAATAGTTTTGCATTACCTGTGACAGATGAAATTTTTAATGAGATTAAAGAGGAACACTTTAAAAAGCACATCGCTTGTGTTTTGGTAGATGAAGCTCAATTTCTTTCTGCTGAACAAATTGTCGCTCTTTGTTCAGTTGTAGATAATCTAGGAATACCTGTGATATGCTATGGATTGAAAAACGATTTTAGAAATGCTCTCTTCGAAGGCTCTAAAACTCTACTAGAGCTTGCAGATGAAATTGAATTAATCAAGACTGTCTGCGAACATCACACATGCGGTAAAAAGGCAACAATGAATTTACGATTAGTAGATGGCAAACCAATTTATAAAGGTGAGCAGTTTCAACTAGGCGATGAGGATTATGTCCCAGTCTGTAGGAAGCATTATTATAATTATGAGGAGAATGAAGATGGTAGATATTCTGGCTGATTTAGTTCCTCTATATGGAGTAATTCTTATTATTGCCATATGGTGTTTCGGAAGTCATTTAATTAGTAAACAGTATTCTAAAGATTTAAAATCATTAGAATTACATGATAAAATGAAAATTAAATTAGGGGAAGAATTAAATGTTCCAAAAGAAGAGGTTCTTGAAATATGGTTCGATAGAAGTCTCAGAGATGTAAAAGGAGTATATGTAATTGATAATAAAATGTTTAGCGATTACATCTTTATTGTGAAATATACAACTAAAGAAGATAGTTACGAAATTGAAACTTTTAAGAAAGCTCAAAAAGAAGTAACAGATTTTTAAGGAGTCTAACGATTCCTTTTTTATTTGTTAAGAGATTGTAATAATATATTCATTGACAAATAAGCGTGGTTATGTTATAATATATAATATAGATAAAACATAAGTCAACATAAGGAGGTAATTAAATGTTTTGGATTTTAGCTATAATGATAATATTAATGTTTTATCGTCCTAAAGAGATGATACTAATTTTGTTCGCTTTTGCATTTTTTGGATTTGGGTATTGGATATTTAGTTTTATATCATCAGAACCAGTATTTACTTTTTCAATCTCTATATTTGTAATTTGGATTCTATCTTTATCACTAGGATTGATAAATAAAACAACAGGGGAGGATGAAAATGAAGATGACACCTAAAGAAGAATATTTATTAAATTGCTTAAGGCATATTACTGAGACATCTTCTGAGTCGGATATTGCAGACTTTGCAGACCAAGTTATTTATATTTCTGGGTCATTCCCAGAAGAAAAAAGTATTGTAGAGGAATACACAGAATTAGTCAATGAACTGTGGGAATGTTATCGTAGTGAAGAACCACCATCATATAACCTATACGAAAGATTTGAGGACTTAAATATAAAATGAAAAATTCAGAAAATGTTATTAATGAAATTCTTAATGAATCGACGTTGCAGTATGTTCCAGTATGCGTAGCAGACTTCATTGACAGATATCCTGATATTGAAGACACATCAATGCTTTATATTTACAAAGATTTTGTTGAGAGTGACGCTTGGCATGAGTTTTGTTTAATTGAAGACTCATTAGAAAAATATGGTCGCTGGGATGATATGCTTTATAAGGCAATTCGTTTTGGATATGTAATGGATATTAAAGAACCTCTTTGTTATCTCCGAAACACAGTTGCTTATAAAGAGATTGAAGGTAATGAAGTTGTTGACTACAAAGATTTATACTTAGCATCCGACGGAACTCTTGTATCTAATAAACTTTTTGCAAAGAAATTTAAAATGGAAGAGGTTGAAGAGGTTGAGAGTGGAGTCTATGAATTAGAATTTATCGAGGAAAAATAAATGAGAACATATAAAGGATTTATACAAAGACTTGACAAAGTAACTAGTATTGTGAGAGAAACTGTCGGAGACAAAGAAAAAAGCGAATTAACAAAAGAAGAATTGCTCGTTGTAGTTAAGTGTTGTGAATATATAGCTCATAGTTATTATAAAATGGCGATTATCAATAGCTTCCAGCAAGCTGGTGCTGGATTCTTAATAAATGACCCTAGGAGAAAAAAATAGTATGTATTTAGTAATGATTGAAACATACAAAGATGAGGAAAATGTTCCCTACTATGAAACTCGTAGTGTAAAAGGAGACCAAAATATCTTAAAAGAATTACGTTCCATTAGAGATATAGAAGGATACTCACAAGAAAGAATTAAAACATTTATTAAGAAACTAGATGAAGATGGTCTAGTATCATGGGAGGAAATAGAATATGGATTTTAATGACGTTTTAACTTTAGCAGTTTTAATTGCAGGACTACTTATTAATAAATGGATAAATAAAAAATATGGAGATGATTAAATGAAAGTTAAAGAATTAATCAAAGAACTAGAAAAATTTGATGAAGACATGGAAGTTCAATATGATTATGACGGACGGTTCAGTACCATGCCTATTGATGATGTGTATACTTCTAATGAATATTATGATGAAGATAGAAAAGAAGTAGTAGTTTTATATTAAAAGAATGAAAGGTTTATGCTTGACAAATATATAAAAAATATGATAAAATAGAATTATAGAAATTAAGGAGAAAAATTATGAAAGAAACAGTAGCAGTTATTTTAATTTGGGTTGGAGCAGTAGGTGTATATGGATTTACAAAAGAAGAAATTGAAAGATGGAGCGGTGATGAGTGAATTAGTGAAAAATAGTGACACGTTTGTACTATTTAATAGTCATTATCAAGTATATCTTGCAATTGGTACAGGAACACTCATGATTGAAGCAAATGTGGTTCACACAACTACATCTCCAGAAACTGCTCGGACATTCTCAATCTATGCTCAAGCAAGGGAGTTCATGAGCTTACTTAATGAGTACCATGATAAAGAGTTTGGAGCGTGGGGAGTAATCAACAACGAATATATAAACTTTTTCTGCAAAGTTGCTGAACATCAACCCCAGCTCACGATTCAAAAAAGCATTGCAGATAAATTAGATGATATTTTTATTACATTTATCAGAGAGCGACATAGTTCTAGTGTTTGGAATTTGTTATGGCGAGCAGAGGAAATAGACTGGGAAATCGGTGAACAGTTATCGGCATTACTACCAGATGAAAATCAAGTTAATATCGCTGTAGCCTACCTCGCAGGCAAAGCCCTTGGAGTTGATTTAGTGAAAGTGGTGGAAGGATGAAAATTGAATTAGAAACAAGACCTTGCTTGGTAACTTTTAGTAATAAAAATCAGGTCGAAGGAACTTTTATGGGGTTATTTCAACATTCGCATACTCATGGAGATTCACCATTGGTGGGTGGATTTAAAGCAGGAACTGTCGCTTATCCTATCGCTATTGTAGAAATCAATGGAAAAATGCAAGAAGTACGAATTAGTCAGATTGAATTTCTTGATGTTGCAAAAGACGAGGTATCAGAATGACAGACAAACTAATATCGCTGGTCAATGACTGGTGGGAAGTGGTAGCGAATTTAAAGGAGAGCGTATGACAGTAAAGAAATTAATTGAACAACTTACAAAGTTTGATGAAAAACTTGAAGTTAAGTTCGACTTTAAATAATTTCAAACTTTATACATTGACGGAGTTAAAGAAACTACCGAAGATTATAAAGAAGGTAATGAAAAGATAGTTGTAATTTATTAAAAAGTTAATGCTTGATAGTATTAGCTTTTATTTTTAAAGAAATATGTAAGTATGCGGGCTGATAAAACTTGAAGCTAGAAACTTAATTAATTTTAACAGTTAATCAGACTTTATATTTGACAAAGTGAGAATAATTTGATATAATAGAGTTGTGAAAGAGGTAATAACAATGTATAAAGCAACCTTTAGAGAAAGACCACTAAGAACAAATGCACCAACACAACCGAGAGAAGGAGAAAATAAAATGACTAAGTTTGAAGAAGATTTAAACCGAAGAATGGATTTAAAGGAAGTTCCGATGTATTTTACCCAATCTGGTTGCTCCATGACTAGAAAAACATATATTGAAACGAACTGGGTTTTTGATACATATAAAAACTGGCACTCAGACGAAGAGTTTCAGGAGTTATTTGATAAATATAGTAATCTCAATGATAACTATGAAAAAGAAGTAATCAGAAGTTCTAAACTAGAATCGCAAATCATTGATTTAAAATCCCAACTCCAACAGCAAGCCCTGCCAGTCGTGCCTGAATTTGTTGCTGTACAGATTGAAAGAGTTAAGAACTCTAATGGTAACTTTGCAACTCTTGGTTTATTCGACTGGAATCATGAAGCTAAACCTGATTATACTAAATGGATTCATGAAAATGTATTTGATTTTATGAGAGCATGCACTATCGGCTACACAGTCGAAAAACCACAGCTGTTCTATTTGAGAAATAAACTGACAGGAATGTATCTGTACAAGAAACCTCTTGGTGGATATGGGGAAGACCCTGCTAGTTATATTAAAGACCTGACTGATGATTTTAAGTTCACCCAAAAAGAAATTGATGGAATGGATGTTCAAAGCTATGAGAAAAAAGATGAATATAAAGGAGAATAAAGAAATGGTAAAAGTATTAAGCAAAAGAGATTTTATATCAAGTTTAAAAGAAATTGTAAAAGTTAATGAAAATAAAAGTTATTCAGATAAACTTAAGAATAGAATGTTAGATAATTTTGTTGAAGCATACGCACCAGAGGAAAGAGAGATGTTTGAGATTCAAGATATGAATACTGGTGAATATATTGTGAAGAATGACGAAGGTCAAGAGTTCCCATTCACTTATGTTAGTGAGGAGGAGTTTGAACATGTTCAAGAAGAATATAAATATTTCACTGGGGAAGAACTTCGATTTATCAAAAATGGTTCTTATAAAACAACATCGGTTGGGAAGTGGTGATATGAATATTAATGATATAGTACCTGATTTCTCTGAAATCGTAAAATTAAAAGAAGAAAATAGAATCATGAAAAAAGCATTGATTAATTTACAGTATTTAACGATTCTTGAAGTTGATGATTTAGATTTCGAACTTGGTAAAGAGTGGCAGTCAAGAGTAATTGATGGTGAGAATATAGCACAAAAAGCTCTGCAAGCTATTAAGGATATTAAATGAGTAAAAGATATTATGTGAAATCAAAAATTGAGACATCTTCTTATTCAAGTATGGATGGATTTGAAAGTCATTCTTATGACAATCTATGGTTAAACGAATGTGGAATGTTTTCTCCATTTGTTGAAAGTTATCCATTTACTAGAGAAGAGTTGGCTAAAATATCTGATGGGTATTTCTATAAAGAATCTCAATGTCTTCCATTTACGTGGATATACAGTCCAGATGAGTTAAAAGAAACGTTAGGTTGGGAGTATGATGAAGATTCTGATGTCTTTATTTGGGTAAACCCTATTATTGAATTGGTAGAAAAGGAAGATTAAATATGACCCTAGGACAAATTGTTATTGTTATCATTGCAGGAATGCTTTTAGCTTTTCTCTTGATGCAGATTATAGGATACGAAGCAACGATTCAAGATTTAGAGGAAGATTTATACTCAGCAAGAAATCCAGAGTTACTTGACTTGAAAGATTTTGATGATAGTAAACGTCTTGAGACAAGTGATGGTATTCTTGAAGCAAATAATTTTAGTCTTGGTTCATTCTTCATCGACAATCATAGTCGAGTGGTGTGGAGAGTGATTGAGAATCATAAAGGAAAGAAAGTATTTCACGCTAGTGGGATTGTAGAGACAGAGGATTGACAGTAGTCAGTCCTTTTTCTTTTCATCTTGTGAAAATTAATTAGAGAGAAAGAATATCTATAGTGTGTCTTAAGTGTTGGTATATATGGGTTTAAAAAGAATCGTAATAAGTAGATTTAGAATATTTTGAGTAGTTTTGATAGAAAATGAATATGTTTTGGTATAAAATTAGTGTATAAAGCGTTATTTTAATAGGGTTTCTAGCTATTTTTAGTGTGTTTTGAGGTGTTTTTAAGGTGCTTTTGTAGGGATATTACGTTTTATTTGTACTCTAAAATGAGAGAAATATGAGCATATGAGAGGGTTATTAACATTAGTTATTGTTCGTTTGTTTATAGGGTTTATTAGAAATTGTAGATAGTTTATTAACAACATGTGGATAACTCTGTGGATAACTTTATTTTATTTCACTCAGTGAACATGAGAGAAAAATGAGAGGGGTTCAAAAAACAGCACATAAAAAATTGAGATTTGGGTATATTTTGAGAGAGGGAAAGTGGATTTGGGAGAAACCCTAGGGGGTGGGGCAAGAAAGATGGCTGAGAAATGATGTATTTTGTGTGTATGTGGGTTTGTTAAAAAAGAGGACATAAGATATTGTTTATGAGAGAGATATAGAGGGTGATAGATTGTCAAAAAGATTATTAGAATAATAAGATATGTGAAGAAAAACGAAGTAGTGTTAAGTAGCTGATGAAGATAAAGAAGGATTGAGAAAGGTTGACACAACGCAGTTGTGGTGGGGATGACTAGGGCAACGGAGTTGGGGAAAATATGAAATAGTAGCGTGGTGTAAGTGGTAAGAGGTTTTTTGAGTTTTTGATTTTCTAATTTTGGTAAAAACCTACCCCCCCATTTTTAAAAGTGGCATATAATCAGAATTATAAACCGCCTATACATATTTTTTTAGCCCCTGTTTTATCAAATCATTGTCTACCCCCTCTAATAAAAAAATACGATGTCAGATTCTGGAAGCCCCTCATGAAAGCACTTTCAAAATTAAAAAATTGTTCTAATGATTTTATCATTTTTATATGATGAAATTTTATTTCATTTATAGCTAAAAAAATGAAATGTTTTGAAACGCTTTACCTTGTTTATTCGGGCGACGATTGTTTACAGTCAACAAACCACAAACAACCAAACCAACACCCAACCAACCCAAACCCATCCATCATTAGATTCCCTCACGTCTTACACCCTTTTATTCCTCATTTTACCTATAACTCCCCAACCAAGCAAACTAAACAACCCCACAGATACAACCTCAAACCCCCAAAAAATACCCCCAATCAAACCCCCTTACAAATCCATTTTTTTATTTTTCTTTTTTCTCTTTTGTCTTTCGTGCTATTCTCTTACCACTCTAACGCCTTACCCTTATACCTGTTAACCTCCTTACCTCTTACCCTTTAACCTCGTTAGCTTAACATATCATCATAACATATCATCATATCATATAAGCATAACATCATATATCATAACAATAAACAAACAAAAGAAAAGGCAAAGCCTTAACGCTTTACCCTTTTACCTATCTTATATCATTATAACAATCGTTATATAAGTCTATTGCTTTACCTTTGCTATATCATCGGCATCCATATCGAACCACAGCTCTTTATCATTGTACTTATATGATACCATGTTACGATATAATTCTCTTCCTTTATCATCCCACAATTCCATTTCTACCGTCCAATCATCTCGATTATCATTATCATCACACAATTCTTTTATCTTGCTTTTCATTTCCTCGATAGTCATCTCACTATCCCACGCAATTGTTATATGGTCAGTGTCATAATTATACCATCTTGGACTATAAAGGCTATCCACTCGAAACGTTCCCACGCTATCCAATTCATTGCAAAACATTTCGCAATACAATTCCCCAATCGCTTCAAGATATTCAGATGTATTAATTGTAACATCTATGTCATAAGCATCAACCCCCAACATATCAGCCAATTCCATAACCTCATCTATATCCATATCACTATTGAGCCATATACTCTCATATAGTCCATTGAACAACTCTAATGCTGTTACATCAATAGTAAGCTGATTAAGTTCTTTTTTGTTTTCCATGTTTTTGTTTTCCTTTTTATTTTGTTTTTTTTGCTTTCTTTACCTTATAAAACCATTATACACCATCAGCCCCTCGATGTCAAGCGTTAAGCACCTAATACTATTACAATACCGTAACAATACTATAAATATCATATAACTATATTATTACATTTATATTACGCAATCCATCACTTCCTCGATGGATTCTATACGCTTATATAGCTATGTTTAACACTTTCTATTATACAGCTATACATATCTATTATAATACTATAACAGCGCTATATATAACCGATTCAGTAAGCTTATAACGTTATTCAATAGTACCATTATAAAGCAGTAAAAAAAAGCCCTGTAAATTACAAGGCTTTTTATTTTTCTTTATTTTGTTTTTTTGCTTTCTAGTTCTTTAATAATTATTTGCTTAATTTTTTCGCTTTCCTCATCGTTATCTTTTAAATATACATCGTCATATTTTTGGTAACTTTTTAAGTCGTTAAATAAATCATACCCGATGATATACCAAAGCATATTAGAAACTTCTTCAGGGTTTGAAAGGTCTGTTAAGATTTCGCAAAAATTTTCGATTTCATAGCTTACGACCTCACCGATGGCTTGAAAAGTTCCATAATCTTCTAAGGCCTTTTCAGCTTTATAAGTTCCGATGATGTAATAATCTTCATTAAATACTTTTTGATGTAAATCTGAAATATATCCGTCAAAATCTTGTAAAGTTTCGATAATGTTTTCAATGGCTTCATTTGTTGTAAAATATTTCATGTTTTTATTCTCTTTTCTTTTATTTGATAAGTCTATTATAACTAATTGTTTTTATTTTGTCAAGTGTTAAGCTTTTTTTATTATGTTTTTTTGTTGTCCTCCTTTACTTGATAAAACCATTATATCATGATTCTTTTTAAAAGTCAAATATAAACATTTTTATTTATTAATTTTTTTAACTCCTTTTTTAACATTTCTCTATTTTTTGCATTTAAAGCAGTATAAAAACTAAACCCCAAACGCTTTACAACTATATTTATCAGCATCTTAACTCTATCAAGATATATAAACCTAATCAAACCTCGCAAGCCCTCACGGTCTAAGATATTGAAATTTTTCCTCCTATCTTTTGCGTAACCGTCTAACAATGTAAGCGGATAACATTTTTTTAATTCTTTCAGCTGATTATCTGTTAAAATATCGCTATAAGTATTTTTTAAAACATCATCGATTATTTTGTTTTTTTCTTTTTCGATTTCTTCTAAAATATCCATTATAATATTTTTATCACTAAAAAATTTTTCCATTTTATAACCTCACAAAATACTAAATTTAATTTTTTGCGTGTTTTCGTGAATTAATTGAACCATTTGAGAATTGAGTTCTTGAGCTTTTTCAGCCCAACCTATAAAAATACAAAATTCTTTTTCTGTTTTCAGTTCGTTCATGACTTTTCTAAATTCTGACAATTGATGCACCTTTTTCTTTCTTTAGCTTTATAGCTTATTATAGCATTATTCTTTTTATTTTGTCAAGTCTTAATGTTCTGTTAAATAAAATTCTTGAAAAGCGTCACAATTATCATAAGTCAAGCCTCGTACTGTGTAAAGTTCGTTTTCTGTCAAGTTTTTATTTTCTTTTAAAAATCTATCAAGTTTTTTGATTTGTTTTTCTTGATAGATTCCAGGCAATTCCCTGTAATGGTCTAACTTTGCAATTCTTTCGCTTTCATGCCTCAAGCTTGTTATTTCATTAGAAAAAGCTTTTTATTGTGTTGTTTGACCTTTTGGAGTTGCGAACCCCAAACCAAACCCGATGGCAAGAATTGCAAGCGTGAAAGTGATTTTTTTTGTTGTCTTTTTCATGTTTTCTTTTTCCTTTTCTTTATTCGATAACACTATGATAAAACTTTATTTTTATTTTGTCAAACATTTAAGTGTTACAACTTAAATGTTTTCTTGTAACAACTCTATCACAATATCGTGCATAGTTTCCCAAGTTTTGTTACTTTTCGGGTATCGATAGCCCGCTTTTTCGATGGCTTCTAGTTGCCATTTATAAAAATAGTTGTGTATTAAACCATTGCATGCCAGCATTTCAGCGCTTTGCCCTTTTATCCATGAATTATTAATATCATGTTTTAAGCTAAAATAATCAATATTATCATTAATATATTTTTTTTGCTATTTGTTTTTTAGTCATTTTTTAAAACTCCTTTTTCTTTATAATATTATGATAACACTTTTATTTTTAAAAGTCAAATCAAAAAACTTTTTTAATCATGTAAAAATGTTTTTTGAATTGCAATATAAAAAAATCTTGAAATGTCATGTAAACTATGATTCACAAAAAGGAGGAAAACACAACAAAAAAAACGCTTTTCAGCGTTTTAAATTATAAAGCTTTTATTATATTATTTTTTAATAGTTCGCTCGTTTCCCAACAATACGCCCGACAACTTGCGACGCTTTCAAATTTTAAAGGCTGTAAAAAATAGCGGTATGTATTAAATTTTTTTAAAAAAATTAATTCATTTTCATTTTTTTTGATAGATTCCAATATAATAAAAATTATCAAGTTCATCAAAAAATTCTTTAAAAATGATATTTTGCTTTTTATATTTAAAAGGAAATTTAAAAACCTCAATAAAGATGTAAGCATTTTCATCTTTTAACTTTTGCAAGTTGTAACCTCCTTACATGTTATTAATAACCAAAATTTTAAAGGCAACAACCGCAACCAATGCAAGCCCGAACAAAATCGAACCGCCCAACGTTCCCCCGTTTATAATGTCATCGTGTTTTTTATTCATTTTTAAACTCCTTTTTTATTGTATAACTTATTTTAGCATGATTCTTTTTAAAAGTCAAGAATAAAACACAAAAAAAAGAAAACTTTTTTTAGTTTTTATATAGTAGAAAATAGCTAAAAAGAAAAAAAACACGAAACAAAAAGATATAAATGTTTGACAAATCTATAAAACAATGATATAATTAAATAGTAGAAAAACAAAAGAAAAGAAGAAAAAAGGAGGAAAAACCCCACAAAATACCCAAAAAACCCAGAAAAAAAATCTCTAAAAAATGACCTAAAATTTTTCTGAGTTTTAAATATTTTTTTGAAAATATTTTTATTGTTCTATCTTGTATATAAAAATCTAAAAAACCCCCACAATATATATGTAATATATATGTAATATATTTTGAAAAATTTTCAGAAAATTTGGTCTGGAAATTTTTTTTGATTTTAAAATATATTTTTGAAAATATTTTCCTTGCTATATCTTGTATTATAATTTTTAAAAAACCCACCATATATAGTATATAATATAGTAGAATTTTTTTGGCTTTTGATTTTCGTTTTGGCTTTTAAAGGAATCTTTTTTTTAGTTAATAAACTTAAAATTTTTTAAATCAAGTCCAAAAATAATCGAGGTTGACAAACTTCAAAGATAATGATACAATATGTTTATGAATAAAAAAGGAGAAGAACATGAAATGGGTAAAAATTAAAGATTTTACTAATTATTCTGTGTCGGAATATGGAGATGTTAGGAATGACGGAACAGAAAGAATTTTAGCTAAACTTTTTGACAAAGATAGTTATGTTAGATATAACTTATATAAAAATGGCAAAATGTACACTCTTAAGGCTCACCGATTAGTGGCTAAACACTTTTTGAACAAGGTGGAAGGCAAGGAGTTTGTGAACCACATTGACGAGAATAAGCAAAATAATCACTTCTTAAATTTGGAATGGTGTACGCAAAGAGAAAATATAAATCACGGCACGAGAAATGACAAAGTGAGTAGGGCACAATCTAAAGAAGTAGAACAATACGACTTGCAAGGTAACTTACTAAACATCTTTTACGGAACAAAAGAAGCAGAAAGAAGCACAGGTATAAATCAAGGAAACATCAGCAAGTGTTGCACTGGAAGATATAAGTCAGCAGGTGGATATGTATGGAAATATACAGACTAAATAAAATAAAACACAAAAAAAGAACTTATATTTGACAAGGCTCTTTTTTTTATGGCGTGACATTATCGTAGAAAAGAAAGAGATAACAATGCGAGTAGGAGAAATAAATATGTTTTCTAAACATACTTATCCACAGCCTGTGGATAACTTAAGATAAAAATTGTATATTTTATACAAAACTGTGGATAACTCAATGTAGTAAAATTAGGATTTTACTGTTGCATATTTTAGCTCATAATCGTACATTTTTAGACAATAAGCCCCTGAAATGCCCTATATTAGAGTTTTTCATATAAATATATGGGGATTTTTGACAGTTTTTTATAGTTTAGACTCAAATTTCAGCTTAAGATAGAGTTTTTTATACAAATCAGCACGAGTTATACAAAATATTCAGAATTATTTTTACATTTAGATAAATTAGAAGAGTTATCCACAGATTTTTTTAGAGTTATCCACATATTTAAGGAAGTTATCCACAGTTTCTAAAAGTTATCCACATGTTATGCAATTATGCAATTTATAATGTATATTTTGATTAAAATATTGTTTATATACTATATATATAATATAATTTAAGTCAGACTTTAAAAATTTTGAGTTTCTAATTTTTGAATCCAAACCAAAAAATTTGACTTTCTAATTTTTTATTTCAAACTGAAAAAATTAGAGTTTGAAATTTTTAAATCGAGCACCATGCATCAGGTAATTAATTTTGAGTTTCTAATTTTTGAATCGAGCTGGCAACTTTCATTTTCTAATTTTTGAATCCAAACTAAATTTATTTGTGTTTCAAATCTTTGAAACGAAACTGATTTTATTTGAGGTTGGAATTTTTCAAACCAAACCAAAAAATAAATTGGGATTGAAATTTTCAAATCGAGTAACCCCCTTATTTTGTGTTTAGGATTTTTGAAACCAAACTGATTTTAAAAACAGCCTATAATATTGAATATGAAATTTTTCAAATCAAACTAAAAAATATTTAGCCTTGACATTTTTAAAACGATTTGATATAATATATTCATAATCAAAATTTTAAAAGTAAGTAGGGTAAAAATGAAAATTTCAGAATTAAAAGAACTAGAAGGTCAGAATGTATTTTTTAAAAACCCTTTGGGTTACATACAAGAAGTCACAGTAAAGCGTATTCTAAATTCTCGTACGGTTGTATATTCAATTAAAAACTACAACTTTACAGGTTTCGCTTGGGAATTTTTCAAAACAAGAGAGGATGCAGAACATGCGTAAAATTATGCTAGTAGAAGAATCAATCAAATTTGATAAAGGTAATAGAAAATGAGTGATAAATGGTATGTAATTAAAGTTTCAGAAGAAAATAAGTTTAACAAAAAGCGAAACTATATAATAAGCCCTTATTATGATAACTTAGAAAAAGATATAAAGAGAAACAAAGATACAATTATTTCGATTATACCAAGTAAAGAGGCAGCAGAAAATACAAAAAGAGTTCTAGATGAACAAACTACAAGAGCAAAGTGATTAATTTAAAGGAGTAGCAACAATGGCAAAACACAATCCAAAAATAGTATTATTTATTTCTCGAAACAAAGATAATAAAAATGTTTAAGGATTTAAGCAACGGTCATACACATTTTTAACAAACAAACAATATAATTCTGTTGAAGATGGATTAGACCTATTAAAAGACTTCAAGAATTTTGTGAGCAAAGGTGTACTTGGAGAAACTTCAAGATGGTATATGTCAATCAATGAGCGTGATTCGAAAAAGGTAAATAACAAATTAATCCATTATCTAATTGACCATCCTGAAATGAATCCAGCAAGTATTCCGTCTAAGTCAGTTAGTTTAGCACAATCTATGGAGTGTGCTGTAACTAAGAAATGGCTATTTGATTTCGATAGTGATGATTATAAAAAGATGCTTGAGTTCGAGGAAGATATCCATAAAATAATTCAAGGTGATAAGAGGGAAATTGTTCATTATGAAACAATGAATGGTTACGCAGTAATTGTACCTCATGGATTTGACACTAGATATTTATTGGCAAAATGGAATAAAGAAGAAAACATCGTGGAAGTTAAACGTGACGGAATGTTATTGCTAGATTGGAGACAATATGTTTAAAAAGAGAATTACCAGATTAATTATATCGATTGTTTCTTATTTATTTCTTATTGGAACATATTGGATATCTCCAACAGTAGAAATGGGGAATAACATTTTCAAGAACATTGCTATACTTCTAGTTGGTCAACCTATTTCAATTATATTTGTAATAGGATGTATCGCTATGTTTATTATATTCTTTGAATTTATTACATATGCAATTATATACGCAATTTTTACATGGATAATGAATGGAAATAAATAATGTATAACTGTGTAAAGATTATTTATTAGACGATGATTTTATCACAGGTGGACGAGATACTAAGAATAAGAAAATTTGGAAAGTGTGGACAGTGCTTTCTCCTGCAATGTGGTGGTAACCATAATTTAATACTAGAGGTGTTGACACAACATCTCTTTTTTGGTATAATAGTATTATAGAAGTGAAGGAGTAATCAAAATGATTGATGAAGTAATTGCTGAAAGATATGTTTTTAAAATATTTTACACCAAAGGCAAGGTGAAAGAATTTAAACAAGAAGGAAGTTATGAAAAAATGAAACGACAATATTTGTTGCTTAAAAATAATGAAAATATTTCCAAGGTTTTGGTATTTAAGTTATCACCACAACAGATAGATACATCAGATTGGGGGAGTTAAACATGATGGTGAACAATGTGAAGCAACTATGCCTGTTATAGAAGTTTCTATTGAATGAGGTCTGTAACTATTATAGAACAAAAGTAGTAGTATTGAATTAAAAAATGAAAGTTTATGCTTGACAAAATGAAAATTATTTAGCATAATAGTATATATAGAAATAAAGGAGAACATAAATAATGGTAAAATTAACACAAAAACAAGCCGATTATCTTAAAAGTTTTAGAAATGACAAAAAATTAGCTTTCTATCATATTGGTAGGTGGGGTTTTGGTTATAATCTTAAAGACGGTAACGAAAAAGTTTACGCAACTAATGAAGAAGCACCGTTCACTTACGATGAAAAAGAAAAAATGTTAGATGCTGTTATTAATGGTTATGAAGTTGTCGTACCTACATTTAAGTTTTTTAACTATTTTACAAAAAGTCATTACCCTTTATATTATGCTGGAAATTTGAACCAATTAACGGACAGTGAAGAAGAAGCTCTTAAAGTTAAAAAAGATAGCGAAGAATATAAAGCCTTGGAACTTTTAGGTTTCCTTAAAGAAAAGGTATGATAACATCTTTTGAATCACTAGCTGAAAGGTGAATTGACATTTCAAGGCAAGACATTTACTGTAGAAGGAGAATACAAATGATTAAAAAAGCAATTGTAACATGCGATAAATGTAAAGAACGTTTCTTAATTACAAATGATTATTCAGTCATTAATAAGATTTTAGATGAAGGACATTATATTTGCTTCACCTGTAAAGATAAAATGGTTATTTATTAAGGAGAGATTATGAAAAAACTAATTCCAGCAAAAGAAGTTGTTTCAAAGTTAAAGAAGAGTCTCGAAGATATTCCAGTGGAACTATTAGCTTCGTTTTATGAAGATTCAATAGTGGATAGCATTGAATATTATACAAAAAGAGGAATCAATGCGTTAATTCTAGGTGTTTTATGGGATGATGAGATAGAAAAATATTATTATGGAGAATATATTTTACCGTATAAAATCAGGAAAGAACTAAGAGAGAAATATAATATTTCTAAGGATGTTCAGATTTCTGCATATTTAAAAATAACTCGTAAAATGGAAGATTTAGGGTATAATATTAAATATATTGGTGGTGACATGAACCAAATGGTGATAAGATGGTAAATGAAGATAGTTATGTAGTATATAAAACATGGTATCCTAAGATATTTGGATTTACATATTTTGTAATTAGGAATAGGAATATTTATAATGAAGAGCTATTGGAAGATACTACTCCTATTCTTTATACAAATAATTTTGACATAGCAACAAATATCGTAAGAAAACTTAGAGAAGAATATAGAAGAAACTAAGAGAAAAAGGGAGGTAGATAATGTTAATGCAATATACTGGTAGAGATGGAGATTTAGGACTTAAAACCAATGAGAATTATTATGTTGTAGCAACAACAGACCACAATATGTGGAGCATTTGTGTATATATTTATGAAATTAATTCTACTTATCCTATTTTTTGTCCTTATGATACTTTTGAAGGGTTCTTTATGAACTGGAATCCACATCCTAAAATTGAAGAAGAGGAAATTGAGGAAGAAGATGATTGGAGTGATTTTTAACAAAGAGTAGCTTGTCTCTTGACAAGTTGCTCTTTTTATGATATAATTTATATATATGAAAATTGAAAGAGGTGCTAAATGGCAAATGTATTACTAGATATGGATAATACACTAACTCGTGTGGATGTTATTCTTGATAAAATGTCAAATGTTTTCCAAAAAGATATTATCTCGGCAGATAAACTAGAATCATTCAAACTAGCTAAAGCGTTTGATGTAACAGAAGAGCAAGAAAAGTTCTTCTGGGAACATTATGGCTATGAGGTAATTGAAAAGAGTGAACCAAACGAAAAAGTAATTGAATCATTATTTAAAAATGTTATTAAAAGTGATGATAAGGTCTATATTATCACAGCTCGTCCAGAATCACAGAGAAAAATTACAGAGGATTGGATAAGTAAATTTCAAATTCCACACTCAGACTTAATTTTAACTGGAAGTCATTCTAAAATTCAGCATATTGAAAATCTTATGCTAGATACAATAATTGACGACAATCCAACGTTGTTTGAAGAAATAGAATCAGTTCCTAAAGTTTTTCCTAATTCTTTCATATCTAAGATTGTGAAAGATAAAACAATCAAGCGTTATGCGATAGATTTCAACTATAATAAAGACTCATTAGTTGAGTATCGAATTAATAGAGATACAGGAGAAATAACAAATGGTATTAATCAAGCTCAATGAGGCAAAAAGAAAAACAATTAAAGAAATCAATACCTTAGAGTCAGAGGTCTTACCGTATGACGCTGTTAAGTTTATTTCAGGTTCTTTCCATATCTCAATCCAAGAAGTAGTTGAGGCACACCAAAGTGGGAGAATGTTAGTAACTAAAAATAAGAAAGTGTTTGCATCATTTCTCTTTGAAGAGTGGATGAGTGCCATAGGTGTTAGTAAAGAGGAAGACCTGACACAAGACAATTTTATAAAAACTGTTTGGTATGACTTTACTTTTGTTGACGATTATGAACATGTGCTGAGGTATTCAGAAAGTGAATTAGGTATTAATGATGATACACTGCTCCATATCTTTTACGAAGGAAAAGGAGATGAAGAATGAACATAAAAGAAGAATATAGACAAGGAAATATCCTAGTTTTAGGATTCAGTGATTCTAAGATTCTAAAAGATTTAGATAATGAATCTAATACGTTGTTTGGGGTATCTTTTGACTCAAAGGCGGTTCAAGGTGCATATAATGAAGGGTTCTATAATGTTTTTGATTATAATATCACTAACATTAATAAGTTATTCTCAGACGGACTGTTTGATACAATCATCCTCGACCGAGCGTTACACAAAGTGTTTACTTTAAATCAAAATCAAGGTGTATCTAAAAGTGCAACAAATGGTGCTAAGAAAGCTATTGTCATGATGTCTCAGATTTGGGGATTGTTAAAAGATGATGGTGTTGTACTCATTCAAGATTCAATGAAACCAGTTACCAGTTTTAGGTATGATGCCGTATCGTATGTATCGACAGAGAAATTTGAAGATTACTTAACAGATGTTAAAGAGACTGAAAGTGTTGTTAAGTTAGGAGAACCACAAAGCAATAGAGAAGCACTAAAGTTGGTAGACTTCTTGCTGTTTGGTAAAGGTTATATTGAAAAAACTATTGGTGTGCAGTATATGCCATTTGATTTACAAGAAATTCAATACTATTTAGATTTAGTAGGATTTGAAATCATCAAAGCATCTACAAATGTTGATAAAGAACTTCTTGAATTTTCGCGTGAAGTTCAATATTATAATTTGAGTCATGAAAATATCTTTCCTAATACAGAATATACTTTAAAATTAAGAAAAAAATGAGTAAGTTATCAATTAACTTGCTCTTTTTTCTTTTTTATGGTATAATAATATATGTTACAGAGAAATAACAATCGTTGAGTTCTTACGAACAGATAGGAGATTTTAATGACAAACTATGACAAAACCTTTATGCTTGGTGCAGGTCAAGGCTCATCTCAAAAAACAAGTAATGAGTATATCGTCATTCACGATACAGCCAATGACAAAAACCAAGGCGACAATAGTGCATATAATGAAGCGAAATATATGCACAACAACTGGCAAGACGCATACACACATGCAATTGCTGGATGGGATAGAGTATATCTAGTAGGAGAAGCTGGATATGTTGCTTACGGTGCTGGTGAGGTAGCAAACAGTCGTTCGCCTTTCCAAATTGAATTAGCACATTACACAGACCCAGTTAAACAAAGACAATCTTATGTTAACTACATCAATGCTATCCGTGAGCATGCAAATAAATTTGGTATTCCATTGACACTTGACGGTGGAGGAAAAGGTATCAAATCTCATAAGTGGGTATCTGATAATATTTGGGGAGACCATCAAGACCCTTACGGTTACTTGGCACGTATTGGAATTTCTAAAGCACAGTTGGCTGCCGACTTGGCTAGTGGCGTAGGTGGAACAGCTCCTACTCCAGTATCAAAACCAGCTCCAGTTCCAGCATCAAAACCAACTTCTACTAAAAAGGTACAAACCAATGTAGTATATGGATTGCATCAAAAAGGTGGAGGTTGGTTAGGAGAAATTACTAACTTCAACAACAGCGAATCTAATGGGTTTGCTGGGTTGCCAAATCATCAACATGACTTGCTCTATATGCGAGTAACTCATGGTGCATTGAAATACCGAGTACACACTATCGAAGATGGATGGCTCGGTTGGGTGACAAATGGTAATAAGAATGATACTGTTAATGGATGTGCTGGTATTTCTGGTCACACTATTGATGGCGTACAAGCTTATTTCTACACACCTGGCGGTGAAGTATATCAACAAGCTCATTATCGGTCACAAACCACTAAACGTGCAGGTTGGTTAGCTCCAGTAGTTGATGACTCAGACTTTGCAGGTATCTTAGGAGAACCTTTAGATAGATTGCAAGTAGCAATTAGTAATACAAACCCATTCTAAATGGTGAATTAAGTATACCTTCGAGTATGCTTTTTCGAAACACAATAGCTACTAATATTAGAGTTCTACCCAGTTGAATATTGGGGTTCATTCAAATAAGAATAAAAGAAAAGAGATATTTTATCTCTTTTTTCTTGACTTTTATTTCATATTATGATATAATAATAATATAACACAATTAGGAAAGGAGTTTGAACGCAGTGCTAATTTTTAACAAAGGTGACTTTAAGAAACAAATGCGACTCTTAGGACTTACACAAGAAGATATGCTTGAGATTATCTATGCTCAGTATGGCATTGAGTTATCAAGAGGAAATTTTAGTAAAGTTATCAATGGAAGTGTTCATTGGAAGCTAGAATTGGCAATGGCTGTATCAGAAATTTTAGATGTTGAAGTGAATGAATTATTTAAGCTGAAAAAATAATTTAAAAAATATAACATTATGCTTGACAAATGAATTTTAATTTGATATAATAGTTATGTTGTCAAAATAAAACCTAAGAATAAAAGGAGTCCAAAGAAATGGCTAAGAAAAACGAAGAGAAAATCTTGAATCAAACAAAAGGAACATTCCGCCTTATCGGTAAAATTACTGGAACAGAGCGTGATAACTTCTTTACTTCACGTATCCTCGAACGAGGAAAAATGAAAGGTAAAGAAATGCGTTCACTTCGATTTGGAGTAAAGACTTCTAATCAACAAACAGTTTATGTTCAAATGACTGGCTATGAGCCAGAGACTGTTTACTTGTGGAACGCTAAGGAAAAAGACAAGTCTAAACGTAGCTCTAAAATGAGTTATGACGACTATCTTGACCAAAAAGAAGTTTTGGAAGAAGATGGAATTATCACGCTTGATTCAACAGTTGGTCTTACAGAAGCAGGTAAAGATGCCCCACGTGTACATGACACCAAATTTGATAACGTTATGCTTGCAGAAGAGTTGCTTGAAAACGGTATGACAGTAATGGTTACTGGTACATTAGGACGTGGAGAATACGAAAAAGATGGAAGAGTAATTCAAACTCAAAACTTTGATGTTCAATCAATTCTGTTGTATGACCGTGAGCTTGATTTTGATAGTCCTAAATTTAAAGAATCTGCATATTTCACAGAAGAATTTGTACTATTTGATACAGATTATGAAAAAGGTGATGAACACATCACAGTAACTGGTAAAACTATCAACTATGCTCAAAAAACTTTCCCAGTATCATATGCGTTATCTTGGGAAAAAGACTTGAATAATCCATTTGTTAATTATGAGTCAATGTCAGATGAAGAAAAAGCAGAAGCTGATAAAGAAATTAATGCACAAATTAAAATGAAACAAGGAATGGCTAGTGCATTTAAAAAAGTTAAATTTGGCTCACTTCTTAAAATTGAGGGTAATATCATTAACCGTGCAGTTGTAGTTGAAGAAGAAGCTGAGGAAGATGACCTCCTTGCACAAATGCGTGGTAATGCTCGTAAGGTTACGAACTATATTTCGTTGTTGAGTATTGAAGGTACTGACAAACATGAACCTGCTAAGTATACAGAGGATGACTTCATGAAAGCTCTCGAACAATCTGAACTGGTTACATCTGACTCTAAAAAGGATGAAGAAGAAGATGACCTTGGTGGACTTCGTGGTAAAGGTAAAACTGCAAGCAAAAAGTTTGATGAAGAAGCTTTTGGTTCAGACCCAATGGAAGACATTGATGACTCAGACCTCCCATTCTAATTAAACCTTAGAATCAATGCACATCAAAACACGAAAATAGGAGAAAACAATGGGAATTAAAGATAGAATTAAGAAAAATAAAATCAGTACAAAATTGTCAGATATGAAGATTACAATTGCAGGTAGACCTAAGTCGGGAAAAGCATTAGATATTAATACTAAAATTCCAACACCTAGTGGATGGAAATTTGCAAAAGATATTGAAGTGGGAGACGAGATTTTTGACCGACTAGGAAAACCAACTATTGTCTTGGGGGTGTATCCTCAAGGTGAATTGCAGGCTTATGAGGTTATAATGCAAGATGGTACTTCTTTTGTTGCTAATGATGAACATATTATTCCATATGTAACAAGCAAAAAAAACATCAATAATAAAACTCTCAAAGAGATGATGGTTGATTACAAAAAACCTAAAACAAAATTTGAACACGACACACATACACATAAATATCGAATCCCTAAAAATAATGCTGTAGAATATGAAAAGAAAAACTTTATCATTGAACCTTATGCTTTGGGAGTCTTGATTGGTGATGGTTGCTTACTTGAAAGCAAATTATCAATTTCAAGTAATGAATTAGATGTTTTAGAGAATACATCAAAAGCACTTGGTTTACCTATGCCATATAAAAATTCTCAAAAAAACTATACTTGGAATTATGAAACAAATGAACAGACAAAAAAAATTAAAGATGAATTAAAGTTTTTGGGTCTAAATGTAAAATCTGTTGAAAAACATATTCCATATAAATATCTTATTTCTTCAATTGAACAGCGTAAAGAACTTCTTGCAGGATTGATGGATACAGACGGAACAGTCTATATTAACAGAGAGACTGGTTCAATGCGTTATCAATTTAGCACTAGTAGTAAACAATTAAAAGATGATTTTAAAGAACTTGCTCTATCTCTAGGTTATGGTGTAACAGTATCAGTCGATAATAGACACCTTAAAGAAGGTTCGAATGCAAATTTTGCTAACTATTCTCTAAGCGTCTATACCGATGAGGTTATTGTTTCCTCAGAGAAACACCTTAAAAAACTTGAAGGATATGAAGTTCGCTCATTTAAAGACCAGTATACATATATTACAGATATTGTAGAAGTAGAGCCACGTGAAATGGTGTGCTTTAAAGTGGATAATGAGGAAGAATTATTCTTAATTAATGATTATATTGTAACACATAATACGTCACTTTTTTACGAAATCCTCAAACGTGAAGGTGGTCTTGATACTGGATTACTCTTTGCGTTTGAAAAAGGGTATAACTTCCTTGATGGAATTAACGTAGTTGACATTGAATCATGGTCTGACTTTATTGATGCAATCGATGAACTAGAAGATGATAACGAGGGATTCGTTTATGTTGGTATTGATACGGTTGATATCGCAGGTCGCTTATGTCAAGAGTACGTACTTCGTAAACAGAGTACTAAAGATGGAAAACGATATGATGCAATGGCTGACATTCCTTTTGGTAAGGGATATGAGTTGGTTGAAGCGGAGTTTTCTCGTCAATTTGCTCGCCTTGACCGTATCTTTGGTGGATGGATGAGCATCACCCACGACAAAGATAAGACAGTTAAAGAAAAATCTGGTCTTGAGTATGACAAAACGATGATGTCAGCGACTGGTCGTACAGGAGACTACATCAAGAACTCATCAGACTTTATTGTCTTTATCGACATTCAAACAGAGAAAACACGTGATAAAGAAACACGTAAACAAACTGTTAAAGAAAATCGTAAGATTCGTTTCCGTGGAGATGGTACAACGGAAGCTGGTGGTCGTATTTCTAAAGTTCCAGAAGAAATTGATTATGATGTTGATTTATTCTTGAAAACTATCCGTGATGCAGTTCTAGCAAATACTGGTGCAAGCGAAGAATCAACAGAAGAAAAACCAAAAGAAAAAAAAGTTCGTAAAACTGTGAAAGCAGACAAACCTAAAGAAAAAGAAGAAAACGTAGTTGATATTGATTCAATCAAATCAAAAATCGGAGACTTCCTTTCTGATTTAGATTTGTCTGAGAAAAAAGTTTGGGCTAAACGATTTAAAAAAGACCTCGGAACAATGAACTTCAATGAATCTGATGATATTAAAGCACTTCAAAGTATTTTATCTGATATGTCAGAAGGATAATAGATTAAAAGAGAGAAGAAATTCTCTCTTTTTTTGTATCTTACACTTGACATATTTATTTTATTATGATATAATATTACTATACTAAAGAAATGGAGATGGATAATTGGCTAAACAAAGTATTCGAACATGTCCTGTCTGCAAGAAAAAAGACAAGATTGATGTTATGGTTCAATATGAAAAACTTCCAAACAGATATTTACATCCAGAATGCAAAGAGATGGAGATAGAAAAGTTCAAGATAAATCAAATAGAGCAAGAAAAGAAAGATATTTTCTGGAAAACTCTGGCTGAAATCGTAAACTTAAAGTTTGTTGATATTCCACCACGCATTTATACCTTAGCTCAGAATTTAAGAAGTGGAAATCCTGTATTCAACAAGAGAAAAACTGACAAAAGATATCGTGATGGGTTTGAATGGGATGTTATGACACGGACAGTAATTGATTCTAAACAAAAGATTAGAACAGCAATTGAAACAAAAGACTTTCAATCAATTGATTCGGCATTATATTATATCATGAAAATTGTGGTCAATAGAATCCCCTTAGTTCATCAAAAGATGGAAAGGGAGAAGAGAGCTCTTGAGGTTCAAAAGGCTCGTGAAGCAAGTCTCACACAGGAAGATATCAAGAAGATTGTTAGATATCAATATGATGAGGAAGACGAAAAACCTAGAAAAAAACGTAAGAAACTAGGTAATGATATTAGTAAATGGTTATAAGAGGAAAATATGACAACAGCTAAAAAGAAAACAAAGGCACAAGTAGAAGCTGAATCAATAAAACGACTAGCTAGTACTAATGAATCATATTTTGTAGGGTTGCTATGGAGTCAACCTATGGAAACATATACAAGCTATAGTGAAAAGATTTCGCCAGACGATTTCCTACATCCAGAATGGGGTTTTTATTTTGAATTAGGTAAACGTCTTTACAAAAAAGGAATTAAAAAGTTCGATGACATATCAGTAAATGCAACAGTTGAAGAAATTGGTGTTCGTGATACCTTTGAAGAGTATGGAGGATACGGAACAATGGTACAATTGATTGATATTGTTGAAGAAAATGCACAAAACATTGAATCATACTACGATGCTCTCCTCAAAAATAAAGTAATCATGGCTCTTATTGATTTAATTGGTGGAAAAGTAATTACTAATAATAAGAAGTATGATTACCGTGAAATGAATGCTCGTGAGATTTCTCAGTACTGGCAAAATCAAATGAACAATATTGCAATTGATGGAATCTCCTCATTTGAAAGTGAAAATCTCTATATCAGTGGTAAAAAGTTTTTAGGAAACTTAGAAAATAAAGCTGATGGAGTTCTTAAATTTGCAAACTCACGTCTATTAAATAGTGTTGTACAAGGTATGCCACGTGGAGAAGTGACAATGTTAGGTGGGTTTGGTAATAGTGGTAAATCTTCATTTATGACAGATAAAGTCCTCTTGTCATGTATTTATGATGTTGACAAAACACTTGTTATTCTTAATGAAGAAGGTGCTGATAAGTTACGAGAAAAAATATTTTTAACATTGGTTAATCATGAGATGAATAAGTATGGAACTAAAGAACAGCGTAATTTTGAACGGCAAAAACTCAATAAAGTTAATGAATTAGACGATGAAGACCGCAAACTTATCTATGAAACTTTTGATAAATTAAAAGAATTAATGGATGGCGATGAAGCACATATCAAAATCGTATTCATGGAACAATATCAGATTGAAGATTTAAAGAATATCGTAGCCCTACACGCAAATCTTGGATATGTTAACCTTATTATTGATACTCACAAAGTACCTGATAATTATAAGTCGGCAAGTCGTTGGGAAGCAATTGTTGAAGCAACAAAAGAAATTTATAAATTAACTCGCCCTGAGTCTGGTGGATTTAACCTCCGCACTATGTTGACTGTTCAGTTGGCAGATAACCATATTAAAGATAAATTCCTTGGATATGATGCTATTGGTGAGGGTAAAGGAATGAAAAATGAAGCATCTATTTTGATGATGTATCGTCCTATTTTCGATGATGAATATGAAAAAATCAAACCACATCGTTTTGTTAAGAGTGACCTAAGTAAAGACGGATATGTTCAAGAAGCAGTTTCACTAAAACGAAACAAAACTTATTATGTAATGTTTATTCCTAAAAACCGTTATGGTCAAAACACGGACAATGGACAAGACGCAATTATTTATGAAGCTCGATTCCAGTACAACTCATTTGTTGAGGTTGGATTTGCAACTATTCCACGTGAATATAATTAAAGGATAAAAAATGAATGATTTAGCAGAGATTAAAAAACGACTCTTTGAAGAGGATAAAGTTCAAGACCTGTTTGAATCAATTGGTTGTCAAAATATAAAGTGGGAACAAGGTGAGACTCTTATTACAGCTCAGTTACCTGATGATTTTCACTCTACAAATACACGTGCTGTACAATGCAGAGTGAATGAGGGGCTATGGTGTTCAATAAGAAACAGGAATGACTTTAGCGGAGATATCTTTAACTTAATCTCTTATCTCGTACACAAAGTAAAAGGAGATGAACTACAGGATAATTTAAATGAAGCAAAGCAATATATTTGTAAGTTGTTTCATTGGAGTTATTCAAGCGGGAAGATTGAAGAAAGATATGACCCACTTAAAAACATCAAAAGTATGATGTATAAAGGAAGAGGTAAGGTAAGAAAGCCTAACAAAGTTCTTAATGAGAGTGTTCTATTCGATTTCTTAGATTTGCCTAATAAGCTATGGGAAGATGAAGGAATAAGTATAGAAACTCAAAGGACTTATGACATTGGGTTTGATATTCTCACTAGAAGAATCACAATTCCTGTTCGTAATAAGTTTGGACAGTTAGTAGGGGTCAAGGGTAGAATGCTTTTAGAGGATGATGTGAATGAGTCAGACCCTAAATATATATACATCTACAAGTGTAATCAATCACAGGAACTGTTTAATTTCTATATTGCTAATAAATCAGCAAAAGAAAAGAAAGAACTAATCATTGTAGAAGGTGAAAAATCTTGTATGAAATTTTATGAGAATAAGATTTACAATGTAGTAGCTCTTGGTTCGAGTGATATTTCTCCTGCTCAGGTTGATATGATTTACTCACTAGGATTTGACATTGAGATTGTTCTAGCTTATGATAGTGACAAAACAATTGATGAAATTCAAAAGACAGCAGAGAAGCTCAATCAAAGAAGTGTGTCAATGGTATTTGACAAAGAAAAGAAAACTGGCAAAAAAATCTGCCCCCATTGATAATGGTATCAAGGTTTGGAAAGATTTATATAATAACTATAAATACGATTTGGAGTGATGAAACATGGTAAAATGGATACAAAAGAAAGCAAAGATTAAAGCTGATAGAGAGGATGATTTAAAGACAAAAATTTTAAAAGCACGTGGGATTCCCTTAGAAGACCATCAGGAGTTTTTGTTTCCTGATGAAAAGTGGGAAAATCACCCTTTTGAAATACGCAATGTAGAGAGGGCTGTCAATCGTATCTTGGAAGGTATTGCAGACAAAGAAACAATTGTAGTAAGTGGAGACCCTGATGCAGACGGAATCACAGCAACAGCCATTATGTTCAATCGACTGAAAGCACTACAAGATTTTAATGAGTTCAACTTAGATTACATCTATCCTCAACGTGATACAGGTCATGGATTGTATGGTCAATTATCAGTTCAAGACCATTGGTTAAATAAAGCGGAAAAGGCAAAGGCTGAAAAAGATAAAGAAAGTCTTGCTAAGTGGGAAAAGTTGATTGACCTTAGTCGTTCAAACATTGAAAAGACAAAAGTAGCTGACATTCTCATTGTTTTGGATAGTTCAAGTAATGACTTAAAAGGTGTTGAGCGTGCTCGAACATTGAATCCTGATTTAGATATTATTATCCTAGACCACCATGAGTTCGACTCCAAAGAGATTGCGAACAAAATGGACAAGGAAGTTATCTTATGCAACCCTCATCATCACCTAGACGAATCAGTCAATAAAGATTTATCAGGTGCTGGTATGGCTTATAAAGTAGCTAAAGGAATTGATGAGGTATTAGATGATGATGGATTCTCTAATAAATTTCGTGATTTAGTCGCAATCGGTTTGGTAGGAGACATGATGAGTGTTCTTAATTTTGAGAATCGTTACCTTATCTCACAAGGGTTGCAAAATGTTAACAACATTGGTTTATCACGAATCCTTAAAGGTGCTAAAATTAATACATACCGATACAACACTAAAGACATTGGATATAGTATTGCACCATTGATTAACTCATCTGCTCGTATGGGAGAGATTGAACTTGCTTTTCAAATTTTAATGGTAGATAATGATACTGATGCCAAAAAACTCCGTCTCAAAATGGATAAATTGAATAAGAAACGTCAAGAAACTCAAAAAGCCGTCATGCAAAAATATGAAGACACTCAAAATATGGAAGACAAGATTGTCATTGTTATTGATTCAGAATCAAACAAAGGTATGAATGGTCTAGTAGCTCAGAATATTGCTCAAAAATATCATCGTCCATGTTTCGTTGTTACAGAAGGCAAAGATGGAATCTGTCGTGGTTCAGGTCGTTCTTATGGTAGCTTTAATACTAATGAGTTCTTGAGTGAATTGGACTTCGTAGAAGCACAAGGACATGGACAAGCTCATGGATTGAATTTTCCTCTTGACCGATTAGATGATTTAAAAGAGTATATCGAAGAAAATATGCCAGATAATCTTGAAACAGAACAGACATTCTATTACGACATTGAATTGGAAAATATTGAAGAAGCATTCATGGACTTGACTGACTTAATCAATATCAATTACATTACAGGTAATAAATTTCCAGAAGTTGTAGTACGTATGAATAATGTTATGATTGAGGAACGTGCAGTTATTGGTAAAACAAAAGAAACAGTTAAATTTAAAACAAGTGGAGACTTAGTTTTTATTAAGTTTAAAGTTAATGAAGACTGGAATAAAGATATTGATACATTTGACACTGTTAGTGTTGTAGGTAATGGTACAATTAATGAGTTTTATAACTTCGCAACAAAAGAAATGACACGAACACCTCAAATTATTATCATGGATATTATAAAGGAATGAGATGAAAATTGAAGAAATTAAACATGTAAAACCAGAAGATCTTGCTGTCATTGAAGATGGTACTGTATATGGTTATGTTGTAGACAGAGGATATAAAGATGGGGCAATCATAGTCGATGAATACCCTAAACTATATACAAAAGAAAGCATGATGAAATTTATGCAAGAAAATGTTAAACATGCGTTAGCTATGTATGGTATGACATTCGACAGCAAAGATGGAATGGCGGAAAATCGAAGACTAACAAAAGAAGAAAGAGATATCGTAATTGAAGATTTCTTTTCATGAGGAGAACATAATGAATCATAAAAGACAAGAATATGGATATAATCAAATGTTGTTCAACTATATTACAGATTATTCACAGCAGATTAATGAAGCGGTAAGTCACATGGAATTTATTTGGCAGAACAGAGATAACTTCAAAGAAGATATTGAAGTCGAAGAAGTGATTAAGACATTCAAAAAAGTTATTGAAGAGAAAGTGGAACTTTTTCTATCATATCTTGAACCGCTAGACGAAGAATAAAATGATAACAAAACATTAGAAACTTCACATTATTTTCAAAAGAGTAATTTATTTACTCTTTTTTTTATTTTATGTTTGACAAAAGTATTGTAATTTGATATAATTATAAATATAGAAAGTAGAGGAACTAAACATGGCAAACATCACTATCGAAACACGCAATGCATCATTTGAAGAAATCCTTGAAACAATCAGCGACCGACAACGTGTAGTTATTGACTACTTGGAAGCATTTGACGAACCTTTATCTGCAAGTGACATTGCGTATGGCTTATATATTAACGGACTTGTTCCAACACCTGAACGCAATTCAGTACATCCTCGATTAACAGAATTGACAAAAATGGGAATTGTACATGCGGTCGGTAAGAAAAAAGACCGAGTTACAAATCGAAAAGTTGCGGTATATGAATTAGTAAAGGAAGTTCGATAATGAAAAAACTTAATGCAAATCAAACAATTCCAACAAACATTGTGAAATACTTGAATGGAGTCCATCATAATGAATATGAAAGTGTAGTTGATGCATTTATTGAATCATACGATGACTGGACATTACCTGATGAACTTAATGATTTCTGCAAAGACATTAAGAACTTTCACTTATGTGTAATCTACTTGCTAGATAGCGAAAGGTCATTACATATGTTTGAGAACGGAGAATAATATGTATCCTATAAGAAAGGAGAAAATATGGGAAAGTTTTTAAAATTTAAACAGTTCTGGTGTGGTCACTTTGCTCTTGGTCATCGTGGAAGTGTAGATGGTTTCAAACTGAATGTCACATGGCTTTCACACAATAAAAAGGTTGAAGTTGAAATCACAAATAAGTGTGTAAAATGTGGTGTAGAAACTTTAGTGTATCTTGGATTTTTAACCCCCTCAGAATACGTCAGATTCAATTCTAAGCATCTTTTTGACAAATTTGTCCAAACATACGCTGATGAGCGTGTGTATGACCATGTGGTCATTTCAGAGGGTATTAAAAAGGAGAGGCGAGTAAGAAAGGTGTAAAATAAGAATTTTATATATGGTTTATTATGGTGCTTTTTATTTGACAAAGACAAATAAATAGTGTATAATAGTGTATAGAATAAAGAAACAAAAATAAACGTTTAATTAGTAAGAGGTTGTAAGTTTGAAGCATGGGGACTAGAATTTAAGGAGATTGAATTATGAAAAAGGTAAAATTTGAATTTAATGACAGTTACCAAATACCTGTAACAGAAGTTTTTGAATTTGAAGACGAAACGACAGAAGAGGAAATCGAAAAAGAGTTTCGTGAGTGGTTTTTTAACGAACTTGATATAGCTGGTATAGGAGGAAATTTTGAGGAGATAGAAGAATGACCGACAAAGAATTTAGAGTTTGCACCAATTGTGGTGTTATGGATTTAAAAAGTAATATGTGGAACATGAATTACGGATACTATCTCTGTGATGACTGTTACTGGGAAGACGAGGCCTCAGAATGACCGACAAACTAATATCGCTGGTCAATGACTGGTGGGGAGGGATTGAATGAAATCAAGCTGGAAGAAGCAAAGACAAGCAACTAAAAAACGGCAAATTAAAAATATAAGAATCGTTAAATTTTATTTAGGGAGCGAATGCTGGCTTTATTACCAAGAGCTTGAAAAGAACTGTCCTGAATGCGGTTATATAATGGGTTACTATGAAAATTTTGATGATTGTTACTATTCGTGCAGTAGATGTGACTTTCAGGAAGAGGATTGAATGACGCTTAAAGAATTATTAGATTCGTACAATATTGAAGGCTCGGAATACTATAAAATAGAAATTTCAACTAATAAAGTCAAATTTGGATGGAAGGGAAAATACCCATCTTGTGCATTAAGTTCAGACTTACTATATAGAGCTGTAAATAATTGGGGTATTGACTCTCAAAAAAGAGAAATATTTATCATTTTGGAGGACAACCAATGAAACTTTTGTGTAAGCTGTTCGGGCATAAGTGGGAATATATAGGAACTTTAAGCAATGGAGAGTACCAAAGGTATAAAGAAAGGTGTGAAAGATGCGATAAGGTTGTAATTGCAACATTTGCGACGAAAAACCCCTATGTTATCAACCGCTCAGACCTTGACGAGTCTGAAAGTATGGTTAAGGAGGAATACAAAAATGAATAAATTAATTGAAAAATATATTTTAACAATTATTGCACTTATTTGCGATGTTTTGGCAATGGCAATCTCAATTGTAACGCTTAGTTTAAGTTGGAATCACTTTATTGTACCAGCTTTTAATGCTCCAAAGTTAGGATTCATGTTAACATTTGCAATTATGGTGATGTGGGAGTTGTTTGCATATAGAGCAGAGATAACAGGAATTACAACTCTTTTATCTAAAACTACAAATACACCCAACGAACAAATTGCAGTTGATTATGCTGTAACCAACGTAATGGTTTCACTAATAATTGGATTGACTCTCTTAGTGCTAAGCGTATTTATTTAAAACTATCTAATGATAGTTTTAAATTTGACTTTTGAATGATATTATGATATAATATATATTATAAAGTTAAGGAGAAACGTAAATGAAAAAGAAACTTGATACAATTAATGAACGTATTCAACAGTTAGCAGAATTGTATGAATGTCAAATGGATGTCACTCTATCTACAAATGATAAAGAAAAGTTATTTCAAATTTACTTAGAATATCAAAAAGAGAGTGCAAAAGTAACGAGTTCAAGAATGATATATTTAGCACGAAGTTCTGGAAACACTCAGCTTCTAAGACATTTTGGTGTTTTTGAAATGTTTGAATATATGGAGACAAAAAATGGAAAGTAAAGAAATATTTACTAAAGCACAACTATCAATCTATCGAAACTTACTTATTATCTGGATGAATAATTCAAACTTAAGATTTAATCAACTTATCTCTAATCTTCAAGTAGATTTTAATAATCAGCAGTTTAGAAAATACTCACGTAGCGATGGGACACCAGATTTATTCTGTTTGAGCGATGAGAAGTTTGCAGAATTTTTAGAAGATTTAATAGAGGAGAATAGTTAATGGAATATAAAAAATCATTTGTACACAATGGATTAAAATATCAACGCTCAGAGGACACAGTTCTCTTTACACTTAGAAATAAAAATAACCAATACATTGGAATTGATTTAGGTCGTAATGGTAATGAATTTGTTATTGAAAAGACCGTTTTAACAACAAGTGACGAAGCATTTATCTTTATGATGGATAAAGAGATTTTTGAAGAAAAAGGAATCTCTAACACAATTGCTATGCTACGTAAAGAGGCTAGTAACAAAATGAACTATGCAGGATTTAAGCCAGTCATGGTGTAGGGAGACTAATATGGTACGGTATTTAGTACAATGGAAGAATGGAGAAAATTTTACCAATCATGGATTCTTTCGAATAAGTGAACAGGCATTTGAGTCAATCAAAGATTGGTGGGAACTAAATAGTTTTAAACCTAATTATGTTCGTGTTCTTGGTGAAGACGACACAATCAAAGCAATTGACTATGGGAGTTATACATCATTTTATTATATTATTCCAGTAACAGAAGATACCTTTAGCGATTTATTAATCAATGGTGTAGAAGCATATGGAATGAATGTAAATTGGAATAAATATAAAAGTAATTAAACTGTAATTGACTTTGTTATTTAAATATGGTATAATTATTATATCAAGTTAAGGAGAAACGTAAATGAACATAAAACAAATTTTAGACATGGAAGTTGTCAAAGAAGTACGTGTTGATTGGAATGACAATCACGATGGAGTATCTCATTTTGATATCAACACTCTTGATACAGCATTTTTTATGGAGGATGAATGGGATAAAGTAGCAGAACACATTATGTATAAATTTGTTATTTATCATAATGTTGATGGTCGAAGAATTTGGGCTTTAGGATATGCAACTTTTGATAACGTTCCATTTATGATTATTCAAAATGCAGGTCGTGAGGGTGATGATTATGTTCAAGAGTATATCTTTAATGAAGAGGTGTATGAACAAGCCGTAGAATTATTACTTGATATTCAAAGGGCTATCCCAAGAGGAGTCAGAAAGCCAACTATTTATAGTATCGAAGAACACAATAAGAATTTGAACTCGTTTTATGGTTATGAAATTAAGGAGAACTAAAACATGGAAATTAAAAAAAAGACTGGTGGATTTGCTGATATGTCTGGGTGGCTGATTGAAGGTGCAAACATATCTATTGCGGTTGATGAATTAACTAATACACAGAGTGTAGTTTGTTATCCAGACCATAAAGTTGAATCCCATCAAGAAGCAGATAATTTGATAGTTTATCTCACAGAAGATGAACTTGAACTCTTGAAAAAGATTTTCAGAATCGAGGAATAAAATTTAATTGACAAGGAAAAGTCAATAACACCTAATCACTATATACATGAGTGCGTGGTCAGCAGAGTAGCTGGTGTAAAATAACTCATGTATATAGATTTATATATCGTTAGTCGTGGTTGACTGATTGAATAGCTTGATAGATGATTTTCAATGTATGATGAGACAGTCTTGTAAAGGATTCTGAATTGTTAATCGGAGAGTGAAAAATTTTGCAGGTTCGATTCCTGTCGATATAGTTAAGGAGGTTCTCATATGAAAGAACATATTGTAGTAGTCGATGAAGTTCACGAAGATAACATGGAGAAACTAAAAAACATAAATAATGTAAAAGAATCTGTACAAGTGCTTTCCGACTCTTTTGTTGAAGTTGCAGGAAAAATGAAAGAATTGGCAGATTCTTTACGTGGCGAACCTGTTGATGTTTATGACCCATTAACAGACAAACGTAAGAGAGAACAATCTTTCAAAAATGGTGTAAGTAATCTTAAACATATCAAAAAACGTGGAGGAAAGTAATATGTTAGTTAAAGTAGGAAAACGTATAAAAAAACAAAAGGAACAAAAATTATGAGAATAACTAAATACATCAAAAATAATAATGTTAAAATAGTTGTGTTATTAACAATTATTACATTAATCATTAGCATTGCATACGCATTTAATTATTCATCAAATAAAAAAATAAATGACAAAAAAGAATCAATAAAAACTGAAATTTATTTAAATAAACTTAATGAATTAAAAGATGAAAATGATAGAATATTAGAATTATATCGTGTTACAGATGGAATATCAGAATACGAATATGAAACTTATGAAGAAAGAGAATTAAAAAATCTTAAAGACTGGCAAAAAGATAATAATATGACAGATGAAGAATATAATGATATGAAAGATTTTGTAGAATTAAATACTAAAACATATAGTGATGTATATTTTAATCAGCCAACGAGAAATAATTACTAAAAATAATGACTTTATTCTTGACAAGTGTTTAAGGATATGATATAATATATACATAGAGTCAGGGTAATAACCCACACGAACTCGAAAAGGAGAAAACATAATGACAGTAATTAACGTAAGTAACAAATTCCAAATCTTTCCAGATGACCTTAAAACATTCGATAAACTTCCAAAAGGAACGTATAATGTCCGTTTTAACAAAATGGAGGGATTCTCTCTTATTAAACGTGATAACTTAACTGTAGATGAAAAAATGTACGGAAATCACAAAGAAAAAGCTCAAAAAGCTATTAAAACATTCGGTTTATTTGAACGCTCTATGGGTATTATTCTTTCAGGAGATAAAGGAATTGGAAAAACAATGTTTACACGCTACCTTGCAAATCAATTTGTAGAGGAAAATGAACTACCTGTGATTTTAGTTGACCAACCATACTTTGGTATTGCTGATTTCCTTTCTTCTATCAAGCAAGAAGCAATGATTCTTTTCGATGAATTTGAAAAGGTCTTTGACCAAAATGATGATAATGCTGAGAGACAAGATTCATTGCTTGGATTGTTTGATGGGCTATCTAGCACAAAACACATGTATGTAATCACGGTTAATGACTTAAATCGTTTAAGTAGTTTCATGCAAAATCGTACTGGACGATTTCATTACCATTTCCGATTCAAATATCCTAAAGGTCAAGAAGTTCGTGATTACATCCATGACCACGTTCAAGACATTGATGAATCAGTTTTAGATAAAATTGTTGACTTTAGTACAAAAGTTAAAGTTACATTTGACACACTTCGTTCAATTGCTTTTGAAGTAGCAAATGGACATAGCTTTTCTGAAACTATTGAAGACCTTAATATTAGCCAAGGAGACGCTTCTCGATACTCTATCTTGGTTAAACTTAAAGATGGCACAATTCATAAAATTCAAGATAAGTACGAAGTTGATTTATTCGAAGATTTTGTAAAATTTGGTGGTCATATTGATGGAGAATGGGTTAAGTTTGTCTTTGAATCTAAGAACTTACAATCAATTGCGTCCGAGGATGGATACCTTGTAGACACAGGTATTGAAGCTAAAGTTTATGATGATGAAGATGGCGAATATGTTCCACTAGAAATTGCCGAGATTCTTCTTAAAATCAACAATGATGCAAGTATTAAATATACAGTTTAAAAAAATATTAGACACGCAAGTGTCTATAAGGCTCTTTAGCTTAATTGGTAAAGTCCTCCGCCCATAACGGAGTAAGTGCAGGTTCAAGCCCTGCAAGAGCCATTCCCTAAAAGGAAAATAGACAGATAGATAGAAAGAGAGGTACTAACCATGATTTTAAAATATGGAGTACATAATGGCAAAGGAGAAACCGTTGTTTGTATCGTAGACAACATCACAAGTGTAGAGGAGATTGAAGGAAGTAATGCCCCAATCTTCCATCATGAACGAGGAGAGAAACCTCGAACATACTTTGGAGATATCCTTGATAATAAAGAAATTATCTTTATGTATTTGATGAATGATGATTTCAAAACAATTAAGATTTATAAGAAGGCTTAAACATGAAACGTATAAAAACACAGACTGTATCATTTGATGTAGATGAAGTGAAAGCATTGACAGGTTTTACTTTAAAAAACTCATGGGGAAACTATATTCTTGAACATGAAAAATATGGAATTGTCCATGACATGCTTGAAGATGAAGATGATGAATCTTTTACAGAAAATAGTCTGTTTAATTATTACATGACTGAGTTAGAAGATACCCTAAGACATTATGTTTATCAAAACTTTAGTTATGATTATGCTCATATCGTACAAAATGGTCGATTCGAGTATGCTACTCGTGAATTTACTGTTCAATTCCATTCTGATAATAAAGTTACAGTATATTTTATCCTCGAAGAAGGTTACTCTTTGGAGATAACTTAATTTACTTTTTATTTTATTGCTTTTGAATATAATATGTAAGGAGAAAATATGGACACAACAACTGCATTAAAGATAACAGTAACGGCTGTGATTGGGTATATCTTTGAGTATGGATGGTATAAGAGTGTCGAGTGGATTTCTGAATGGAATTATACATGTGGAATGATATGGTTATTAGCGACATTTGCAATACAGTTATTTTTAGTTCTTAGATTTATGGATGATTTTCTTGATTTATTTTAAAGTTTATGCTTGACAAATAATAAATAATATGGTATAATATACATATAACGTAAGGAGAGAAACATGGAAGATAAATATACCGACATAGTAGTTCGTACAACACTTATAAACATAATTACAGTTCCAGAAGAAGTCGCTCATGATAGAGATTTGGTTGATGATTTTGTGGAGAAGTTTGGAAAAACAAAAGAAGTGCTGGATACAGATAACATAGAAACTGATGTCTTAGAGTACTGGTTTGAGGATGAATATGGACATGAACATCGACATTATTGAGAGGAAGTTTGACTATGAATTTAAAAATTAAAATTACAGTATCTTATTCAAGGTATGACATGGATGATTTTAATGACGGTAGCAAAATAGACTTTGTAGTCGACATACCAATGAAACGCACCAAGAACAAAGATAAGTTAATAGAAGATATATCTTGTTTTTGTAGTGAAACAGCAAAAAGTTTGCTTATTGCAAATGATATTGAGTTCAGAGAATATATGATTCGGACTGAATATTTAGAAAAATCAACGCCAGTATAAAATAATTAAAAAAATTCAACTTTATGCTTGACATTATATCTGAAATGTGGTATAATATTAATATAGAGTTGATAATAAGTTCGGTTAGTGTAATTGGATAACACACATAATTTCTAATTATGTACTCTGGATTCGAGTTCCAGACTGAGCATTGTGTATGAAAACCTCCACCAAAAAATAAAAGAGGAAATTGCAAAAGGACACAGTTTGCAGAGGAATACACATGGAATGGAAAACAATAAACTTTATTTATGGTTTTGAAAACCTTTATGAGGTAAACAAACTTGGACAAGTTAGAAGAATTGATTCTCAAAAAATATTAAAGCCAACGCTAAATAATACTGGGTATCATACAGTTCATCTATCTAGCGGGAAAAAGAGAAAAAGAATTGGTATCTCTATATTAGTTGCTAAAGCATTTATTCCTAATCCTGAGAATAAGCCAGAGGTTGACCATATTGATACTAATAGAACAAACAACCATATATCTAATTTAAGATGGGTTACTCGTCAAGAGAACATGGATAACCCATTGACATTAAAACATCTTGAAGTCAACAAAGGAAATAAATATTCCGATAAAGGATATAGAGATGATATATTAAGTTTGAGAGAAAAAGGTATGTCATATGATGAAATAGCTAAAACTCTTAATTGTTCTAAATCTACCGTCCATTACCACATCAAAGGTAAAGGAAACGAAAATAATTAAAGTATAATTACTTTATACTTGACAAACATTAAACAATATGTTATAATAGTATATAGTGATTATTAAATGAAATAGAGTGCGAGGTCAGTCATATTATTATGATAGTGGACTGAATGACTAGAGTAAAAAGACTAACAATCTTCTAGTCTTAGAATAGGCAAGTTCCGTTCAATGTCTCCCAAGATTCGGCTGGAGAGACCGAGAAGACAGCTTTATTTCTAAAGATTCATTGGTGTAGTGGTTATCACGCTTGCCTGTCACGCAAGAGAACAGGGGTTCGAATCCCCTATGAATCGTAGATGATATAGATGATAATTACATTATTGCAATTAATTATTTATATCATCAAGTCCATAGTAAGGCAATCACATTTCATGTGATATTGTTTACGACATTGGGCGAAATTTTATCGAGTTAGCTCAATGGTAGAGGCGATGACGGTGTACACCGTAAAAACGGGAGGTCATAGACAGAGGTTCGATTCCTCTACTCGCTGTAATTAACTGAGGACGGAACAGGCAACCGTCACACCCTAGTGGTTTAAAGAGATGTGGGAAATGTCACCCCACCAGTTAATTTAAAACAAGTCTGCTTATGTATCTTAAATGATATACTGATTAGATTAGGGTTGGATTCCCTAACTTGTTATAGATAAGATAGTAACACGAGTCTTATCGTCCCTCGCGGATGAAATCTGGCGAGCTATCAAAATTTGAGGTGCTTAGGAAAATAATAAAGATAGTCCTAATTGTTAAATGAGTAAAGCTATCCAAGTCGACAGTAACTAACAGCCCTTTATTTATTATATGTCAGTGAATCTTTAACGTAGCTGGTATATAATAACAGGATATGGTGTTAATGGTAGCATGCGTGTTTTGGGAACATGTAGTGCTGGTTCGAGTCCAGCTATCCTGATGAGTGGTGTATAGTCCACGAAGTGCTAAGCTATTGCGCAGTACCTTGGCTCAACTATACAAGAACCATATTGAACATAACTGGTGCATGGTTATTAGGATATGGGGTTAGTTAACGGAAGACCTAGTGTATTAAAGTGTCACAGGCTTAATTAAGTGACAGCTGATTAGAGTAACAGGTGTGCTAACGTATATTGCGAGAGGCTCGATTCCTCTCTGCTCTGTTGAGGGAGCATAAACCTGGCGAAAAGTTATGTGGAGGAATGAACCTGGCGAAAAATTCATCTGATATTATGGTTAAATAAAGGACGCTTTATGTTGGTTCGATTCCAACTATCGGATATAGGTGTTGCTTATTCACCGTATAATAAGCTAGAAAAGTAAGTATAGTAGGTAAATAAAAATGACAAATCCAATTCTAATCAAAGAATTAAGTTTTCAACTTAAGGAATACCGAGATATCTTAACAGATATTATTAAGTTATCTGCACGTTCTGATGACCAAGCAAATTCAGCTAAAAATATATTATTTCAAATATTTTATCATACAGAATGGATGATTCAAATGTATGCTGGTAATTATGAAGAAAAACCACATAGAGATTCCGAAGATTTAAGTTTCAAAGAGGGAAAAGTTTCTCAAAATATTGTAAAATATATTATGGACAACTTCAAAGGTATTCCACTCACAGAAGAAGGTTTGAGTAAGTTGACTAATAAAGAAAAAGAATTTTTAAAACCTTTCGAAGACCTAGTATCTATCACCCACAGAATGATAAGGGCTGTTGTGGATTATTCAGATAGTCATTCTGAAAGTAAAACCATAGACAGAACAGATGCACAACCTCTTAGTATTTTATATTTCATTGATTCACTAAAAGAAAGAACGACTTATGCTATGGAAAAAGAAGTCTACTAAATTAGGTGACTCATTACAGTTAGATTAGGCGTATGATATTATCCTTTGGTTTAAATCCATAAAGACAGAGCATAAAGCTCGACTGTGTGTCTATTGCGTGCAATAGATGACGGTTATATCTTGATACAATTAAAAGGAACTTTGAGTAGTTCGCCTTTATGGAAATGGGTTGTTAGTGTATACCGCAAAATAAAACTATCTGTATCCGTTACTCTTGACGATATAAGAAGCTTAAAATCATGTTTGGTCTTTGCATATCCTTCCTAAAGACTAAGGTGTACCGATTGACGGTACTTAAATGTCATAGAGTTGACAGCCAAGCAGAGGGTGCATAGCATAGAAGCGAATCTAGGGAGCTATAAGTTAAATGATACAGCCAAACAGAAACCGAAACTAACAGCTCTTTGCATAGTGCGAACATAGTATAGTGGTAATGCTACAGACTCTAAGTATGTAAACGTAGGTTCGATTCCTACTGTTCGTATATCAGTACCTTATCCGCTTAAGTAGAAATACAGCGCATTAGATAAGGGCGATTGAATCCGTTTAGTGTAGTGGTTAACACATCAGATTCCAAACCTGATAACGTGGGTTCGATTCCTACAATGGATGTTTTATATGTGTGCAAGTCTCTCGTAAGGGAGATGGTGTTAAATGAGGAAGATGTCCGACAGCCATATAAAAACAACACACCAAAATACGACTCTATATAGTATTTTGGCTGGCAATCTTGGTGGTAATCGTTATAGGGACGGTAAGTCCGAAAATGATAGGGAAGGTGTTGTATGCCTATCTGCGAGAGTGTTCAAGAAACTCTCATTTTATACAGGGTGGGTGGCAAGGCGTCACGCTAGTTTCATAAGCTAGAATAGAACGGTTCGATTCCGTTACCTTGAATATTGCTGAAAAGTAAGAACCGACTGTCCGAAATATATCAATATAGAAGTCTACGGTATAGAAAACGTTCATAAGGGTGTGATTGTTCCGTATGGGAACTTGACCATAAGTTGCTCGTTAACCCTTAGCCAGAAAGAGTGGTCTAATGTAAGACACTTGAAATTTCAAGAGTTGTGAGTTCAAATCTCATCTCTTTCATATATTGGTCTTAACAGATAATGTGAAGGTTATATTAGCTAGTCTATGATATAACTCAAAAAACTACTCGTACAGTACTCGATTTGTAGTTTACCAATACACAATTTGGTTTCCCACTTCGTTTAAATATTGGAATAAGACTGCCTATTCGAGAACAGGTAACCTCGGTTCGATTCCGAGGGTGGGAATTTAATTTAAAATATTATTACTTAGGAAAGAAGGAGGTAGGATAGTGTCCACACACAAAATTGCTCAGAAAATACCTTTTAAACCAACAAAGAAACAAGTGAAGTTCTTTAAGGATTGTTTTGGTGCAAGAAGATTTGCATATAATAGTCAAGTTGCTGTATTCAATACCTACTCAGAAGAAAATAAAGATTTGACCTATCCTAAAATTACAGACCTAAAACGTGAGAATGAATGGTTGAAAACAAGTGTTGTTCCAGCTCATAGTCTGTCTAATGCGCTCATGGACTTCGGAAAAGCTCGGACGGCTTACTTCAAAAAAGCCAATTATGGTAAAAATCGTCCAAGCTTTCATAGTCGTCATGATTATATTCAATCATTTAGAAATGGAATGCCATTCAAAACAATACGTGAAAATGGAAGATACCAACTTTCAAAGAAACTAGGCTACATTAAAATTCGAAAACGTGATAAACTACGCTACCCAATTGAACAAATGACACAATGGACGATTAAGCGTGAAGGAGAAAAATACTATATTATTTTCTTGTTCACGGTTGAAATTGAAACACGACCTGAAATCACAGGCTCAGTTGGTATAGACCTCGGTATTAAAGATTTTGCAATAACATCAGACGGTGAAAAGATTGACCTACCTAAATCTCTTGGAGAGTTGGAAGCCAAAGTCATAAAAGAACAGCGTAAACTCTCACGTAAACAAAAAGGGAAAGGTAAGCAGTCGAACAACTTCTATAAGCAAAAAGCCAAGTTACAAAAGGCTCATGCAAAAATACGCCATGTTCGTGAGAATTTCCAACATCATGTTTCAAAACAGCTGATTGAAGAAAACCAATTCATCGCTATTGAGACATTGAGACCATCCAACATGATTAAGAACCACAAGCTGGCACGTTATATAGCAAGAGCCAGCTGGCGACAGTTCACAAATCAGCTAGAATATAAAGCGGATTGGTATGGAAGAACTTTACAAAAGGTGGGAACATACTATCCAAGTTCAAAAACTTGCGGAAATTGTGGGAATATCTATCACAATTTGAAGCTCTCAGAACGGGAGTGGACGTGCGCTAAATGTGGTACTTATCATGATAGAGACCTTAATGCAAGTCAAAATATCCTCAAAGAAGCACAACGATTAGCTTCTTAAAATATTTGTAATCGTTAAAGAACCGACCGACAATCGGGGATAGCTCACTCCATATAGGCGACCTCTGGCACGAGGAAACAAATCCGAAGCTAAGTGTACCTAGTTCGTGAGAATCACGGCACTTTAATGCCGTGAGTGTTCAACTCTTGACAAACTCATTTGATTATGATATAATAATATATGTAAGTTAAAAAAACGTAAGGAGAACATAATATGGGGTGCATAATTCCGATTGTATTGATTTTAATATTTCTAGCAAATCCAGTTCTGGGTTTAGTCGCAACGGTTATTGTATTAGCAATAGCAAGTCTTAAAAAATAAGGAGAATAAACACAATGACACAAAGTAAAACACTCACAGTACAAGAAGCGCTTAATGAACTTAAAGTTCTTGACAAACGTATTGAACGTAAACTTGGCGACACTAAATATGTAGGTGTTGTTCAAGAAGACAAACTTGTTTATCCTGCATCATCAAAAGGTGATAAAGATAAATTCATTTCAGACGCAAAATCTAGTATTGATTCATTACTTGATTTGATTGCTTACCGTCATGCTTTGAAAGCTGGTGTATTGCGTTCTAATGCGTTAACAGAAGTTGTAATTGGAGACAAAACAATGACAGTTGCAGAGGCAATTGATTATAAAACTTCAATCCAAAGTGAAAAAGATTTGGTTCAAACTCTCGTTAATGATTTGACCCAAGCGACAACTAAGATGACACGTATTAATGAGGATATTGATAAGACTCTTGAAAAGAAACAAAATAGTTTGTTAAGCTCAGATAAAGATGATAAAAATCCTGATATTATTAAATTCTTGAAAGAACAAGCTGAGAGCGAAAAAGCAACAGTTCTTGAATTGGAAGTTGGTAAAGCTATTGTAAGTGATTACACTAAAGCTAAACTTGATTCAATTGAACAATTTGAACAAACAGTTGATTTCAAGTTAACTGCATCAAATGTTTCAACAGAAATTACCGTTGAGTGGTAATAATTAAGTTATAATCATGTTATGACGAACAACTTAAAGTATAGATTTCCAGACAGTTTTGTTGAAAGATTCTTATGACTGGAAATAAAATATTAAATATAATGAATCTTTAAAAAACTATAAAAGAATATACTAGAAGTCTCTCTTGGAGACAATTATCAATTTTGATTGGCATAGAGACCTCTCAAAATTGATAAAGATGACTAATAGATTATAGTTTAAAGCTCATGCTTTATAGCTTAGAGTTTATATCTTATATTGGATAATGAATCCAGTTATAGATTAAGTTTGAGGGGTTAAGTTTTCTTAAAAATCCTAGAGTTACGTTTTGTGACTTTCTATATCAGTTTGGTTGTACGCTAGGCTGTCATAACATGGTAAAATAAGGACTACTTCGGTAGTTCTTATTTTTTTTATACTTTTCTCTTGACAAAGGAAATTAGTTATGGTATAATATATTATAACCGATTGAAAGGAATGGTATTAACATTGACAGAAAAAATTAGAAAGCTGAGCAATCGTGACCAAGCTCGTGAAAAGATTGCGGTATGGTACGGTTCAGCAGATAACTACCAACATGGACTAAAAGAACTCCTAGCCAATGCAACAGATGAAATTATTAATAATTTTGAAGAGGGAACTATTACGGTCAAGCTGAGTGAAGATGGTTCAACAGTAACTGTTACAGATACTGGTCGAGGTATTCCAATTTCAGGCGAAACCGATGGAATCCCTAACTATGAATTACTGTTTTTGACTCTCTTTGCAGGAACTAAGTATGGAGATAGTGGAGTAACAAATGGAACTTATACAGGCTCAAACGGTGTAGGTACTACAGTTCTTAACTATACGTCAGTTCTTTTTGAAGTAACATCAATTATTAAGGGAGTTAAATACCATATTAAATTCACTAATGGTGGTGAAGTCACAGAGGATTTAACAGAAGAAAAGACAAGTGATATTGATGGAACAACTGTGACATTTTCACTTGACCCAACAGTTTATACAAAAACAATCTTTAAAGATGAAGATGTCCGTGAGATTGCACACCGTTATGCTGTTAGTTCAAACAAGATTACAGTCGATTATATTCATGGAGAAACTGAATTAACATATCATTATACAGATTTGAAAGAATATTATTCAGAACTTACAAGTGCTGTCAACACAAGTGGGATTGTCTTTGGTGATTTGGTTGAGTATCAAGATACAATTACGAGTAATCAACATGATGTTTTCACATCTCATGAAGAATTAACTTCTCTTTCGATTGCATTATCAACCTCAACAACACCGACACAAGAATCTTACTTAAACTTAAACTATTTGCCTAACGGTGGGAAGATTAACGAAGGAATCATTAATGGTATTAAACTTTACGTTAATAAATACTGTCGTGCAAATAATCTTTTTCCTAAGAAAGTCAACTCTTTCTCAGACTCAGACATCACAGAATCATTTAGTTTCGTAGCTGTTATGTTTTCAAACAATGTTGAGTTTGCAAATCAAACTAAATTCTCTACAAATAAAGAACTATATAAAGAAGTTGCTAAACGCAGGGTTACACAAATCTTAGAAGTCACAGAGATTGAAGACCCTAAAAACTTTAAAGACATTATTAATCACTTATTGCTTGTTCAAAAAGAGAATACAGTCAACGCTAAACACAAAGAGAAACTTAAAAAGAAATTGACTGAAAAAGTAGATACAATGTCAAATCGTATTGACAAGCTAGTTGACTCTCGTGTTCACGGAGAAGAAGCGGAGCTTTATCTAGCAGAGGGAGATTCAGCTCATGGTTCAGTAGTTTCAGCTCGTGATAGTAAGTTCCAAGCAAGTATGCCTATGGGCGGTAAGTTCCTTAACGTTGAAAAGGCAATGAACATTGAGGATATTGTTAATAATGAAACAATTATGAATGTTATTAAAGCACTTGGTTGTGGAATTGATTTAGGTAAGAAACAAAAAGACTTGCCTAAATTCGACATTACTAAGCTACGCTATGGAAAAATTATTTGTGCATCAGATGAAGACCCAGATGGTGCACAAATTCAATGCTTAATTATCACTCTGTTTTATAAGTTAATGCCAGAAATTATTCATACTGGTCGCCTATACTTGGCTCAAACACCTTTGTTTGAAATTAAGCTTAAGGATGACTCAGTTCTGTATGCTTATACAGATGAGGGACGTGATGAAATTCTTAAAGAACAAGGGAGTAAAGTGGTTCAATACACACGAGCAAAAGGCCTTGGGGAGCTGGATGCACACATTATGGCTGAGACAGCAATGAATCCTGAAACTCGTCACTTGACACGTGTCACAATTGAAGAAGCTAAACATGCAGAACAGGCTATCGTTGACTGGATGGGTACAAACGTAGACAATCGTAAACTATTCATTTCACGAAACCTTAATAAATTTACTAAAGAAGGGTTAGAATAAAATGGAAATTGTAGAAAAGGAATTACAACATATTGTGACGGACAATATGGGTCAATATTCAACATATGTACTACTTTCACGTGCTATTCCTGATTTTCGAGACGGATTAAAACCATCTTATCGAAGAATTTTATGGGCTATGCAAGAAATGAAAGCTACAAGATTTACAAAATCATTTAACGTAGCTGGTGCAGTCATGCTTTATCACCCTCACGGTTCAACATATCCAACTATGGTTGGTATGGCTCAGAAAGATAGCCAACTAAATCCTATGGTTATAGGAAAGGGGAACTTCGGACAACATGCAAGCGAATTAGCCTTTGGTGCTGAACGTTATACAGAAGTTAAACTTTCTGCTATTGGTCTCGACATGATGGCTGATGTTAAAAAGGGCGGTGTTGACTTCATTGATAACTATGATGGTACACGTAGGATTCCAGAAGTGTTTCCAGTTAAATATCCAACTATATTAGCTTATGCTCAATCAGGAATTGGTGTAGGATTTAGTTCAAGTATTCCTTCATTTAACACAACCGAATTGTGTGAAGCTATTATTAAACGAATTGAAGATAATGAACAGACATTGCTTATTCCCGACTTTGGTACTGGTGCTTATATTATCAATGACCCTGATGTTATCAAGTCAATCAATGAAAATGGTAGTGGTTCAATCAATCAACGTGCTAAAGTTGAGTTTGATAAAGATAGTCGTGAGATTATTGTTAAAGAAATTCCTTATGGAACAACAAAAGAGAAAATCATCGAACGTATTATTAAATTAAATAAAGAAGATAAGCTCAAAGAAGTTGCTAAAGTAGAAGATACAAGTGGATTGAAAGGTCTTGAAATTGTTATCACAGCTAAACGTGGTGTTGACCTTGAACAACTACTTGAAAAACTTTATCAAATGACACCGATGCAAGCAAGCTATTCTACCAACTTAATGGTTATTAATCGTGAAGGATTACCAGAAAAAATGGGTGTATGGACACTTATTGCTAAGTGGTTAGATTGGCGCACAGATACATACCAACGTATGATTACAAAAGATATTCAAACTAAACAAGTACAGCTTGAAATTTTGTACGGATTGGAAAATATCAAAGATGATTTGGAACATGTAATCAAAATTATTCGTAATTCTACAGATGATAATGTCATTCAAAATCTATCTAGCGAGTTTAATTTGAGTAAACTTCAAGCAGAACGTGTTTCAGGGTTGAAGCTTAAAAATCTTACAACTACTTTCATTAAAAAACAATTGAGTAGTATTAAGAGTCTCGAAAAAGAAATTGAACAACTTGAATGGACAGTTGAAAAACCTCAGCGTATCCATAAATTGATTGTTCAAGATATGAAAGATGTTATTGCTCAATTTGGAACACCTCGTAAATCACAACTCATTGACAAATCTATAGTAGCTAAGAAAGCAAAACTTTCTCCTGTAAATACTGTAGAAGAATATAATGTAAAAGTTATTGTAACTAAAGATGGTTATGTTAAAAAGATTCCTTTGACTTCTCTTCGTGGTAATGCAGAGATTCAATTTAAAGAAGGAGATACCCCCACATCAGAAATTGATACTGATAATGGAGAAGAACTTCTTATCTTCACAAATAAACAGAATGTTTATAAGAAACAACTTAATGATTTGAGTGATACTAAACCAAAAGATTTAGGTAATTACATTCCATCTCTAATTGATTTAGAAAAGGGCGAAGAAATTAAGGGTATTATAACGCTTTCTAAGGACACCAAATACGTTCTTTTGGGATTTGAAGACGGAAAGGTCGCTAAAGTCAACGTAGAGGCTTATAGAACGTCCACAAAGCGTTCTAAACTTAAGAATGGTGTAGTTGGTAAAATGATAGTTTTACTGACGACATTAACTGACGATGTAGATATTATGTCTATCTCTGAAAGTAATAAAGCTATCGTTACTAACACATCTATGATTTCTGCTAAAAATTCTAAAGCAACACAAGGTATTACTAACCAAAAATTAAAAGAAGGAGAATCAATTAAGAAATTACTTGTTCTTCAAGAAGATGAAGAGGATAATCGAGAATATTATCGTGTACAATCAGCGGGTGCTGGTAAGAAATTTAAAGGATAAAAAACAAGGAGAGTTTACATGGATTTTATAAAATCGCCACTGAATTATACAGGTGGAAAATTTAAACTGTTGCCAAAAATAATGCCACTGTTTTACGAAGCAGAGACATTTATTGATTTGTTTGGTGGCGGTGGTAATGTTGGAATTAATTCTAAGAGTGAAAAAATTATTATTAACGATAGAGAAAAAGTTGTAATTGATTTTTTCAAAAAAACACAAAAACTCTCGATAGAAGATGTTCTTGAATCAATTAAAGGCTATATTGAAACTTATGATTTAAGTAAAGTGAATCAAGAAGGTTTTTTAAAGATTAGAAAAGATTACAATGCTTCAAAAGAAAAAGACCCATTAATGTTCTATACAATGCTAATGTATTCTTTTAATTATCAAATTAGATTTAATTCTAAAGGTGAATACAATATGCCATTTGGAAAAGACCGCAGTAGTTTCAATAAAAATACTGAAAAGAATATCCGAAATTTCCACAATGCGATTATCTCTAAAAAAATTATTTTTACAAATAATGATTTCAGAGATATAAAAGTGGAAAAAATTAATAGTGATACAATGGTCTATTGTGACCCACCATATTTAATTACTACTGCTTCATACAATGAAAATGGTGGCTGGACAGAAAAAGAAGAGATAGATTTATTGAATTTACTAGATGAATTAAATGATAAAAATATTAAATTCGCTTTATCAAATGTCCTTGAACATAAAAATAAAAAAAATACCATACTAATAGAATGGTCTAAAAAATATAATATACATTTCTTAGATATGAATTATAACAATAGTAATTACCAAAGTACGGCTAATCAGGCTAAAACAGTAGAAGTACTTATAACAAACTATTAAAAATAAGAAATTTAAAGGATAAAAAATGGAAAAAACAATATTTAGTGTTATCAGAGGAGTTCTGATGACAGTAATCACAATAGGTTTACTCTTGGGTTATATTTGGTTTACCTTTGATTTGAGTATGCTTGCATGGGGAACATTTCTTGCAGGAATTATGTTTCAGGGGACTGTAGTTATGTTGATAGTTGGCTTATGGTTAGAAATATTAAGTTATATCTTCTTCTTTGTCTTAGGTATGGCATTAATATTCTGGATATCAGTTTTATTTAATAAAATTGAAGAATATATTTTCGAAGAAGGGAAAACACAAAATGATTAAAGTTTACAAATGTCGAGCACAAATTAATACACCTTATCTGACATCAAATTCACGTTCAGGATTCTTTAAAAAAGGAGAAGACTTTCTCATGTATCGTAGCTCAAAAGGTACATGGGTTGTAAGTTCTCCTAAGAACTCAACAATGCACACAAACGCTATTCCAATCAAACATGCTTTTGATACGAAGCGCTCATGGCTCTTAGACCTTAATATCACGAGTATTGTGAATATTTTTGAAGCACCAAACAAGACACATCTACGTCACTCATTCGCTCTATTCAAATACCCTAGCTTTGCAAATTTTGTAAATATAGAGAATTTTGAACTCAATCTTAAAGGAGAATAATAATGAACAAAATTAAAATTTACTTTGCCAGCCCATTATTTTCAGATATGGAACGTTGGTTCAATACCGATATTGTTGACAGCTTACGCTACACTCTTCCTGAAAATGTAGAGATTTATCTACCACAGGAAAATGAAGCAATTAATGATAAGTCAGGATATGCAAACTCTGTAATGATTGCAGAAGCTGATACAAATGAACTATTAAGTTCTGACTTTATTGTAGCTGTCTTAGACGGTGCAACAATTGATGTTGGTGTAGCTAGTGAAATTGGAGTTGCCTATGCTAAAGGCATTCCAGTTATTGGTCTGTATTCAGATTCACGTCAAGGTGCTTTTGGAAACACAAACAAAATCAATGCTCTTGAAGAAGTGGGAGAATCCCAATTCTCTTATATCAATCTCTATACTGTAGGATTAGTTAAATCCAACGGTGCTCTATTTAAAGATGTTAGCGACTGGTTCAACTACATTGTTGACGAAGCTAAAAAATTATCAGAAGAAAAGGAAACAAATGACTAAACTAATTAACAAACCAGCGTTCCAATACGCATACATCACTATTATCGTGCTTGCTCAATTAGTAGTACTCTGTACAGTTCAAACACCTATTATTCAATGGGTCTCAGGTATTTCAGGTGCATTATATGTATCAACTTTAACGTTCAGTAAGAAATATACTTTCTTAGTTGCTCTTGTATTTAACACGACAATGTTATTTATCGGTATTCAACATGGTATCTTATCTGAAAGTATTCAACAACCATTATTTATGGCAATGGGTATCATTGGATTCATTCACATGAACTTCAAAGGACGATACAAATTTATCAATAATACTCTTCAACGAATTAAAAATATTGAAGTTTGGAAAATTCTCTTACTTAGTGTGGTTGTTATGATAGTTTGGACTTTCATCTCTAAAGGTCTTGGTTCTCCCATTTGGTGGAAAGACGGAATCCTTGGTGGTGTAGCCATCTCAGCACAGTTATTCTCTATTGCAGGAAGCAAATATAGTTGGTTCTACTGGATGACACTAAATGCTCTTACAACTTGGACATGGTTTACCTTAGCGACACCTAATGTTACTATGGGTGTTCTATATCTAATCTTCCTTGTAAACTCAATCTTTGGTTACGTTTTCTGGAATGTATCTAATAAAGAAATCCTTTAAATGAAGAAAAATACAGCCACAGTTAATTCTGTGGTTTTATGTTACTTGACAAACCATGAAAAATATGGTATAATATAACTTGTATAGAAATGGGAGGAAATAGATGGACAATTTATTTGTTGTTAAGAAAAGAACAGATGAGAAACAAGAAAGGGTGACAGAGGAGTGGAACTTCGATAAGGTAATTTCTGCTTGTCAAAAGTCAGCCCAACACATAGACAAACCTCTAACTAAAGAACAAATCGCTAAGATTAAATCCTTGGTGGAACTTGCTATTGCTAAACGTAGAGACGATATTTTAGCTGATACAAGTATACAGCATGAAGATAAACTTCATTACATTAATGTGCGTGAAATTCACGATATTGTTTTGTTAGCTCTTAAACAAGTTGATACTGATATCTATGATTCATATCATGAATATCGAAATTATAAAATATCGCAAGATAAGCATTATCGTGAACTATACAAGGATTTAGATAGTCTTAAGAATGGAATTTATACTGAGAATGCAAACAAAGATAGCTCTATTAATTCAACTAAACGTTCTCTTCTTGCTGAAATGACCCAGAAGAAAATTGTGACTGACTTTATTCTTCAAAAGAACTGGGCTAAGGCTCATGAAGAAGGATGGATTTATATTCATGACTTAGGAGATTTATACTGGCGAAGTTTCAATTGTGATAACGTTGATTTAGCAAATATCATTAAGACTAAAAAGCAAAAAGACGGAGAGTATGCTTTTACTTTAAATGGTATTAAATATCCTGAACCTAAATCAATTAGTTCAGCATTCAATTTAGTGGCAGATTTGATTTTACAGATGTCTAGCCAACAGCACGGAGGACTGAGTGTCCAGAACTTTGACTATTTCCTAGCACCTTATGCAGAATTAACTTACGATAAAGCATTCAAAAGATATATGGAAAAGGGAATTGCATATGACACATCACGTGAAATGGCAGAAGAAGATACTCTTTATGCAATCAAACAAGGTGTTCAAGGGTTTGAACTTGAAATAAGTACTATCTCTAATGCATTGGGACAAATTCCATTTACATCAATTGGTTTTGGATTAGATACATCGAAATGGGGTCGTGAAATTACTCGTGCCTTCTTGCTTGAGCGTTCTGAACCAGATTGTGTACTTGTCTTTCCTAAATTAATTTTTGCTAGTGCTAAAGAAGTTAACTTGAATCCTGATTCACCTAACTATGATTTATTCCAATTGGCTATTAAATGCAGTTCAACTAAACTATATCCTGACTATGTTTCAATGGATAATGGTATTCTTGCTCCTGCGTACAGTCGTCACAAAGATGACCTAGACCAAATTTTATCAGTACCAATGGGTTAGTGAAAATGTAGCCCATTTAAAACCTTGTGAACCTCTCTTAGAGGGTGTGGATTAATATAATCTGCTAACAGTTAGGTCTTATTGATGTTTGTAGCAATCTTTAAGATGAGACTGTGCCAAGCCAAACTATGTTTGGAAGGTGCAACGACTATCCGTGATGAGTGTAGCGGAGCTTAGAAATAAGATATGTTTTAAAAACATATAGACCATGAGATAAGAACATGGTCGGAGCGCAAGGCAACTTTATGTTGATGATATAGTCTGTCCCATTGGTGACAATGGATTTTAGAGAAAATCATAACTCTAAACAAAGTATGTGCAGAAGCTACAATAATGTTGAATTTATTAATCCTTTAGAAGATTCAGAAGACTTCCAAAAAGAAGTTTATAAAGGACGTGGAAATGTTGGTGTAGTAACAATTAATTTCCCTAAAATTGCTATAGAATCAGGTGGTAACTGGAATAAATTCTATGAATTACTACATAAATATACCAATATGACGATGGATATCTTAGATTGGAGATATTATTATGCTGGAGAGGCTAGAGCAGAAAGCAATCCTCTCATGTGGATGGAAGGTGGTGCATGGAGACGACTCAATCATGATGAAAAAATCTCTAAAACAATCTTTAATTTCACTGCCTCTGTTGGTATTATTGGGTTCAATGAAGCTTTGAACTACATGTATTTGAATAATGGGTATGAAGTTGATAACTTACCAAATTATAAGAGTGGTGAACAACGTCAACAAGACCAAATAAAATTCATGGAAGTACTTAATTCAATTAAAGAATTTAGAAATATCCATGATGCTGTTCGTATTGATGAAGAGGGTATTCAAACTCGTGTTTGGGATGATGAAGGAAACTTTATTAATCCAGACCCCGATAAGAAATACCTTGAAGTTTATGAAAAGTTAGACACTACACGCAAAACAACTATTATCCCTCGTATGTATTCTATCTATGGAACACCTGCTGAATCTCTTGTGTATAAAATGATGAAGCAATTACAAGAACAGTATGGATTCATCAATGGTATTACATCTCAAGAAGATGGAAAAGGACGTAATTACATTACTAATTCATTCCACCAGCCAGTGTGGGTAGAATCAAATGTATTTGATAAGATTGATTTTGAAGCACCTTTCCATTTGGACAAAATGGCAAGTGGTGGACATATCAGTCAAAATGAATTTGCATATGGTACACCTGTGACAGTTCTTGAACAAACTGTTAAATATGCTATGGAACGAGGCATGTATTATGGGATTAATATCGCATCTAGTCATTGTTTTGATTGTGGATGGAATGGAGAGACAGCAGACACTTGTGCTGAGTGTGGTTCAGAGAATGTAGTAACAATTCAACGTGTTTGTTTCACAGGAGAAAACCTTGTATTTACCGACAAGGGGTACGTAAAAATCAAAGATATCAAAGTGGGTGACAAGGTTTGGACAATGAATAAGAGATTTAAACCTGTCGTTCAAGTTGGTAAAAAAGAAGTAGAAAAAACAATTAATCTTAAAATTTCAGGAACAGAAGATGTTGTATCAACCTTAGACCATCCTTTCTTTGCTAAAAAAGATAAAAATTCAGAAACAGAATTAATCGAAGCACAAAACCTAACAAAAGACTCTTATATTGCAGTACCAATTAATCAAGAATCTATTGTTCCAAAAGTGGAAGGGTTGCCTGTTGAAGATAAAGATTTCTGGTGGTTAGTTGGTCGTTATTTAGGTGACGGTTGGGTCAAACAACATAGTGAAAACTCTATTAGAAGTTATATTTGTGTTGGGAAAGACGATTCTAATGGTATTGAAAAAATTCAATATGTAATAGATAAGTTTAACCTTGGCTATACAGATAAAAGAGAGACTCGAACTACATATATTTGGTCGACGTTTGATAAAACATTTAATAATTTTATGAAACAAATGGGACATAGAGCTGAAAATAAACAGATTCCTGTGGAATGGCTTAATCTACCTATTGATTTGGCGAGAGAACTTCTTTATGGATATCTTTCTGCTGATGGGTGCGTTCATAATAATAAGCAAATTTGTAACTCTGTTTCTCGTAAATTGTTATATGGAATTGGACAACTTGTATTAAAAGTTGAAAATAAAGGATATACTATTTACAAAAATAGAGATGCTGGAATTATGGAGATAGAAGGTAGAACAGTAAACACCAAAGCGAGATATGACCTAAAATTCTCTTTAAACAAACCAACTATGAGTTTTGTTCAAAATGGTTATGCTTTCTTTAGAGTTAGAGGTTCTGAAATTGTAGAAAAAAATGATACAGTTTACTCTTTGACAGTTTTAGATGATGCAAGTTATACTATTCAAAATCTACTTGTTAAGAATTGCGGTTACCTTTCTATTACATCACGCAACGGACATAGTGTCGTAAATGCTGGTAAAACCGAAGAATTACTTGAACGTGTTAATCATGTTGGAAATGCTAAAAAAGAATACACTAAAAACTTTGAGAAAAAACACGACATACAAAGAGATGTTGTATCTAAAGAGTTCTCAATGTTTGAAACAGGAGAATAATGGCTTATATACACCAAATAAATGCTATGGACTTTGAGAACAGCTTCCAAGAGGGCGGATTTAGACACGATAAACAATCTAAAATCCCTGTGGGGGCTGTTGTTTCAGTCTTTATAAACTACTGTTCATTCCATTGTTTGGGATGTTGGAATAGTGATACGTGGGATAGGAAGGATGACCTTTACATTCCAGATGAAAAAGTTGCAGAACAAATCATCGAAGGATTAGACCAGTTTGACTTAAATCCATCGATAGGGTTGAGTTTCTTGGGTGGCGACCCTATTTTACCACAGAATGCAGAATCAACAGCTAATATAATTAGACTTGTTTTAGAGAAGAGACCTAATGTTGTTATTGGTTTATGGACTGGATATAAATTTGAATATCTTTTAAAACATGCTGATGAGAACCAAAAATACATTTTAAAGCATATAGATGTTATCATTGATGGCAGATTTATTGAAAAGAAAAAGATAGCAAACAAAAGATATGGTTCTTATAACCAACGAGTTATTAATGTTCCTGAGTCATTAAAAGAGGGTCAAACAGTAATTACAGAATTTTATAAACAAGATATGAAAGATTTTCCAGTATAAATTTAAAAGCTATTCCTTGACGGGGGTAGCTTTTTGTGGTATAATAGTATTAACATAAAATGAAAAGAGTGAATAATGCGTGGAAAAAGATTAACAACAGAGGAAGTAAAGGAAAGAATTGAATACTTAACAGGCAATGAGTACTTGTTACTTGGAAATTATGTTAATGCACATACTAAAATATTAATTAAACACAATCTCTGTAGAAATACCTATGAGGTAAAATGGGGTAGTTTTCAACAAGGAACAAGATGTCCAAGATGTTTTGGCAGTGAGAAATTAAACAATAAAGAAATTGATAAGAGAATATTTGAATTAACAAAAAATGAATATATTAGGATTGGGGATTATAAAGGTACACATACTAAAATACAAGTCAAACATAGTCTCTGCGGAACAAAATATGAGGTAACATGGAGTAGTTTTCAAAGTGGTAGAAGGTGTCCAAGATGCAACGAATCTAAAGGAGAAAAAGAAATCTCAGATATCTTAAACTCTTTAGGTATTAAATACATTTCTCAAAAAAGATTTAAAAAATGTAAATATAAAAAGACTTTACCTTTTGACTTTTATGTTCATGACAAAAAATCTAAGCTCCTTATTGAGTTTGATGGAGAACAACATTTTAAATCTGTAGAATATTTTGGCGGAGAGAAAGCTTTTCGAGATACTCAACTCAGAGACCAAATCAAAAACGATTTTGCACTGTCAAATAACATTCCTTTATTAAGAATCCCTTACACAGAACAAGACAATATCGAACAAATCATAACAAATAAACTAAAAGAATTAAATTTTATTTAACTCTTGACAAATTAAAATAAATATGTTATAATATTATATAGAAGGAGAATAATATGAATTTATTAGAACACTATATTGAGGAAATTGTTTTTGAAAAGCCTTATAAAGCTGACTGGACAAAACAACATAAAGAGAAATTCATAGAAGTCGAAATGATTGTAAATGTTCATGGTGGGCTATCTAGCGCACATAAAATTTTTACAGTTGACAAATGGAAAAAAGTTAAAGAAAAAGGCTTCTATATTGCGTAATTATAAAGGAGGTGTGTAAAATGACACTAGGTTCAGTAACTTTCACAATGAAAGGTTTGGTAAAATCAGAATCGGATAATTTTGTTTTAGTTCAGCACGACAATCTATATCAAGTATTCGAGAAAGATAGTGATAATCCATTTATCGTTTACGATGATAAAACAAAGCAATTAGACTACCTAAACAAAAATGTTTATTCTGCTGATAATCAAAATAAAGCTCGTGCTATATACGAGAAATTACAGATTATCAAAAATAACAGAACGTTTTAGTTGACAAAATAAGACTATTATGGTATAATAGTCTTATTGCTTTATATAGAAGGAGATATAAAAATGGTTAAAGTATACAGTAAATACAATTGTAAAAATTGTAAACAAGTTAAACGCTTACTCAAATTCTCAGGAATTGATTATATTGAGATTAATGTTGAAGATGATGAAGAAGCCTTTAAATATATTAAAGAAGGACTGGGGTTCTCTAATCTTCCAGTTATCGTAGCTCAAGATGTAGAACCATTTGAGTTCAACTCTACCAAAGTAAATGAATTTGTTAAAGGCTATACACATGGATAATATTTTAATTGCTTATAAATCATTAGGTGGAAATTGTGATAGAGTAATTAAAAAACTGGGTATCGAAGGATTCAAGATTGATGGAGATAACATCTACGACTTTAATGAGGATAGTAAATTTTATCTCTTGATTCCCACTTATGAGGAAGAGTGGATTGGAGATGCGTGGGATTTTATGGACGATTATCATGAGAACTGCCTAGGCATTATAGGGTCAGGAAATTTTAACTTTGGAGATGACATGTTCATATTTACAGCGAATGACATGAGTAAGAAATATGATATTCCTGTAATCTATTCCATTGAGAATTTTGGAAACAAGAAAGACATCAATAACATTAAAGAGTTATTGCAAATAAATTAATAGGAGGTTTCACTTGACAGTCACAAAGATTGAAACAAAAGAATCAGTAACACCAGAGTATTTTATGCTCAACAACCAACTAAATATCATTAAAGATGGTAAAATTCAGTTGAACGCAGACAGAGAAGCTGTCCATAGCTATTTCATTGATTACGTAAATCCACATACAGTCTATTTTGGAGACTTGCGTGAGAAGCTCGACTATTTAGTGAAACATAAGTATATCAAAGGCGAAGTGCTTGATAAATATACTTTCAAATTTATTAAAAAATTATTTAAAACTCTATATGATAAAAAGTTTAGATTCACAACTTTCATGGGTGCGTATAAGTTTTATACACAGTATGCTATGCACACAACAGATGGAAAATCAATTCTTGAACGATATGAAGACCGTATTGCTTTTAATGCCTTAGTTATGGCTGATGGCGATGAGCAATTGGCTCTCAACATTGCAAATGAAATGATTTCACAAACCTATCAACCTGCAACACCAACATTTTCTAATGCTGGTAAATTGCGTGGGGGTAATGCTGTATCATGTTTCCTCTTGAATATTGAAGATAATATGACTTCTATCGGACGCTCAGTAAACTCAGTTCTTCAATTATCTAAAATGGGTGGTGGAGTTGCAGGTACAACTGTGGCTTTATATCTTGCTCGTGCAGGATTTGAACCTGTCCTATTGACAGATGGTGAAATTGGTGGAAATCTTAATTCTATTGATACTATTCAAAATTACGTTGGAATTTATAACGCAAAAGGTAGTGATATTACAGAAGCAATTCGCTGTCAACTTTATCAAGCTGGATGTGATATGGGTAGCAATATTAAAGAAGATACTAAAGTCACTAATGTTTCTAAAGATAAGAATGGTATTTATCTGATTACGTATGAAGACCTTTTAGGTGATGAGAGTACTATTCTGTCTAAAAACCTTGTCATTGCAACAGGTCAGCATAACCTTAAACTTCCAATTGATGTGGAACAGCACAACTGTGTTTTATGTGATGGTTTTATGTTTAAAGGTGAACCAGTAGTTGTAATTGGTGGTGGAAATTCTGCTTTAACAGAAGCAATCGAACTAGCTAAAACATCAAGTAAAGTTTATCTCGTTACACGTAGACCTGAGTTCCGTGCAGAACAACACTTACAAAATGAAATCAAAGAACATGATAACATTGTTCATTCAGTAGGCAATCTTAAATCGGTAGTTGGTGATTCATATATTTTTGATACCCACACACTTATTGCAAAAGGGCTTTTTGTTTACATTGGCTCAAAACCTAATACACAGTTTATGGAAGACGAATTAATTCTAACAGATAGCGGACATATTGATACAATGGGTTATAATGCTTTGGTTGGTGTTAAAGGTAGTCGCCACATGGATATTGACCGTAATTTATATGTTGTTGGAGATGTGAATGGTTCAGTTGAAGCAAAACAATTTGGTATTGCAATTGGTCAAGCCACAGAGGTTGCAGTTCAGCTTATTAAAAAATTGTCATAATAATGACTTTATTCTTGACATATACTATTAATTATGATATAATATTATGAGCAATATGTTTAGAAAGGAGAACATGAAATGAGTACGAAAAGTGAACTAATATTTGATAATTTAGAAAATATGGACAATATCCTTGTTTTTGTTGGTGCAAGTGGCAGTGGTAAATCAACTCTTGTAGAACATATCAGAAAAAATTTAGGCATTCCCCAACTTGTCACTACTACAACACGACACAAGAGAAAAAATGAAAAAGAAGGAGAAGATTATCACTTTATTGAGTCAGAAGAGTTTAACCGCCTAGCTAATAATCAGTCTTTTTTGGAAACCACAAGTTATTCTGGTAACTCATATGGCTTAACAAAAGAAGAAATTGATAAAAATTCTAATAATGTATCAACTGTTATCACAGATATTAATGGTGCTCGTACATTGGCAAATCTGTATCCAGACCGTGTTATGGTCTTTTGGATGAAAAGTACACCACTTAATCTTGTTAAGAGATTGAGAAAGCGTGGCGAAAGCTGGCTCATAATTATAACGAGACTATTTAATGCTTATCGTTGCCATGAATTTTCCGTTCCATCATCAGAGTTTGCTGATGTAACATTTACGGTTATTCATTCGGAAGATGATATGGTTAATAATTTCGGAATAGTTTATTATAAGCTATTGACAGATGAGTTCAAAAAGAACACAGATTATCTACAACAACTAGAAAAAGAAAAGGAATTGAATAATGGCAGAAAGACGTTACTATAAAGCAGGAGAACAGGTATGGTCAAATCAAGATGGTGTAGTAGCTATCGTTAAAAGTGTTGATACTGTAAATAAGGAAATGACAGTTTATCTTCTTGATGAAAAAGGTAAGACAACTACAGTAACACGTAACCTTTGGGAATTTGATAAACTTCGTGGATTCAATAAATATGAAGCTGGGACAATTGGTTTTGCTAAATTCCGTCCGACAGCTAAAATCCCTACTAAAAATCATTTTGAAGATGCAGGATTTGATGTTTATTTAGATATTCCTAAAGAACACAAATGGAAAGATTTAGCAGGTCAAGAACATGATTCATGGAATAATGGAGTCCTCTCACTTCATATCTTTAAAGGTAAACCAACTCTATTACCAACTGGTATTGGAGTGAAAGTTTCAGAAGACTATTATACTGATTGGGCTAATGAACGTGGTTCAACTGGTTTGCAAGGTATGGCTACACTTTCAGGTGTTGTTGACGCAGGGTATCGTGGTGAAGTATTCCTTGATATTGCTCCGACTTATAAAGATATTATTATCACAAATGCCTATCAAGATGTCAAGGAAACTGATAATGAAATCTTCTTCCCAATCACAAAAGCTGTTGCTCAAATGATTGTACGTGATAATTTACATTTACGTGAATATGAGTTGTCTATTGATGATTTTAAAGATGATGTAACTAATCGAGGAGATTCTAAATTAGGTGCTTCTGGGAAATAATAACATATTAACTAGCTTCGGCTAGTTTTTGTTTTTCTCTTGACAGGTAGGAAAAAATATGATATAATATTATTATAACAAAAAAAGGAGAAAATAATGAATTTAGAGCAATACTTAAAATTAACTGGCTTTGATAAGCCTGAGCCAAAAGGTATCAATATTGCAATTCTTGATAGTGGTTTTAATACACAAAATAAAAATGTGAAATATAGATTTAATGCCTTTGACAAATCAGATGACGTAAAAGATGAACGTGGGCATGGTACTGCTATTTTTGATATTATCAGTACAATTTCACCAAACTCAAACTTCTATTTATTCAAGGCTTTAGATAAAGATGGGAAAGGAACAATGTTATCAATTTATGAGTCATTGATTCGTGTACGTGATATTGAAGAGATTGATATTGTCTGTATGAGTTTTAGTAGTTTTCAGCAACTTAGCATTACGACAGATAAAGCAATTAAAGAGTGTCTTGAGAATAAAAAGATTCTTGTATCAGCACTAGGTAATGATGAACGACAACAAGACACTTATCCAAGTGCTGTAGAAGGTGTATATAAAGTAGGTGCACTTTCTGAAAGTCTAATCTCACGTTACCACCTATCAAACTATTCTCCAACAACCCACTTTGTGGCATTAGGTGAAAATATTCTTGCTAATAATGAACTACGTGAAGGTACAAGCTTTGCAACCGCTATTGTTGTTGGACAGATTGCGGAGATTATGGCTCATTATCAAATCAAAAAAGAAGAAGTTAATTATGAATTATTTGAAGATTCATTCCTATCTAGTTCATCACGGACTATGGACATGGCTAGGGGTCATCTTCTTAAAGGAGGTAACGATGACTTTTAGTGATGAGTTTGAATTTAACTACCTGAAAACAATGTATGCAAGTGGATATAGTCTTGAAAACATTGACAAGTACCTATCAGATTCAGAATATACTGCACAGGATTTCATCAACGAACTAGTTTTACGTGAGGTTACAGTCAGCGAAACTAAAAAGACTGGTAAACGATTATCAGAAGACTTGAAGAAGTTAATTGCACAGCGTGATGGAAATGGAATCTCTCGTACAGAAATATTTAAAGAACTTAATCTTAATTTTTTAACTGTTCGTAGAGCCTGTGAAAAATATGGCTCTGCAAACAAATATAATGGACGAGTGTCATATCGTGACATTTATGAGGTTGTTCCTTTTGCTATCAAGCATGTAACAGATGGCATCACTTGTCCTATCTGTAGAGGACGTGCTAATAGCACAGAGGGTTCTCCCAATGTTTTCTTCTGTGTTAAATGCTTAGAGGAATATACTATTCGTCATAGAAAATTATATCGCACACGTTGGGAAAATATAGACTAAAAAAATCAAAAGAATAAAAAAGAACACAAGGAGAAATAAAATGACATACCAATTGAAAGTAATTTACCCTAAACAAGAATCTATTGAATCAAATAAATTCACTGAACGTAGCCATAACGAGTTGATTGATGATGTATCTGCTGAGGACGCAATTAAGACTTATAAAGATTTGCTATTACAAGGATACTCTATCGCAACATCATTTACTCCACCAGAAATTGTGGAAGATGAAAATTTTGATGCATTTGTTGTAGCTAAAAATCTTGAATTGGCAGGATTACAATATACAGCAACCATCAAGCTCAAAAGTAAAACAGATTACGATGGTGCTAAAGAGATTACTAGGGTTATTGAACAACAAGGGTTTGATTATTCAGTGACAGCTAAATTAAATATTAACGAAAATTCACCTGTAGACTTTGAAAAGGAAAGTACTTGGTTTGATTCTGAATACGCTTCATACTCTGTATTACCTAAAGCTAAAAGCTACGACATTATGGATTTAAAATCTCTATATGAAACACTATCAGATATGAATCTAAAAGTGTCAATCGGTCTTAAGATGCGTACTAAAAAAGACAACGATGAGGTTTTTGAACAGCAACTGGATTCTTATCCAGATGACACACTTATTATTTTAAAACTAAAGGATGGAGATATATATGGTGAATAAAGTATATGCTGATGCCATATTATTAAAGTATGAACAAGGTGAATATGAAGACTATAAACTAGTAGTTTTTAATGTTTTAGATAAAAATTCAACACTACTAGAGATTACTGATGTTGCAAAGTTATTCTTAAAAGAGTATGTTCATAATGAAGATTACCTATCTTATACTGGAATGACGATATTTGCTGAACATTGGAAAAACGGAAAAATGGTAAAGAATATTAAAATAGGTAACGTTCACGATGATGACGATAGAGATGGTTTACCAGTTTGGAAATGCGATTGGGAAATTGATGAAACTGAATACTTTTATCCATATGGTTAATAAATTAAAATAGTTAGGGCTTAGTCTTGACTATTTTTTTGTTTTATGATATAATAGATATATAACAAAATATTTAAAAAATATAGGAGGAATTGAATGACAGACTTAAATGCACTAACATATCAAAACATTCACTCACACAGTTTTTATTCAAATATTTCAACACATGACTCAGTTATCTCTCGTACAGATGTTGCAAAACGTGCTGTCGAGCTAGGACATACAACTTTATCATGTATTGAACATGGTTATATGGGGAATGTATTTGAAACTTATAGAATTGCCAAAGAATTTAATCTTAAACTAATCTTTGGAACAGAGTTCTATTATGTTAAAGACCGCTTCGAGAAAGACCGTACCAACTCTCACTTACTTGTTGTAGCTAAGAATGAGAATGGAAAAGAAGCTATCACAGGGCTTATTTCAGAATCATATCAAACTGGATTCTATGGACGTAACCGTATTGACGAAGAATTATTATTCTCTCTTCCAAAAGACGATGTTATTGTAACAACTGCTTGTATTGCAAGCCCTATCAATCTCTATGAAGGATATGCTGAGTATTTTATTCCAAAAGCTAAAGCTTACTTTGGTGATAACTTCTTTTTGGAAGTTCAACCACATTGGAATAAAAAACAGGCTGACTTTAACGAGAAACTTATTGGATATCGTAAAAAATATAATGTTCCATTTATTCTTGGTGTAGATACTCATTACATCAAAGAAGAAGACTACAAAATGCGTGACATTTATCTTAAATCTCGTAAGATTGTTTATGATAAAGAAGAAGGATTCTTCATGGACTATCCTGAAACAAAAACAATCATTGAGAGATTTAAAAAACAAAATGTTTTAAGTGATGAACAAATCATAGAAGCTTTTGATAACAGTCATGTTGTTGATAAGTTCGATGCTATTGTAATCAACGATGATATTAAGATGCCATCTGTTTATCCAGATAAGACTGAGAAAGAAAAAGTTAAAATTTTAAAGAAACATATTAATAAGGCTTGGACTGAAGACCGCAAACATATTTCAAAAGAACGCTGGGGTGAATATCTCGATGCTATCAAGTATGAAATGTCTATTGTTGAAAACACTCATATGACTGATTATTTCTTAATGAATGAAAAGATTATTCGTTTAGGTAAACAAAAATATGGTGGGGTCTTGACGAAGACAGGAAGAGGGTGTTTTGAAGAAACGGCTCTTGTTCAAACAAAAGATAGTCTTAAAAAGATATCAGAAGTAGAAGTTGGAGACAAGGTTATCAATCGCTTTGGAGAATGGGATAACGTAATTAATAAATTCACTTACGATATTGAAGAAGAAATGATTCAAATTGACCACTTAAATAGTGCTGGAAAATACAATCCTATCATTGCAACCTTTGACCACAAAATCCTTATCAAAGATGGTAATGGAACTAAATTTGTTCAAGCTAAAGATTTGACTAAAAATGACTATGTTGTGTTACCAAAACTTAAACATATTGTTGAAGAAACTTATCGTAAAGATTTTATTGACCTCAACGACTTTAACGACTTTGGATTCGAATATGATGATAAGTTTATTTATGAGACATATGAAGGGGCAAATAATCGTAGATACAATAAAACCATTAACCGCTTCATTCCTAATGACAAAGTACATAATATTTTTGTCGGATTAATGTATGGTGATGGCAATGTACACCGAAATGATGTAAGTCTATATGTCAATACCAAAACGCATAAAATTTATAAGAATAAAAATATTTTTAAACTTATCTCTGATAGGGTTGGAGTTTCAATGAAAGTCTACTCAGCTAAGAATAAGAACTTAGAACATCTAATTTCTACCTCTAAAATCTTTGCTTCATTCATTAAAAAAGAATACTTTACATCCAATAAAGATAGTTTTAAGAAATTTAATAAATCTCTCTTTAATCAGTCTAATGAAAACTTGTCAGGGTTAAAAGAAGGTCTCATCCTTTCAGATGGCTCTGTTTCAGATGGTAGAATTTCATTTGATAACACCTCTAAAGACTTGATGTATTCCTATAAAAAATTAAATGATATTCTTCACGAGACTCCTGTATCTATGAGTGTTCGTCTTAAACATACAGACTCACGGGGTTATACTTCAAAAGAATCTTACAAAATGAGAAAAAGAGATGATAATGTTTGCAAAACTGCTTCGAGAGTCTTAGAAGATGAAGAACATTTCTATCTGCCTATCACTAAACTAACTATCATTCCAAAACGTAAGACAAAAGTTTATGATTTACAAGTAGAAAATGACCCTAGTTTTGTTATCTATAATATGGTTGTGCACAATTCAGCCCCTTCTTTCTACTTAAATAAACTACTTGATTTTACAGCAGTAGACCGTGTCAATTCGCCATTAAAATTATATCCTACTCGATTTATGTCTGAATCACGTATACTAGAGGCAAAAAGTTTACCAGATGTGGATTTTAATACGGCTAATCCAGAACCTTTTATGAAAGCTCAAAAAGAGATTTTAGGTGAAGACAATGCTTATCAAATGATTGCTTATGGAACAATGCAAGAAAAAGATGCTTTCAAAACATATTGTCGTGGGTTAGATATTCCGAAAAATGAATACTGGACAATTGCAGAAGACCTTGAACGTTGGGTTAAAACTGATAAGTGGAGAGATATTATTAAAGCTAGTCAGCAATTCATTGGAGTCGTAACTTCTTTCTCACCTCATCCATGTTCATCATTGTTGCTTTCAGACCCTATCTCTCGCAAGATTGGTGTTATTAAAACAAAAGAAGGTGTCGACGTTGCTCTAATTGGTTCTTATGATTCTGATGTATATAAATATCTTAAAAATGATTTATTAGTTGTTACGGTTTGGGATATTATTGCTAAAGTATGTAAAGAATTAAATATTGAAATTCCTGATGTACGTACTCTTACAAAACTAGTAGAGAATAATGATAAAGTATGGGATTTGTATAAAGATGGAATGGTTGCAACTCTCAATCAAGCTGGAACACCATCTGGTAAACCTCAAGTGATGCAATATAAACCTCAAAGTGTTCGTGAATTAAGTATGTGGGTTGCAGGTATTCGCCCTTCATTTGCAAGTATGAAATCCTACTTCTTAAATAGACAACCTTTTAGCTATAATATTCCAGCTTTTGATGAACTTCTTAAAGACAGTGATAACTTCGTGCTCTTCCAAGAGTCAATTATGGCAACCTTACAATTTGCTGGATACGAAGAAGATGTTACCTACGGACTTCTCAAAGCTATTGCCAAGAAGAAAAAAGGTATTATTGAACCTATCCACGACAAATTTATTGAGGGATTCGTAGCTAAAACTGGTTCAGAAGAACAGGCTTTAAAAGTTTGGACTATCATTGAGAATGCCGTGAATTACGGATTTAATTCTAGCCATGCCTACTCTGTTGCGTTAGACTCTTTATATGGTGCATGGCTCAAAGCTACTTACCCTCTTGTTTATTTTGCTGTAGTACTTAATGTATATAAGAACTCTAAAGATAAACAAGCTGAGTTAATCAATGAATTAGAATATTTTGATATTTCTTTAAAAGGACTACAATTTGGTAAATCTAAATCTGATTATTCTTATGAAACAGAAACGAACACAATCTATAAAGGAATCTCTACAGTTGCATATTTGAATCAACAAGTCGCAGATAACCTCTATAATCTAGCAAAAGAAAGACATTATGAAAAAGATGATGTTATTCAACTCTTTCTTGATATCTTAGATGGTGCTCTTGCTGACAATCGACAAATGAATATTTTGATTAAACTTGGGTTCTTTAAAGAGTTTGGTGAAGAATCAATACTTCTTGAACTCTACAATACTATGACTGGATATCAAACTAAAAAGCCTAATCCTATCTTTACGGATAATAAGAAGCTTGATGTTAAATATTCACGTACACACAAAGAAAAAACTAAGCTTGTACGTATTGAGAATATCAAAGAATATTATGGTTTAATCTTGAAGAACGTTCATTTACTTCCTACGACCAATCTATTCGATAGACTTACAAGTGAAGTTGAGTACATGGGATATGCTGAAACTCTTGACCAAAGTCTTGGAAAAGATGTTTATGTTGTTATGGATATTAATACTAAGTATACACCAGTTTATACTCTATATAATATGTATGATGGACATATCTCTGTTGCTAAGATTGACAAAAAGAAAGCCTATCGTGATACAAAATCAACTAAAGATGGAGAATTAATCATCAAATTAGGAGACCAGATTGAAGTTATGGAATTTGCTCAAAGACCTAAGATGGCTTTAGTTGATGGCAAGTGGGAATCAAACTATGACCAAATGCAAGACTACATCGAACACGTTCGAATGATTGAACGTTATAAAGATTAAATAGATTTGTAATACACCTATAATTGACTTTATGGGTGTATTTTGGTATAATTAATATATAGAAAACGTAAGGAGAAAAAATGAAATTTGATATCAAAACAGCGGTAATTACAGGCGGGGCATTATTAACACTTGGAATGTTGCAAGGTTCAAGTATTGAGAATCCTAACAAAAACTTCACAAACGTTAACCGAGTGAAATTATTCCAGAATTATTACGGTTATGGTGAAATAGACAAGGGGTATACAGATTACACAAAAATGAATGACTTTATTAAGAAACATCCCCAAGGCTTCTTAACAGAATCAGCCAATAGATATAGAGTTAATTACACATATACCTATCACGAATAAGGATAAAATAACATGAAAATTAATTTAAACAATGAAGACCTTATGCAAATGATGCTTGAGCCACGTGAATTTGTAGATGTCAGCTTTATCTTTATTAACGTTGTGATGGAGGGGTTGTCACCAGAAGACTGGTATCTCACAGAAATTCCTTCTGAACGTGTTTATCTTTTTGAGAATACAAGTAGTGATAAATTCTTTGACATTTATTTCTTAGATGATAATATTGTCCGTCCACAGTACTTTAAATCACCCGAGAACTGGGATGGTAAAGCAGAAACATATATCAATCTTCATGATGCAGAAACAATCAAAGAAGCTATTGAAAAATACGAAATAGGAGAATAACCATGAATAAAGAAATAGAATCACAACTAAAAAGAATCAAACCTGTTATTGAAAAGGTGGATTCTTACACTCAAGAACAAATGATTGAATTTGCAAAATTTGTTTCTGGGTACACAGCAGAATATGTTTCACAAGAAATAGAAGAAGCTTGTTGGGAAATGGAAGGTCATATGCTAGGAATATTTTATAGTGCTGAAAATGCAATTAAAGAATTATTTGAGGATGATGATGAAAAAGAATTTTCAGATAGCCACCCAAAACTTACTCTCGAAGATTTTTTAGGAAAGGATGGAATATAGTGACAGTAGATATTTTTACGAGTTATGAAGTACATTGCGATAGCTGTAATGGTGGAACACAACCACTTAGAAGATATGACCGAACGGAAGTAGGAATAATTTCTAATAAACAGATGGCTATTAAATATTGGCAAAATCAAGGATGGATTTTTGGAAATGGAAGTTTTTGTCCAGATTGCTATAAGAGAATGGAAGGAGAGCTAAGTAAATGAAGACTAAAAATGGAACTACTTGCTAATTATGATTTTAAGTCAGATATGGATTGTTTCCGTCAAGGAGAAATATTTTATTATCCTTGTGATTATAGCAAATGTGATAATTACCTTAGAATATTGAATGGTAAAGAAGATGAACTTGCTTTTCGTATCTACGGTACAGAGGAATCATCTGGTTTATTTTATGATAATAGTTATTGTTCACAAGAATGCTTGTGTAATACTGTAAAAGCTGGTAAATCTATTGGCATCATGATTAATTAAATAAAACACACTTATCTCTTGACAATCATCTGTCATTATGATATAATATATATATAGGTTAAAGCAATAGCCTAAATAACAAAACTTAATTCCAAAAGGAGAAAAACACTATGGCTAAAACAAAATTCTACGCACTCTACAATGGTACTCGTAAAGAAAAACATTCAGGAACTGAACGTGTCTTCGATAAGAAGTCTGGGAAACGTGTTCAAAAACAAGTTGAACGTGAAGTCTCTGTTGGAACTTCTTACGTATTTGATTTGTTGTCTGAAACACGTATTGGTGCTCGTCAAGAAGCATTGGCAATTGCTCGTGAAGAAGGACTTAAATTTGCAGGTTTGCATTTGTATAAATAATAAAAAAGAGAGAAATTAATTCTCTCTTTTTTTTGCAATATTTTCAAGGTCTTTAAACATCTTATCAACGTCAAATTCTTTGGGAACTTTTGCCTCTTTAACGATTGTCTTTTTGGCAGTCGTTTTCTTTTTAGTTCCAGTTGCTTTCTTTTTAGTACCCTTTTTAGGCTTTTTAAGAGCTTCAATCTCTTTCTTGGTATAGGCTTTAGGCTTAGTCCATTCAAGTCCATTCTTGACGAGATAAGCGTATGCAACAGCCATTGCATCAGACTCATCATCAGAATTAAATGTGATATTTAAATGTTTGCTTAAAATATCTGCAACTTCTTCTTTACTTGCATTTCCTTTATATAGCGTTTCACGTATTGTTTTTGCTGGATAATAAATATTGTCAACCTCGGAAAATACTAGGTTGAATATCCCATGAACACGGAACACCACCTGAGTCGATTTATTGAATCGTGTGAATCCTCTTTCAATTACAGCGACACTGGGTGGATATTTTCTTGTAAGTTTGGTTAATTCTTCATAAATAAATCTTAATTTCTTTGGATTCCTCATTTCCTCTGGAAGATTCTTATAGTCTTTGATGTTGTCCGTTCTTATACCACCAACATGTACTATCTCTTTAGTGTCTTTGTCTATAATAACAATGCCAGAGTTCTTCAACGAAGGGTCTAGTCCATATATATACATAAATAACTCCTTAACTCAAAAAATGGTGAGTATTTCACCCACCACATTAAATCTTATTCTTTAATTTTATCTGAAACTTCTGATGCTACAACATTTTCTCTAATAGATGGAGCTTCTAATGTTACTGTCTCTGTCATACCTTGTTTGAAATTGGCAACAGATGCTTCAATCAACATATTTAATTCAGCGTCTGTGATTTTGATTCCTTTCTCAGATAGAATTTCAAGAGCTTTATTTTTAGCTTCGTTATATTTAGTTTTATTGTCAGCTTCATTAAACACTTGTTGAACATATTTTACAGCAAGGTCTACAATTGTTTTGTTTGCATCTAACTTAGCTTTGATTGCATATTTATCTGCAACTCGTTGTACTTGTATTCCTGCAATTTTTGCAAGATATCCAATAATAGCTACCAATAGAGCTAAGAGTATAGGTGTGATTGCTTGTATTAATTCATTCATTATTTATTTTCTCCTTTTGTTAAAATAATATTTCCGTCTTCATCACGGCTTTTATCGAGTTCTTTTATTCTAGCTTCTACTTGTTTTTTAAGAAATGCTGGAACACGAGCTGATGTAATCTTTCCCTCAAGAATATTGAGAGCATACAACGTGGTAATTGCTTCATAAGCCATATAGTCTATCCTCCTTTCACACTGATTAAGTCCATTAAATCAAACGTAGATTGTTCATTAACTTCAACACGATTTTGAAGTGTCTTAATGTCTTCCTTTTGTTTTTCAATAATACTATCTTTGTCTTCTTCCCAGAGACCTCGTTCATAACTATAACGTGGGAATAAAATATTTTCGCTAGGTGGTGTGCGGACAAGACCCTCCCCTAGAGGAAGTTTGTCATCCACTTGATATGTCTTGTAGAATTTTCCATCTACTTTTTCATTTAACGGTTGATAAATTGTAATTGTTGCCATTTTTCCTCTTTTCTATTTTTAAGCTATTCTTCTAAAACGATATACAGAAACTGATGGTTGCCAGTTGTTGTGATTTGTATTATCTCCACTATTTTGAACACTAGCACCATCGCTATCCTGCTTGGTAAATAAACCATTATGTGAAGGATTGCCAGCCATAGCAGATGTTCCGTTAATCGCTACCTGAGGATATACTATGCTACCAGTACCCCATGCATAAGTATATGACTGATGCCCGTTGAAATGCTTAAAGTAGTGGCTATGTGATGTTAGGGGGTTAACTGAACCCACCGACCTATTTCCGCTGTTGATTGAATCATCTCCTTCATCAACACCAACTGTTACCCGACCATTGCCGAATCGTTCCCAACGACCTCCCATGATATTAGCAGGATTTTCACTACTAGTACTTTCAAATATACATCCTACTGGGTAGAATATGTCAATTAGTAATTTACCATTTATTGACATATCACCAGAAACTTGGAAATTTTCTTTGCCCTCTTCAAATACCTTACCGACTGATGCACCAGTTGTACCCCAAGACATAGGCACTTGTGCCACAGGAATAACTGTAGTAGATACAGTTGACATAAATTCATCGTACATTGTAATTCTAATATTATATACTTTATCTATGTCTATAGCATCTTTAACTATTTTTCCTGACCAGCTTTCCCGAGTGGCACTACTATTTTGCTCTAATAAAATCCAACTTTTATTCATCTGTTGATATTCTATTTTATACCCCATAGCATTATCGACACCAATTGCTTTTGAAGTTCCTGACCATGTGATATCTATAATCTCTTGAGCATCTTTCCTTCTTAGAGCCGATATTGTAGTGGTGGGATTGCTATATGGTGCTAGATTAATAGGTTGAGAGGAAGTGGCTTTATATCCACGACTATCTGTTACAGTCACTATGATGTCTAATTTTCCAGATTCTGCAACAAACCCTGAAACTATAGGGTTTCCTGTATATGTTGCATTACCAACTTTTGTTTCAATTTTAGAAATCGTACTATACATTTTAGAACTTGCATTTGTATCAACTTTTAATTTTGATTTTGATTGGACATAAACAGCTCCCACTGCCGTGGTTACTTCTGGACTTCCTTCTGATATTGTAAATCCATTAATAACTGGTTGGAATCTACTATCATCAACTGTATTTATTGTTAACTTTGCACTAGAAGAACCTATTTTTGTTTCACCACTATATGTATCACAAACTATTGTTCCCCATCCAGAAGTTTCGTTTGGAATGTACCTCGATAAATCCATACTTGGTGTTATATCTGTATCAACATAGTTAATTTTGTCTGCAAAAGTGTTCTCGTTTCCGTACCACTTGAATGTAAGAGTATGATTAAAACTACTACTAGCTCTATCAATATGTATATTTGCTCTATCACCAAAGTTGATTGTTGATGGATAAACAGAAACAGAACTTGTTCTTGGTATGGTGTTTAATGTTCCACCTCCAGAAACAGTCCGATTACCATAAAAAACTCCATTGAATGTTACATTTATATTGTATGTAGCAGAGAAGCTAAACGATTTTGTTCCATCTGCATTATGAGGTATAGTCCAATTACCTGCAAAAAGCAATTTCTTTTGATTTGCACCTAAGTCAGAAGAATTTGTCCATGTTCTTCTTTCTCCGTTTATCGTCATAGAGCCTGCATTTTGAACTGGGGCATACATTGCTCCATAAACGTCCATTGACTGTAAAAATAATTTACCTGTAATAACAGAGTTATTACTAGGTATGCTTTGAGATGCTATGTTCCACTCAAAGACTAACCTGTGTCTCGCAAATGAGACATAGGTAGAGCCACTTGAAGCCATTAAGTAATTCCTCCTACATATCTTATAATTGTTACTGGTGATTCATCTGAGAATTTAGTAATCAAATGATTACCAATTGTTGCTGACTCAAGGAAGACCCCTTTTTGGATATTAAGAACTTCCCCCGTAATAAATGCTACGTCAACGTTGTTATCCCAGAAGACGATTTTATCACTTGTTACTTGAATTGCCATTTTTGATTGTGCATTAGAAATGAACATTCCCTCTTCACTAAATGTAAATGATTCATTAATGAAATTCCATTTGACTTTCATTCTATCATAGAACCCCTCAACAATAGTTGTTCTATCATTTACATTGTTTATATCTTCTTTGTTTTGAGTTGAAACATCTTGAAGATTGTTAATTGTAGTTTGATAATCGTGTTCTAACCAAGATGTATAATCTTCATTAGAGACTGCATTTTGAGCCTGAACTAAAGCATCATTAGCTGTATTAGCAACAGATGCTAAATCATCGAGTCCTGCTTTATTTGATAGACCACTATCAGAACTAGCTTGAACATATCTTGGATTTAATTGCCATCTATAATCTGATGGATTTTGAGAGTCTTTTTCTCCAACACCCACATACATAGGTATTGCATCCTGCCATTGAGCTTGTGACTCACTTTGGCTTGGTGTCAAAGGAGTAGCGATTGAACCTGGTTCTATCTTTAAGTCCCATATACTAAATGTACCTACTTTATTAGCAAACCCATTAATATATAGCTGTTGGTCTGACTCACTTGGAATACTAGAACTGGTTCTTAGTTGAATAACAACTTTTTGGTCTCCGTTGCTAGATAAAATTGTAGGATTATTAAGTTGATTAACAAAATTATGTTGAGCTGGGGCATTGGCGAAGAGTACACCAGGTTTTATATCTGTTGATACGTTTGCCATGAAGCTTAGTACATAATCAGTATCAGGCTTAAATTTATCCTTTTGAAGACCTGAAAACATATAAACAGCCCAATCAGTAGAAGCTCTGGTGTAAGTAAAATTATATTTATAGCCACTATTAAAAGGTACATATTGTGCCGTGTATTCACCATTTCCGCCCAGTAGCCAACTTTTATCATTTGAATTACTTCCATCCAGCAGATTCAAGTTCGGATAAGTAGTACTGAATCTATCAGTTCCGTCAGCGTTCCAAGAGTATGCGGTATACGCATTTGAGTCCTGTCCTTTGAAGATTGCCCATTGATATTTACTGTAGTCTAAGCTTGATTCAACATTACTGTCTGTGTACTGACCGATGTAGCTTGGCCAGTCAGCGGTTGTGACTTCACTTGATGAGGGCATCCAAGGAGTGGCAGTTGAACCTAGTTCCCATTTATGACCAGCATTCCATAAGATTGAATCTGCACCTGAACCAGTTATTTCATATTTGGCATAAATAGTATCACCGGCTTTCAAAGTTACTTGAAATGAATCTCTTAACCAATCAAATGTATCACCAATTCGTTTATTGGGTATTATAGATCCAGTAGCACCACCATTTATAGTAACAAATCGATATACACTTACTGCACTACCAGACCCTTTTACATAAGCTGAGAAAGTGTAAACACCGTCTTTAGGGGCAGTAAATGTTTTATAGATACCGTTCCATTGAGCGGTTCTTTTCTTAACAGTTAATCCTTTATATGTTCCGTCAGTTACCCAACTACTTGAATTTGTCCAAGTCCCGCTAAAATCTTTAGTACCGTCTAACAAATTCAAATTCGGATAAACAGTGCTGAATCTATCAGTTCCGTCTGCGCTATAAGACCATGCTGTGTGGAAATATGAGTTATTTCCATTTTCTCCTAAAATACGACTCCATGTATAATCAGAAGGATTGATGCTGTCAGTAGCAGTGTAATCTGTGTAAGTTCCTATATACGCATATTTAACAGGATTGGTTAGATTTTCCACCTCAATCTCGATATCAAAATCCACTTGTGAGCTATCTGCTACGCCACCAAAGTTTAATTGCATCCAAACATTGCTAGTTGTTGCGGTGTATTCTAACTGATATTCCGTTGATGCTATAATTTCGTTTGGTAACACAATTTTACTTGTTGATGTAACGCTCTCTGTATATGCGTTGTTTACTACAAACTGCAAGCCATAGTTATTATATAATCCAAAGGCTAGGCGGTTGGTATAGTGGACGGTAAATCTAAGTTTGTCACCAACTTTAGCTGGGAATGATTTAGATAATACTTCATATCCGCTAGTGCCTTTTCCAGTAACTTTAAAACTTCTGTCGGCATTACTAACAAAGTTGTAAGTAGAACTAGACATTGAAGTGTTTTTCGCCCAGCTAGTAAAATTTAAAATATCTAGTCCAACAGCTGATTTATAATCAGGATTAAAATCAAGAGTACCGTCTGCGCTGTTGGCATAAGCAGTGTGAGTATATGCTTTATTTCTATCAATAATAACTGGCAAGGTTTGTTCATCAATTAAATTAAGTGTGCTTCCTGCAAGATAAAATTGTAATTTTACATGTGTTATATCCTTATCGAATGGTTTATATGTTACTATAGATTCATCAGAAGATGAAGTGTATTTAAGAAAATAATTCTTCCCACCATCTTTTGATTCATAAATTTTATATCTACCTAGATATTCTGTTGTACTGCCACCTACTAATTCTTGATTCCCTATTACAGTGATTGGTGTATTGACCCATTCGTCATAAGGTGTTTTTCGCAAAGAATCAGAAGTAAGCATCCAGCGATTTATGTTTCCTGATGTATCTTTATATTTCTTTATTTTAAACTCTTTTTTCAGAGTTTCTTTTCCTTGGGTTGCAACTATAACTATTGTTTCCAAGTCTGTTTTTGCTGATAAGACTTTTACTGTATTTTTTGAAACTGTATAAACTACATTGTTGTTTCTCTCAACAGAGAAAGTCCAATTGCTTGTATCTAAAACACCGTCTCTATATACATTCATTTCTGTCGAAGCATAATCATAATTTCCTGACGAGCCGTTAGGGTCTGTGAAAATTGTAATGAAGTCATTTGATAAAGTTGAAACTATAGTTCCCTTTAGAGGAGCTATATCATCTTCTGTAACGAGATTGGAGTCAGCTCCAATTGTAACTTTCTTATTAAGTTTTATTTCACCTGTATTAAGGTTGATGATAATTCCATCATCTTTGCCTTTAATAACACCCGCATTCATTACTAAGTCAGCGTTGAACTCTGTTTTACTATTAATCTCTAATAGCTTACCATCAATCTTGACACCTTCCTCAGAAAGATTTAATGCAGTAACAACATTATCATTTTTGACGTAATTCAAAGAAATTCCAGTTTCGAGAGTTTTTATTTCAGACCTAGTATAATCAAATGATATAATTGATTCTAACGCTTGTTTCTTTTTATCATAGTTGATAAATTTCTCTTTAAATACTTCTGGGGCAATTGTTGTTGTTTTTGTTATATTAGCATCATCTAAGATAGAATAACCATCTGATTGTTGTGTTTGATTTAAATATTTATTCAAATCTTCATATGCTATAACATACTCATTATACTCATCAGGATAAGGATTTTCTTTAGTAGGTTTTCCTCTTCCTTTCATGAAAGAAGAAATCATAGAGCTGTGTATATCTGTGATTTTAGTCCATTGATTCTTTAATTGTTTCTTTTCATACTCGTTGATTAAATTATCATTTGCAATCTCATCATAAGTAAGCAACAATTTATTCCATGATTCGATAACGTTCTTAGGGTTTCCCTCATGACCACTCATGATTTTAATTGAATCCATGTTGACTGTCAGACCAGTATTGTCAATAACAAAGCTACCTGAATCGTTTGTAATAATCAGATTATTACCTGCTAAAATTTTACCGATAAGTGTTTCAGCAATAACTCCATTAGGTGTAATTGATGTATTCCATGTCTTACCATTGTCTTTAGAGAGGGCTACAACACCTGATTGAATAATAATTACTTCGTTTGGAAAATCTGGGTTACGAACCATCATACCATGATTATCAAGAGTGATTGATTCATTTGCACCAGCGACAATACGATTATCGACCGCTTTAATTTCTTTATCTCTCCAAGCTGTAACTTCATCTTTAACTTCTACAATGTTGTTCCATTTGTATTTGTTATTTTCTAAGATTGAAGACGACGACTCCGCCTGATAAATAATTGTTGCTAATCTATCAAGAGCATCAATGTCATCCATATTGTCAGATATTTCAAGTTGGAAATCGCCAGAAACTAAATCACCACTATAACCAATGATAATTGATGTATATTCTTCATCTAATTTGTTAGATTTAATCTTAACTTCTTCACCAATTTCTAATCTTCCATGATACTTCTTAGACTCAATAGAATTAATGAATGATGCTAAATCTGTCTTAAATGAGCGTGTTGGTTTTTGATATTTCTCAAATTCATCTACAGTTGCTTTATATAATTCTTTTGCATCAATATATCTGTCATCTGAGAAATCTTTCTCATAAATAAATAATTTTAACTCTTCCACTAAATCTGCTCTAAAAGAATTTGTTGAGATAATTTCTTGATAACCAACTATTGTCTTATTCCAAACTTCAATAGTTTTATTTATAGAATCAATTTCTGAACCTTTGTCATCAACTTGTTTTTGTTTTGCAATGATTTCAGACTCTCTTTGAGCAGTCAAAGATTTATTGTTTGTTGACTTTGCAGTATCTAACAGAGCTTGTAGGGTAATCATTTCTCCGTCAAGGTCAGCTTTTTCAGACATTTTTTTTGTTAAATCAACATATCCTTGATTGATTAATTTTTGTAGATTATCAATTTTTGGATTATAGACTTTTTGTAATTCCATCAAATCTAACAAAGCATGAGCTAAATCATCAGACATGTAATCTGAATGGTGTAATACATTTTTATGTTCATCACGCTTAAATGGCTGTATGAAATATGAGAAATCTTCAATATATCGCATACCAGTTGGATTCGCTGATGAAATATCTAAATCTTCATTCCCTTTCGCATACATTCTTGTGACTATTTCTTCTGATGTTGATGAAATATCTATAGAATTTGCATAGTTTTCACGTTTAAGAACAACACCACGAAACACTCTTAATTCATCAATTGTTAAAAGATTTAATGTTCTTGTTTCTCCATCGAAATCTGTTATTGCTCCATAAGCTTCAATACCGCTTTGAATGGCTTCATATCTTGTTTGCTTATCTTGTTCTGAAAATGTTCTATATGTATTTTTTAATTTATTTGAAATGTGTCCCAGTTTCCAAGGTGACTGTTCGAGAACTTTACGGAAATATTCTTCTGCTCCAATACTTGTTCCATCTATCGTAACATTTGTTGTTCTGAGTTCACTCTCTAAACTATCACAAGATATCTTAGTTGTAATTCCGTCACTTGAATCATTTTTTTCAATGGTTATGATTCTAAACCAATTTACTCTACCTCCATACCACGTTAATTTAATAAGTTTCTCTTCTTTGATGCTATCTAGGTCAGGGTTTTTGATGTATTCAATTTCATCAGTTACACCTTTACTTTTAGACTCTACCAAATAAGGTATTTCAAATTCAAAATGTGGGAGTGAGTTTAGTTTAACATCTGATATATTAGCTGTGTTAATATTTGAGATGTTCTGTGTTATGACTTTACTAGGAAGAGCAAGTTGAACCTTAAACGGTCTCTTACTTCTAGTTAGGTCTAGGTCTAACCCTAAATCTTTTAACATAGCATTTACTCCTCTATATATTTCCTTTATACTCTATTATACCATAATTCTTGCATAGGCGCAAGTGCAAAGTTATATATATAAAAAAAATAAGATGCCTAAGCATCTTATTTAATATAGTATGGTTGATAGGTAATAATGACCTTGAGGTTTTGACTTGCTGGGACACTAACTGTATTTACCTTTTTCAAAAAACTTAATTTAGATAAATCTCCCACATAATCTGAATAATGATATACATTATCTAAATTACTAGAAATTTCTTCCTCGTAAGGATTTATTGTAACAACTTCATTTGCTTTCAAATTCTTTATCTGTAGTGTATATCCATTTACTGTTATTGAATATGCTCCATCTTTCAATGGATATAAATCAATATTCATCTCTGGATTTATTTTACCATCCAACGTAACACTAATTGAATCTTTGTTTGCCATCTTTTCAAATGACAAGATATTTCCATACATATATGGAGAGTTAGTTATCATAGAAACAACTATATAACCTCTTCCAGTTCCTGTATGTACTATCCTAGATTCTCCATTTGGCATCGCATAGACAAATTTATTCAATCCTTCAAATTGTAATTTACTGTAGTACTCTTTACCATAGAGCCAATCAATTACTTTGTTGATTAATTCATCTGTGAAATCTTTCTCGAAAGCTAAATTCAATTCAAATGACAAATCTTCATAAGTCACACCATTGAATAGTGATTTTCGTACATCTTTCACCGTCTCTGAGTTAACAGTTCGACTTGCAACTAATGCTTCATCAAACATTCCATTATCCATAGAAACGTTTATAATTCCAAATTCGCTAGTATTCTTTCCGTTGTATGTAAAACTCATCTTATCTTTAATAGTACTCATTTTACCAACTTTCTATAAAAATAATTGAAGGGTGGGTTACACCCTATCCAATTATCTACGTGATTTCAATCTATCCATAACTTCGTCTGCAAATCTAACAGCACCTTCTTTGTCACCACGATAGTTTTCAAAGTTGAATTGCATATCGCCTACAACTAAGCTATTACCAGACTTAGAGGCTTGTATTGATTTTATAAAGTCATTGAGTTGATTTTTAGTTTTGTCTACAATTGATACTGTTTTTAAAATATCGCTTGTTTGATTTTTATTTAAGACCATTTCTTTCTTGTGGAGCATGGCAACTTTGCCTTGATTGCCGAACCAATCACCAGTATAACCACCAGTATCAAAGGGAATCAACAACTTTCTACCAATTGGAACTCGGTAAGGGTCAATACCACCATTGGCTTTTTGAATCTTAGTCCATTGATAATAATTTCCATAATACTTCTTAGCTAAATCCCAAAGTGTATCTCCATTAACAACTGTGTGTGTAGCTTTTACTCCTGTTTGTCTTGCAGGTCTTGATGCAGGTTTTGGTTCAGGTGGAAGATAAGGATTTACATCTCTATGTGCTATAAACGAACTTGTTGCACCAGTAGTATAGTTAGGGTTGTTGACGTTGTTTCCTTTTTGTTGACTTGCATTCAAGTCATTTAAGTTTTTATTTATACTATTGAGTTCTGTTAATTGGTCTTTTATACTTAACCATATATTTGATACATCAGTTAGATTATCTCCAACAATAGATTTGATATCATCAGGACTCAAGTTTTCTGTCCCCATGATTCCTTTTCCATTGCCACTCATTAATTCAGATAGTTCATCTTGCATATCATTCATCATTTGAGTTAAGACATTTGTATCACCTGCATTCCATTTGTCTACTGCATTTTTCCATGATGTATCATCACTGATTAACTTATCATAATAATCTTGAATTTGTTTAGACTTATCATTGATTTCACTGACATTATTATCATAATTTGTGTTTTCATTATCTTTATTTTTATTTACTTGGTCGAGTTGTTCTTGTTTTTGTTTATCAAGTTGTTCTTTCCAGAGTGTATCTTGTCTCTCTAATTGAGCATCTGTGATATCTTTATTCAAGTCCGTCAGTTGCTTTTGCAAGTCTGCTAAAGCCTTTTTACCCTCTAACGAATTATCTCTTGAAGCTAATGATATTTTTTGCATAAAATCTGCACGTTTAGCATTAAAGTCTTCTATCTTCTTAGCATATGTTTCTTCGGCTTTTTCCGAATCACGTTCTTTCACTTTTGCATCGTAGACTTCATTTATTTTTGAAATCTCATCATCGTATGATTTTATTTTTGCATCATGTGTTGTTTTTAGGTTTTCAAGCTCTTTTTCAGTAGATTGTTTGCTTAATGTTTGCATTTGTTTATAATAGTTTTTGAGTGAAGATACTTCGTCTTGTGCAACTTTTTCACGAGCATCGGCAACTGCTTTTTGTTCTTTTAAGGTATCAAGAACAGCACTATTATAATTCTTTTGAGCTTCCTCAAGCATCTTTTGCATTTCAATAGCTTGTTTAGATGAAGCACCATATTTTTTGCTTGCATTATTATATTCAGCTTGATATTTAGCAACTTGATTCTTGTACGTAAGTTCAAGTTTTTGTTGTTGCTCTATCATGTCATATTGAATCTTAAGCTGTTGACCTACATCATTTGGATTGGTGTATTGAAGTTTCTCGTTCTTGAAGTTTAATGCATCTTTAGCTTTTTGAATAGAACCAATTGTCTTATCCCAATTGTTTCCAATATCAGCAATATAGTCAAGATAAATATCAATGTCACTTTGTCTGATTTCGTTATTAAGATTTTCAATTTGTGTTTCAAGTTTCCACAAGTTACCTGAGTTTGTGTCATACTCCTGTTGCAACTCATTGTAACGTTTGCGTTGAGCTTCTGTATGTTTATTTGTATGTCTTAATCCTTCAAGTTCTTTAGCAATTGCATTTTGACGTCTAATCATTGCTTGATACTGAGCTTGTTGTTGGTTTAATAAACTCTTGTTTAAGTTTTGAATACCAAGTAACTGATTACGATAAGCAACTGTATTCTCAATTAATCGTTTCAAAACAGATTCTGATTTGTCAATCTTAGTTTGAGTTTGGTCGATTGTTAAACCTGCTGTGTCTCTATGATAGAGAGCATCTAATGAGTTACCAGCACTTTCTCCGAACACAGGAATAAATTCTTGCATTGTCTGAATAGCTGGGGTGATACTAGGAACATAAGTACCTGCTCCACCTTCTCCTGAGCTACCAGAACCAGATTCGCCTTCACTTCCTGCAAATCCTCCGCCTAGTGCACCCATTCCATTAGTACCTCTTATTCCGAAGAGACTACCTAGACCAAGTTTTTGAGCTGTTTGTAACCACAAATCAATACCACGGTCTCTACGTTGTGGGATAAGTGGGATGATTGCTTCTTCACCCTCTTCACCATGCCACGCAAGTTCAGGTGTATCAACGAATCCACCATTATAGTATCCGTGTCCACTATAAGCATTAACTAATGAACCATACCTACCGAGTGCATATCTGATTGAAGCAAGAATGTTATCGAGAGGGGAGTAGATATTATTATATCCTGGCATTTTATTCGCTTGGAAAGTTGGGTCAATAACTTGCATAAGACCTTTAGATGGTGTTCCATTCACAGCATTAACATCCCAACCATTGATTGCCATTGGGTTACCACCAGACTCAGTTTGCATTTGATATAGCAATGCTTGCAAGTTTTGTGGTGTGAATTGACCAGTCATCATCAAAGCTTGTGAAGCTACGCCAGTCCATTGTTGAACACCTGCACCAGCGACACCTCCACCGCCTCCTCCAAACGCACCTGCTAAAGCAGAGAAGTCGCCTGAGACGTAAGCTTTAATTTTATCTAGTGTATCAAATACTCCGCCACCAAAGTCTTTAAATACTTCTTTACCAAGTTCTTTAAGGTTTCCACCTGTTAAACCATTACTCAAACCTGCAATTACATATCCACCTAATTCCTCGAACACACGAGATGGTGAGTGAATACCTAATGCTGATTTGAATCTTGTTACCATGTCATCTGCAAGTCTTTGTAGAGGGCTTGAAGCTGAACTCATGTTGTCACTAATACCCTTACCAATCTGAGCAGGGATTGTACTTGCAATTCCATATAGTCCAGCAGTTCCAGCACGCAAAGCATGTTGCATAGCTGTTGACATATTATTAACTGCACTGACGGAACTAGCACCCATCTCTCGTATTTCACGAACGACATTTTGTCTAGTCCATTCACCACGAGAAACAATATTTTGTGTTCCGCTATTCCAGCTACCAACCATTGAAGATGTAGTTTGACTTATTATAGATGGCAATGTTTGTCTTACGGTATTCCAAATTCCAGTCAAAGATTGCACTACCGCAATAGATGTATTTTGATAGTTAATAAGTGAACTTGCATCAAACACCATTTGTGCATTTGCTTGAGCTATCGCAGTCGCAACCATTCCTCCGAAACTAGAAAGTATTTCAGAAACTTCGTTCATTTTGGTTTGAACTTGACTTTTTAAGTTATCAAGAGAGCTAGTGTCTACATTTCCAATTCTTAAACTAGAAGATAGAACTCCTTTAATATACCCCATATCACCTGATAAAGCATTCTTCATTCTTGTTGATTGAGCAACAATTTCATCAACTCTTTTTGCAAAGTCTTCTGGCAAATCAAATGAACCTTTGACTGAAAATGAGATAGAGCCAGCTTTTGATTTTATATTATCAATTGCTGTTGAAGCTTCGCCAGCTCTCTTAGCAATATCTGCTAATTGTCCAGCTAAAGTTTGAACTAAAGGAGATTTTCCTAAAACATTTGTATCTAAGAGATTACCTGTTGCACCAGTTTGATTTTCTATAGATTCAATCAATCTGCTCAAAGCTCCAGATTTATCTTGAAGGTCTTCAACCGAAGTTTTAGCTTGACTCAAATTATCTAAGTCCACTGGTAAAACCGCTGTTTTAAAAGTTATAGGGGTTTCAGCTTTTTTAGTGATACTATTGATTGTTTCTGTAACAGGGTTGAGTCCTAATGTATCACCTTGAGCTTTGACTGTTACAGTTGTCCCATCACTTTGTTTAAGTGTATCTGTTTTTTTCTGTGCCTCATCTACAGAACTACTATCTACATTAACTTTTCCTTCTGTTGTTTGTCCAGCAGAATCGTGTAATTTATCTGAGGAATCTTTAGCTCCGTCAATTTTACCTTTAGCTTCATCAGCTTTCTGCCCTGCTGTAGTAAATAAAGTATATTCCTGTCCATTTAGATTTACTTTGTAGGTAAATCCATCTACTTCATTACCAGTTTGAACAAGTTTACCGCCTAATGCTTCAATCTCTTTGTTTGCTTCCACCATCCAAGTGTTTTGCTCACCTTTTTGATTTAAAGCAAATTGTAGCTTACCTTGCTTATCTATAACTGTTTCAATATGGTCTCCAATATACCCGTATTGAGTAGATATTCCAGAAATCCATTGTTGTAGTGCACCTTGGTCATCTGGAGCTTGTTGTAATTTTTTAAAGTTGTCAGATAAGAATCCAGTTGCCATCTGTACTTTATCGAGAGAATTTCCTGTTGCATCAGCAGCACCTGATAACTCATACAAAATTCTGACATTATTGTTTGCGTCTTTGAATCCAATAGACATAGCACCCGTTGTTTTATCTTTTACAACTTGAAGTTTATCTCCATATTTTTCCACCAAACCATTTAATTGGTCAAAATAAGATAATTTAGAACCATCGAGTAATTGAAAACTTTTAACAAACTTACCACTAGCATCAGTTGTTATAGAAAATTGACCCTGTAATTGATTGAGATTTTCTTGTAATCCATTGAATAAATTATTTTCAGTATTTGTATCAGTTGGATTTTTTGTCATCTCATCAATAGCTTTTTTTAATTCTCCTGCATGTTTATCTACTTCTTCCTTATTTCCTTTTAAAGAGAAGATAAGTTGAGAGTTTACATCAGTCACTCCTTTTTTAGCATAAGACAACATTGTTTGAAGTATATTAAATGCTTCCTGAGACATATCGGGAAAGGCTTCCCTTAATTTATCTGCTGGCATATTTGCTAGAGCTGAAATCTCTGGAGCAGATTTACCATTCATCGCTTTATATGCTTCATATATTTCTGTTGTTTTATTTCGTATTTGGTCAGAAGCAATACCTGTTTTTGCAGATAATTCATTTATTCTTGCTGTAACATCAGCTGAGCTGTTAAATACATCGATATTCAACCCTTTTAAAGATGATAAGTATTCTAGTTTACTACTGACATCTTCCGACTCTCCATCTTTCAACCCTAAGAGTTCTTTTTGTGCATCTATAGCCTGATATGTTGAATTAGTCATATTGTCAACATCATCAGAATATGACGTTAAAGCATCTGATGCTATTTGAGCTTGAATTTTTTGATTACCTAATTCAGTACCAAGTTCCATAGTATATCTCTTGGCATCATTTGTTGAGAATCCTAGATTTTCTAGTTTGGTAATAAAATCAGCTGTATTAAAATCTTTAGAATTAGAAGCCATCTCTGAAATAGCAGAGGATAACATTTTAATCTGTTCTGGTGCTTTTCCTGATTTTTTAGTCGCATCACTCATTGATGCACCTACTCTATCAAGAAGTGCTACTGCCTTTTCGCCACCACTTCCACCTATGCTAGAAACCTGTTTGTAAGCCTCGGTAACTGCTGTACCAAATTCTTTAACTTTACCTTTTAGATTTTCTTGAGACTTAGCGTAATCTTTTGATAATTCTTTACTATCAACAGAATATTGGTTTATCTTAGCAAAGGAATCAATCATTCCTTTTCCTGCTTCCGATACTCCTTTCATAGCCCCTTTTGATGTTAACCAAGCTTGTGTGTTTTCAGATATTTTTGTTGCATTATCTGCTAATTGTTTTGATATTTTACTTTTAGACTCGGTTATTTCCAAATCCATAGTTTTTATTTGATTTGGAATTTGTCCACTTCTATCATCACCGCTATCTAATACTTTTTGAAGAGTCTTTATTTCTTTACTATAGTATTGTATGTTTTCGTATTCTTTTTTATACTTAGCTTCTCTCTTAGACATATCGTCAGAAAACTTCTTATCATTTTCTTTTAATCTTTCAGCGTTTAATTCTGATGTAGCCTTAGCTTCTTTTTTAATAGCTTCTGTTGTCTTTAAATGTGCTTTACCATTGGCATCTGTATATGCTATTGCATTTGGCAAAATGTTGGCAAGTTCTTTTACAGTATTATTGTATTCTTCTTCTTGCTTAGAATCTAACTTGCCAGATTCTTTAGCTTTATTTAATTTGTCATATTTAGCAATGATGTCATCAAAATTATTTCCATATTTATTAAATTGTTCAATGGATTTATCTACGTTTGAGTTGTATTTATTTATTAAGTCTTCTTGATGTTTTTTGGCTTTAATTATCTTTTCTGTAACAAACCCAACCGCAGCCATAAGAGCTGTTAAACCTAGCGTTACACCTGCTGTAGATGTTGCAAATGTCAACATTGCAGAACCAACACCCTTAAGAGTTGCTTTGGTTGCCATCAGTGATGTCGATAAGAATCCTTGTGCAGTACCAAGTCCTTTCGTTTCTGTATGAGCTTTTTTCATTTCAGTAACTGTTTTGCTGAATGAGCTATCGAAGCTTTCAAAGATTTTTGTAAAACCTAGTTTTTCCGACATTCCCATAGCTAATAATTGTACTTCATCACTAAGATACCTAAGAGAATTTTTTGAATCAATACTTTTCTTAGCTACATTGGAAAGACTCTTGCTGAGTCCTCCAAAAGTAGAACCTAACAATGTGACAGTTCCAAGCATTGCTGGTAATGCACCAATATTACCAACTAATTTAACTGCGACATCTCCTAGTTTTGCTAGAGAGTCTATTCCTACCATCATTCCATCAGACAAGAATGCTTTCCCAATAGCTAATGCCAATTCAGTAAAGCGAGTTTTTAATGCATTTATTTTCGCTTCGAAAGATTGCATGTAAACTCCTTGTTCTTTCATTGCTGAATTACTAGAATTTAAACCTGCATTTGTTGCATCTAACCCCATTTGCCAGTTGTTCATATATGCTAAGAAGCGTGACAGTTGATTACGACCTGCAATTGTTACACCAATGTTTTGTTGTTGTTCTTCTGTAAGACCACTCCATTTGCCAGCCAATTCACCAAGGATATCATTGACAGGTTTCATTTCTACTCCATTCTCACCAATTTTTCGAACAGAGACTCCTACTGAATCTAAAATGTCAATAGAGGGTTGCATTGTTGTTATGCGTGAATAGATTGTTTTTAAAGAGTTACCAATTATAGCACCAGATTCTTGAGTAACTGCACCGATTGCAGTTGTTGCACCTGCAACTTCTTCCATAGAAACCCCAAATGTTTTAGCTGTTCCTCCTGCTTTTGATAGAGATTCGGCAAGTTGTTTGGTTGAGATTGAGTAGTTATTGTCTATTTCATTTAATGCATCCACAATATGAAGAGAATCTCCCGCAGATATGTTGAAAGCATTCATCGTTCCGACTAAACTAGAAACCGATTCATCAAGATTCAAATCTGAAACATTAGACATAATTACAGCTGTCTTTGTTGCAGTTAATAATTGTTGTTCTGATAAATCACCAAAAGTTCGAGAATACTCACCCAATGCATCCAAAATATCATGAACGTTATTCCCCAACTCTTTAGACTGCGTTATAGCACCAGTTAGAAGATTATCTGTATTGATTCCTGCACCAGCAACACGTTGGATTTCAATCATTTGTTTATCGATTTCCATTATCTCACTACTAATACCCTTAAACCCATTAACAACAGCATATACCCCTTGCATAGATAAGATATAGCCAGGGATGCGCTTCATTGCAATTCCCATTTGTTCCATAAATCCTAATGATTTATTTTCATTATCTACAATGGCTTTACCAGTCTCTTTGACAGCCATTTGTGTAGCTGTTGTAGATTTATTTATCTGGAATGTGTATGCTTCAACTGTTTTACCAGTCCCAGCCATTTTAACTTTTACTTCATTTACAGCTTGTCCAAATTGATTTGTTTTTTCTGTTACCGAAATAGTGTTGACTTCGCCTTGTTTTAATTCTCCAAAATATCTCTTTAAAGCAGAAGTGTCAACTGTTCCACCATTTAAAGCCCCAAAAATTCCACTTTGAATATTCTTTAGTTTAGGGTCACTAGCACTAGCACTTATCAATTCAAAGTTACGAATCATATCTTTTTGGTCACGTTTTGCTTCATCTAATTCTAGTGATAAAGTCCGACCTAGTTGTTTTACTGCTTCAATAGAAGTTTGCGATGCTTTACCTAATTGGTCAATAGCACTGCTTGCTTCTCCATCACCATATTTTCCGATATCTTTTAAGCTTTGAATTAATTTCTCTACAGCACGTTGCTGTTGAGCCATACTAATAACTGCACTTGAATTACTAGAAGCCATTTGAATTTCTTTAAGAGAAAGTTGTGCTGTTTTTAACCTCATAATAGATTCTGTTAAATCTTTTACGCTATTAGATTGGTTCTTAGTTGCATTTATTTGAGCAAGAATATCGCTAGTTCGACTCATTGCTTGTTGTTGATTTGCACCACCAGACATATTGTTTCTGATGCGATTATATTGTGCTTCTGTTTCCTGCAATGATTTAATGAGTTTTTCACGAGTTCTGAATACTTGTTCGTCACTCTTATATTGTGCTTGCAATGCTTTTAATCTTGAAGATGTCGCATCTAACTGGTGTGAATCCATATTGTTTAGATTTGCACCCAACTTCTTAATTTCTGCCGACGCTTTAGAAACATCTGGAATCATTGAAGATATTGTTTGGTTCAAGTTTCTTTGTAATGCTTCACGTTTTTGTTGTGCAACTACAAGTTCTTTTTCAGCTCTAATAGCTTTATTAAGTGTTTCAATTTCACCAGTGGAGATAAATTTTTGGTCTTTAAGTTTGTTGAACATCTCAACGGAATTAGAGTCTTTGAGGTTTGTTTTCAAGACTTTAACAGTTTCACTGAGAGATTCCATTTGTCTACGAGCTTTATTTGTTTGAGCTTCCATCTTATTGACTTCTGACTCTTTCATCAACTCAAACCCACCAGTATCTTTGAGTTTAAACATAGCTGTATACATTTCGCCAGTTTCTTTTTTAACTGTCGCTGACATTGTTTCTACATTTGTTGTATAATCACGAAATACTTTAGTTGAAAACTCTCCACCACCAAAAGCTTCTGTCATGTATCTTTTAACGTCTGTAAGGTTGTTTTTGATATTGGCTGTAGTCTTATCACTCATGATATTGCCAGCTTCACTATCAGAAACCTCTTTTACTTTTTTAAGAGCTGTTGAATAGTCTTTTTCAAAATCATTAATAATCTTTTTGATTTTACCAAGTTCACCTGCAATACGAAGAGCAGAGCCATTGACGTCAACATCAACATCTAACTTGATAGGTCTAATGCTAGGAGACTTTTGAATCTTTGCTTGAATTTGTTGAATTTGATTACTTAGGTTTTTAATAGAACTATCAATAGTAACATCTAGTTTGATAGCATTTTGAATTGAAGAAGAAGTATTAATTTTGTTTTGTAGTTCTTTAAGTTTAGCATTTATATCTTTGATATTATCTGTTAATTCTACACCAATTTTAATAGAGAGGTCTTTATTTCCATTGATTAAAGACTGCAATCCTTTTTTGATTTCTTCTGCCGAACGTTGTTTGTCTATACCAACAGCAATATCTATTTTGTTGGATTTTAATATTGCTTGTAATTGATTTGCCAAGTTTCACTCTCCTTTTATTAAAATAATGCGTCTATCTCATCTTCATCATCTCTTACGATATATATTTCTGTTGTGCTAGACGAATTATGTCCTAGTAATTGCTGAACAGCTTTGATGTCTTTTCCATCTTCAACAACACTATTAGTTGCCCTAGAGCTTCTAAGTAAGTGAGGATGAACTTTTTTACCGAGGAATTTACCCCATTGTGTACACCAAGCGTTAAACATGTCTGGTGAAATTTGTTTATATTCACCTGTTTCTTTAGAACGAGAAACGAACATGTATTCACAATCATCTTCTCCACGTTCCTCAATCCATTTTTGAAGAGCAACCATAGCATCTTCACCGAATTGGAATTTTCTTATTTTTCCTGTCTTACCACGACCCTTAGCACGTATGCTGTGGGTCATATAATAGTTTTTCTCGACCCCTTTAGGATTGACATACTTACTGTATCCAACTACTTCTTTTTTAAGCTGACGTGACTCTTCTCGTCTACAGCCAGTTTGATAAGTGTAAGTAAGATAGGCTAGTTGTTGCCATCTTTTATTATCCATTAAATGTTGAGTTAATTTTTTAATCTCAGCACTTGTTAATGGAACTTTTTCTTTCTTCTTCTGATTACCAACATTGGGAACAGCCTTTGTAAATATGTTCCGTACATTAGGATACTCATCAGACCAGAATGCTTCGATGTGTAAATAGAATGCACTCACAACACTTCGTTTAAATTTAATAGCTGAATCACTAAGACCAATGTCTACTAATTTATTTTGATATCGCATTGCATCACGAATTTTTAATTTTGTAACAGGTTTATTACCCAGTTCGTCATAAACAAACTTACAAAAGATATATAGACCAGATTTATATTGTTTCAAAGTCTGGTCACTCTTTTGTGATTGTCGTAAAAAATCTTCTACTAATTCAACTGTGATAGGGTCTGCAAGTTTCTTAAATTCCTCATCTGAGAAACCAAGAATCTTTGCATTTTTTTCGTAAAGTTTCATTGTTTACCACCCGTCCATTTTATTTCTAATTTTATATTATCAGGTAAAGCTCTGCTTATTTCAGACTCAACTCTCTCTATGATATGCAATGGTGGTGAATAAGCGAACCTATCAGGTTTAGCACCAAAAGAACCCCAACCATCATTCATTGCCATAAATACGTTCCGTTTAGCTCCACCTTTGTTGAAATCATATTGTTTCATATAACTGTCTTCAAATTGAACGCTGATTTCAAGAGTACCATCATGTTTTAAAGCAACCTTTTTATCAAGTTTGATACCTTGACGTGTTCTGCCTGTTCTGACATATTGCTTTGGAGTATATGAATGAAGGTATTCATCCCATTTACTAAGAAATGATTTATGCAAGTCTTGACCTAATTTATTTAATTCTTTTTTGTAGTATTTTTTGGCTTCATCTTCAAGTTCTCTTTTTAAAGATTCTACAACCTGATTAGCCCAAACATCAATATTTTCCATTCTTACACTCCAAAACAAAAAAATGATTGAACTAAAAATCCAACCATTTTTTTATTAATCTTTCACTTAAATGTTAGTTATTTAGTGGTTATCTTATTTTTTATTGTCTTTTTCAATTTTTTCAATTTGCAAACGTAAGTCTTCTGTTTTTTTAGTAATTTCATCTGTTTCACGAGAAATTTTATCTGTAATTTCCTTAACCAAAGATTGAATAGATTCAGGAAGATTTTCAGAAATATCATTAAAAATTCCAACATCCATTAAGTCAATTAAGAAGTTTTGTTTGTCTTCAATTGTTTCACCGACTTCAAAATCAGAGAATACAGCAAGAAGGTCTGCAATTACGAATGAGCCTGCAATAATGTCAAACTCATTTTTGAATCCTTCATTTTGTTTGTATAGCTCCATAATGAGACCATCTTTATTTTCATCTTCTGAAAGAAAATATGAAAGAGTTTCTCGAATCTTAGTCTCAATTTCTGCTTTTTTACTTTCAGTAGGTACAGTATCAATGTTGTAGTAGAACTCTTCACCATCAATCGTAACTCCAACTTTCATAATTCCACGAGACTTTTTAATTTTCGCTTGAATCTGAGCGGGTGTTAAATGTTTAGCTGTTTCTTTTTTGGCTGTAGTTTTAGTAGTTTTAGCTTTGGTAGTTTTTTTAGGTTTTTCCTCTTGTGTGATGTCAACTATTTTTTTATCTGTCAAAGTGATTTCTCCTTTAATTCTTTCTTATTACTATTATACCATAAAATGAGAAGAAGCGCAAATGCAAACTATGCACTTCCCCCATCTCCTTTTAACTGGGATTCTAATTCCTTTATTCTTTTCTTTAAATATCTATTCTCTTTGGTTAATATTTCAATCTTATCAGCTAATTCCTTTTCCATCCTATCTTTTTCAGCAATGATTTGAGTCTTATCATACCTTATCGTCATGTTATCATTCTTTAGGATTTCATTCTCTTTTTCAATCTTATCAACTCTCTCTACTAAATGGTTGTATCTTTCATCTGATAAATTGATTTGAGTTGTCATTTTATCTATCAAATCATGTTCAGTCGTCTTTCTTGAATTGAACTGATTAAATAATAACCCTAAGAGTGCAACACCACCTGCGCCACCAGCCCACTGTAATATATCAATCAGTTTCATATAGGAACACACTCGCTTTCATCATATATATTAATTGAACAATTATAGGTATGATTAGTATATGTTTTAAATTTGGTGTTTGTGATAGTCCTAAAATTAATTGGTTAAGGTATATCCAGACCCAAACAACAGTAAGCAAAAATACTACTTTTCTATATATCTGTGTTTTATTAATATACACAATAGCGAGAACTCCTAAAGATATAAAAAGAAGAGAAAAAAGAATGTCAAAGCTTCTATTCTCGGAAAGGGTAACAACAACTATCTTGGTCTTACCAAAGTCTTTCAGGAGACTAATTATTCCAACCACTATGGTAGCTAATGAAACTGTCCAATTAAACATCATTAAACTTTTAATCTTTGAATCTCTATATGCTTTAATAATTTTGAGAAAATCGTCATTCATGTCTTCCTCCTTTCAATAAAAAAAAAAAAAAAGGAACTGAGCTACTTAACAGCCCAGTCCTTATGTAGCGTATTATCTATTAGACAATAGTGATAGAGTACAAGTCAGTTGATTCACCATCACGAAGAATATCAAGGTTGAAGTCGAACGTAGAAACGTTTTCAGCATCCATTGTGAATGTGAAACCAGCTTGAAGTTGTGCTTTAGGAATCATGAATTGTGCAACACGGTCTTTACCAGTAGCATTATCACGTACAATTGTATCACCAATTACACGGTAAGCACCAGGGAATTTATCAGATACGAATTTAACTGTTTTAGCAGAACTAGGTGCTTTATATTCATAATATGCTGAAACGGTTGTTTGACCATCCAACCCTGTAACACTAGTACCTGAAACTCTAGCAGCAGACACTTCTTTACCATCTTTATCAACGATTGTTACTTTTGTGCTTTCAGATGGAGTCTCAGATAGAGTTGCTGTATTAGTCTTAACAGCAAGTTTTTCACGTTTGTACAAAGTTGTACCAGCTACAACTTCTGTACCAGCAAGAACAGCCATTGATTCTAGTGAAAGCAAAGCATCTTGCATTTGAAGTGTTGCTGTACGAGAGTAGTTCCAAGTCATAAGTTTTGCATTACCACGACCACCAGTAGCATCAGTTGTTTCTGAAGCGTTTTCGATACTTGAAGTTTTTAAAGTATCGAAGAACAATACTGGTTTACCAGTTGCGATATCGAAAAAGATTACGTCTGCGACTTCTTTAATACCAAATTTACTCATTATTTAGTTCCTCCTAGGATTTATTGGGGTGCTCCCCAATCTGAAATTTCATTACCGCCATAGATTGATGCTTTGACAGACATTTTATATCCCTCAATTGCATATAGGCGAGAATGTTCATCGTATAATTGATAGAGAGTATATTCTAAAACATTAAGTTTATTTGTTGAAGGACTCATTGCAGTTACAGCGCTAATAATATCCGCAATGTCACGGCTACTATCGGCTTTTTCTTTTGCTTTGATTTGTTCAACTTTTTCTCTGTTTCTTCTAAGTTTCTCTAACATTTTTTTAGCTTTCTCATCATAAGGATTTTCTTCATTATTAGTTTTGCTATCTGCAAACCCATTAATGATTTTGACCTTATTTATGATTGTAGAGAAAGTCTCTTTGTCTATAAGTTTAACGTCTTCATCGGACGAGAGATTTTTATATAATAATCTATCGTACTCTACCTCAATAGACCCCTCTGGCAAGCCAAGAACAAACTCTAGTGAGCTTGTAAAAATTTTTTTATACTCATCATCAGTACAGACCATCAGTTGCATATCCAGAGCTGTTAGCTGATTACGCTGTTGATATAACTCCATATAATTAGGTGAGTCAATAAACATTTTCATAAAATCATCAACATCTCTCAGGATATTGCTGACACGAAACAAGTACTCACTAAATCCAATATTGGAAATTTCTTTGAGCTTAAATTGTTTCAGGGATAAAAAATCGTTAACTCGAATACTGTTTCCTAGTATTAAATTTAGTTTATCATCTACTTGAATCAACTTTATCACCACCCTTTTCAATAGCAATAGTATCCAAGTAGACTCTTATACATTCGAATTTGCTATTTACTGTAAGATGTGTAAAACCAATTGGTACAGGTAGTTTATCTACTCTTTCTTTTGTCAAGATTTGATTAATTCTGTTCATTAAACCATAGGGTCTAATTATTTTAACTTTTGATTCAGAATCAGAAGTTAACCACATATCGTGAGAACAAATTATATCTAAGTTTAACTGACTCTTAGAATAAACCCCTTCTTTACTTAACGTGCCATCTGAAAAATATATGCGAACAAAAATTCCTTCGGATATTGCAGGTTCTGGGTCAAATGGGTAAGCTTTGATTTTTTGATTATCATCTTTTTCTTTGATAATAAGTCCATTATCAAAAACTTTTTTTGCTTCTATATCGAGCGGTCTCCCCAAAGATTTAGCATCTTTAAAATATAATAACTTAAAGATATCTTCGTCTTCCTTGAGAGCATCCATAATACGAACAATAGCTGTACTCATTTTATCAATTGTATACGCTTGGATTTCAGCTTGTTCATCCAACATCATTTGATAATTTTTAGTAGGCATTCCCATTACCAGCCACCCCTTTCATCTTCCTCGTCACTCTTTACATTCCATATATCTTGATACGCTATTCCAGTTTCAAAGTTATCTTTCGCATCATTTCTTATATCTTCTTTGAGTGTAAGTTGTAAAACACCATAGTAATCACTATCGACATAACTGATATCGTCAACGTGCTCAAGTTTATATGGTTTGCTACCACAAATAAATCTTTGACCTAATCTCAAAGTAGTTGTCAACTCATTTAGTTCTACTGCAATGAGTATTTTTCCAACTGGTGTTTTGACGTCAAAGACATTATAGGCTAGTCCAGCATCATTTGCTTTAGAGCCTGAACCTAAATATGAAGTAGATGTTATTGAGGGAATATCAATTATCTTCCCAGAAGTATCTTTCCATCTTAGGGTGTCATTTATCTTACCTACTCTTAGTTTAATATCGTCAACAGTCGAACCAAAGGTATCATAAGCAAGCCATTTATCTCCATCGAACTCTAGGATATTTCCGACTTTATGTAATACATTTGGTTTAAAAAGGATATTTCTCAACGTTCCCTGTCTGTCAATTTCGATTACACGAATATCTTCTTCAACAAAGCTTTCTTTATCTGTACCCATGTTGGTAAAGATTTTAGACCTTCTGTAACTTGTTGAAGTTTTGAACTTTTTATTTTTAAAGTAATGAGTATTCTTACGAAGGGAATCTCCCACGTCAGTACCATTAGCTTCCAGCCTCTTTTTATATACTTCAAAATAGTCCATATTAGTCCACCATTTTCGAAGCTAAAGATTTTGAAATCTCTATCGCTTTAAAAACCTCTCTTTTTACTGTATCTTGATTCGCAGTTTTTTTGGTCTCGTTTTGAAGACTAGAGATAACTGCAATAAGTGTTACAAACTCTGACAGCTTATAATTAATGTAAGATTCAAGACCATCTAATTCGATTACGAGAGATGAGATATAAGAATCTAAGTTAGCGTTATTTTCTTCATACAATGGTAGTATTTTAAAAATACTATTCACATTTTTTACTTCAAAATATTCTACTAATCTTTTGTTATCTTTTATCATATACTGCACCTACAAACGTATATTTTGTAACTTTTACCGCTGTCTCTCTTTTAATCTCTTTATAAAAATCTTTTAATTGGTTAATTTGATTTGCTTGCGAAAGTATCTTAAAATCAGAATCACTAAGAGCTTGTTCAAGAGTCTCATTACGAATCATGATTTGTTTGAAGTATTCTACAATCATAAGCATTGCTAGAATTTCAATTTCTAAATTAGTAAGGTCTGCATTGATATTAACTACCTTTGGTAAAGTTTTCTCTCCATCAGCATCTGTAGATAAGTCCTTCGGACATTGTACAAATTCAGAACTTGCTGTTCTGTAATATCCGAATAAAACTGATTCTACATAGTCTTTATCATCGAGGAACTTATAGTCTGAAATTTTCTGCAAGAAACTACTATAAACTCTTGTGATGTTAGTTGACATATTCTACTTCCTTTCGATTGTTATTTGATTGGCAAATTGTCCTCGAATGAAATATCATACTCATCTTCAAAAGTTTTAATAATGAAAGAACTATCTAACTCACCAGTATTGTAACGTCTTTTAGCCTCATCAAAAAGTGTAGTACGCATTTCGTTTGGAAGTGATTGAATTACTTCACGAATATCGTCTGTACGCATTTCTAAGATTTGTTTTACACGTGCTGGTGTTAAGAAGTGTGTGTAAGCAGACTCAAGATTGAACTCTTTAATAAGGTCTTTATTAAGAATAATAATCCATCCATCAGTAAGAGCTTCACGAGCTAAATTATTCATAGACTTCAATTCTTTATAAGGCATTTTGTTCTTTTGACCAAAACCACGAAACTCAAAAACACCATTTCCTGCTTGTGAGGTGTGTAGCAAACGTCCGTTAATACCAGCCATGACCATAATCAAATCATCATCCTTAAATTTACTTTTTTCTTCTACTATAGCTTCTAAATCAAACTCATCTAATGATGTATCTCCAGATTCTTCGACAGCATTCGCTTTAGCCTTTTCTTTTTTTAATACAGATTCTAGTTGCTTAAAATTTAAAGGTTTTCCATCTGCATTAGTAAAGTCTGTTTTACTGTAAGAATAATCTCTAACCAATTCTTCTTTGATTTCTTTAATTGTTGCCATTGTTTGTAATCTCCTTATTCTCTCTTAAAACATATTAAAAGGGGAATAATCCCCCTCCAATATTATTTAGCTTTAAATTTGATGTAACCAAATTGACTTGATGGTACTGTAGCAATACCAAGTTTTTGAGTCAAAAGGTATTCTTTTTGAAGGTCATCACGATTTACTGATTCGCTTTCTTCAACGTATGCTTCACCCTCATTAACTACTTTAACAAATTTATCATTAGTTTGTGGCAAGAGCAAGATAGCATCGTCTTCGAAGATGAAAGTATTAGTTCCTTCTTGGTGCAAAGCTGGAAGTTCTTTAGCTTCAATACCAGCAATACGACCATAAAAAGCTTGTTGGTTACGTTGGTTATTTGAAGCGTCAGATGGGAATTTGATATCAAGATTGCTCAAAGCAAGAGCAGTACCATAGATAACAACTTGAGCACCAGTGCGTGCTTCCAAGTGTTTTGCAACTTCTAAAATTTGTTTCTCAGTTGGAAGTCCACCAGACAAAGTAAGACGGTAAGGTTCACCCGCACCAGGTGCACGGAAGTTTTTAAGAATTGCATCATAAATATCTTCCTGAATAGATTTAACCATTGACTCACCAACTTTACGAGCCATTTCTACGAAGTCTACACGACCAGCCATGAAACGGTCAAATTCTTCATAGATTTTAACTCCACGACGTACAGTTGGAACAGAGAATCGTTCACCTTCACGGTGACGTTGACGTCTAAGATTACCGTTACCATCTGAAATTACAGACACACGGAAGTTAGAGTTATCTGGGATATAAAATTCATTTTTATCCCCAAGTGCAAGGTTGCGGTAGTCAATCAAACCGTCAAGAATATTTGTAAAACCTTCGTTGACTGTGATTTCAATAACTTCTTCAATAATTTCAAAGACTTCATTTTTGTGCTTACGGAAAGTCTTAGGAGAGATTGGTTGCCCAACTTCTACTTCAAGTAATTCGTAAAATCCTTTACGAAGAGCTTCCGATGGTGTTACATCTTTAGCTGAGAAATCTTTTGGCAAAGTGCCATTTACATACATTTTAGCTAATTCTACAAGAGCTTTTGTTTCCATTAAAATTTTCCTCCTAGGTATCTTGGTTTCCTATATTCTTACTGAACTTGAAGAGTCCAAGCTTTTTCAACTTGGTCGAGTGTATTTCCAGCGTCTTCAATAACTTTAAGTGTAAGTTGTCCTGCTTTTGGTGAATCTTCTTTAGCCAATCTACCATTTTTAACTGTAAGTGTATTACCTACGGCTAAATCTCCATGAGAACCAACTGTGATTGCTTGGTCAGTTACTGTGATAATATCTCCACGTTGAAGACGGTATCCACGAACGACTTTACCTTCTTCGTTTTTGAAATTACGCAAAGGGCTACGTTCATCATATTGAAGTTCTGGTGCATGTAACATAACTGTATCTTTAGTACCATCTGTTGAAATTACACCTTTTTTCACTTCACCTTTACGACCAGTCCATTTTCCAGCAGAGTCTGGAAGAAGCACATCAACATCAACAAACAATCCATTTGCATAGTCTTTTACAAGGTTTGCACCTGAGTCATATGCAACGATAGATTCCAAGTTACCATTTGCACCACTTAATACTTTATCTAAATTAACGATTGCCATTAATTATTCCTCCTATTAATGTCTTTTTTTAGTTAAACAAATCTTCAAATGAATATTGTTTTTTATTTGCTTCTTCTGGTTTGATTGTAATTTTAGCAAATTCTTTTGATGTATTTTTTTCTACTGGTTTAGCCATACGACCAAGCATTTCAAAAAGTTTTACTTCAAGAGCATCTGTATTTTCAAACGCAGAATAATCAAGTTCTTTTACAGCAGATTCATCTAAGCCATAAGTTTCAATGAATGATTCAACTTTGTCGTTGCATTCACGAACATGGTTATCTAATTCAAATTTACCATTTTTAGTTTTCAAATCTTTGATTTCTTCTTTGAGTTTTTCATTTTCTGATTTCAACTCTTCGATTTGTTTTTCTAACTTTGCAATAGTTGCATTGTCAGATGTCTCAGGTTTTTTTGCTTTTTTAGGTTCATCTTCTTTAGCTTTAGCTTTTTTATCTGCATCAGCTTCGGCTTTAGCAAATTCTGCTAATTCTTTTTCAACCTCTTCAACAGGAATTTCTGCGTAATTTTTAACTTTAGCTGAAAGTTCTTCTTCTGTCAAAGAAAATTTTGCGAGTAAGTCTTCTAATTTCAACTTTGGTTCTCCCTTCTCGATAGTTTCGATTTCGTTTAAAGCAAATTTTAAATCTTTAAACATGTTCTGCATACTTTCAGTTAGTGAATCATCTTTTGAGTATGTTTGAACTTTGGCATCGTCAAATGCTGGTCTTACATATCCAGCTCCGTTCTTAGCGATGCCAAGCACACATAGTGCCGTGAAATAAAAATCAGTAATGTAATCAATACCATCAAGAGTATAATATTCATTAACTGTGATTTCCATTGACTGACCAAAATCATCTGTAGATAAAGCAGAAACAAGTTTCTCATCTCTATTCCAAATTAAAGCGTTATCAATAACAAGATATTCTCTTCGGATTCCGTCTTTATCTACAATATTTTCCCAAGAAAAAACTGCACTTTCAGGCACAACACCGATTGGAACTGTTTTTGTTTTAACAACAATCTTATCATCTTCTACAACAAGACTACGTTCATGTCCACCAAAATTTTCATCTTCTTCGCTAAAATAACCAACGATTGGAATATTTTTTAATGAAGGAACAGCCTTTTCAACATCCCACTTACTAAAAGAAGAACGGTTTGGGTTTTCTCCATGATACATAACCGTTACTCTAGCTTTTGAAAATAGTGGACTTAAACTCTCCGTGATTTCAAAGTTAATCATTTTAGAGTTTAGGATTTTAGTATTATCTACCATTTCTTATCTCCTTACTGCGTATTTGCTGGCTTATCTTTAGCTCTCTGCGTCTCATCGCTGTCTTTATTGCCAGTAGTTTCGTTGGTAGGTCTTCCGTTTTCTTTTCCTTTTTCCTTTATTGCATTTTCGGCAATATCAGAACCGCTTGTATTAAACGAAGAACTTAATGGAGTCATAATTTCTGGTAGGTCAAGCATTTCATTTTCAACCTTAAGTAATCCAGTAAATGCTACTGGGTCAATTCCCATAAGAGATGCAAGATAAACCTTGACTGGGAATCCATACTGAGCATCTGTGATATATCTATCGTGTGCTTCTTTTTTACTAAAATGTGTTACTTCCAACATTGTTGCTTTGAAGTATTTAGACATACCATTCAATAACAGATATCTATTCAACCAACGTTCAAGTTGATTGATAACTCCAAAAATAAACTGTTCATCAGTTGCAATACTCATTGCAATACCTTGTGAAGTTTTATTGTCGGAAGAGAATAAAATTTGACTCACTCCTGCATTATCCCAAAAGTTTTTAGTTGCTTTTTCAACACTATCGTCTGTTGAACTATCTTTATCAAATGACACAGTATCAATTTCCATTGGAGATGTTACAACACCAACATTGTCAGGAACTGTCATTGATAATGCTTCGTGGAAATAATTCATCATCGGCATATCTAATGTGAAGTCATTATTATCATTACTAGAACGTGTTTCAAGTTTTTGAATCAATAACTTATAGTTTTGGAGTTCTGCTTTGTCATTTCGCAAATCTTTAAATGAATGAATATCATAAATACTATCAAATGTTCCTGCGAATGGTGGCACAGGAGTTAAACTAGACTCATTTATTTTAATACAGATACTATTTTTATCTTGAATTTCATACCAGTTGGAAGCACTTTTATTATTTCCCTTTTTCATGGTAGTGTATTTATTAACAGCTTCCTGAATTTCTTTGGGGTAATAATCCACTATATCTGCACTGACTAATGCATCTAAGTCAATTACATAGTTATAAACACCACCACTAACTGAGCTAATTTTGCATATATCATTAGGAAACTGTTGAATCATTACCGATTCTTTATCATCAATAACATATCCATAAAAGATATCTACTGTCATTGCTAATTTAACGATTTTGCTAAAGTTATATTTAGGATTTAGACGAGATAGAAATTCTGTAACTGTTGCTAGTTCCTTTTTTAATTTATTTTCATTCGCTGTTGAAATATCTTTAAACGGAACTACTGAATAAGCATACAAAGGCATGTTTGCATAGAAGTTTAATAATCTTTGATATTGTTGACTTTGAACTGCTAAGTCTTCACTCACTTTTCGTAATGTCTTTTGATTTCCTTCGTTTCGATATTCTTTGACTATCTTACGAACTTTACTTTGACTTGAAGTTAGTGAGCCTACTGGCGCTCCAAAGACAGGTGTTCTATTATCATCACGCAATATTGAAATTCTGTTGTTTCTCTTATTGCTATAAGAACTAATAGATTCCACATCAATCATACTAAGTCTTTTCTTCTTATTTTTAACCAAACCTATCTCCTTTCTATCTTATTTTATTTAAATCTTTTATAAACAGGTGCTTTGATTTTCATGAAGCCATATGCATCATCATCTGGTTTCTTTCTTTTTCTTTTGCTTTCTGATTCTTCTAAATAAATCCAATATAAGCCATAAGCAAAAGCAGAGTACCTATCTTTTTGTATTTTTTGAGATACTTGTTTAACAGTACCTGTATTACCATTGTTTACATACTCTAAGTTCATGATTTCATCAACTAATCGGTCTGTCTGAATGAATGGCAATAATTTCTCAGCTTCTTTTCTTGGGTCTTTTTCTTTGATGCTTGCTTGAATCTTAGACTCAGAAGTTAATATTTTTACGTCATTGTTTGCAAATGTAGCCATAAAGTGATTAATGATGTTTGAGTTTTTAGTACCTTTCTTTTGAGCAGATACTGCGAAAATCATAGGAATACTATTTGGTTTCTTATACTCAGCGTAGCCTTCATCATTTACAACACTATAAGGAGGGTTATCGTCAATTTCACTTGTCAGATAATCGACCAATCCCCAACCCATACCATTGATATCGACACAAAGAATTGTCGCATTAAATTCGTTTACTTTTTGTTTCAAGAACTTAGCTTGATTCTCAAAGTGACTACCTTGCATTGTGAAGATATTAACTAAATGCTTAGTGTAAGTTCCATCTCCTCTATCCTCAATACGTATTACTGCTAAAGAACTATTGGCTGTGTTACCAGTTGTTGCTCTAGCTACGTCATAGGATAGAACGAATCTTACATTAGGATTCTTCTTATCTTCACTATTAATTTTCCACATTGGTTTTTCTAAAACACGAGCTTTGCTTATTTCTTCTGCTGAGACTAATGATTTTTCACTAGAACCAGTAAAGACCGACCTGAACTCACGTTCAAATGAAAGTGGGCTATATGTAGGGTCTTCAAGTTTTTCATTAACATCATCTATATCAAGCGTTCCAAAGTGTGTCCCCATCTCGTAACTTGTTCCAAGAACAATTGTTGGTTTACCCTGTTCCATCTCTTCATATAATGCTTTAAACTTATCATAACAATAAGATTGCTTGTGAGAAGCTGTTGTAACATAGGCTTCTGTTTTAGAATATTCGTTTTCTTTATCAACACCATGACCTACAACGTTACGTGCTTGTGCAAGCATTGGACGGATAACCTCATTAATTGTTTTCGCATCCATACGTTCGTCAACGATTTCCTCCAAGGTGATTCCTTGTGCACGCAAACCACGTGAACTTTCACCTACCGTAAGAGTATCTAGTGTTGAACCGTTTTTAAATACCAATTTAACATAGTCTTTTTCAAATTTACATTTATTGAAGATTAACTCATTTTTAAGTAATGGATAGTCTCTCCAAAATTCTTCAAACTTAGATTTAACTACTTTTGCAGATTGTTCTTTAGTTGGCATTGCTACCGCCAAGGCATTATTTGGATATAGAATACATTTAACATAATTTGAAAGAAGTTCAATATATGTTTTAGAAATACCACGACTTGCTACAATTCCAACCCTTTTATATCGAAAGAAAGTTCGCATATAAACTCTTTGGAATGGAAGTAAATCAAACATTGTGGATTCTGTTTTAATATAATCTATAAATCTGTCTGGATACATTCTGAAATATGAAATCATATCTCTAAAACCATCTTTGACATCTCCAAAATTATCATTAAATTCTTTAACTGATAACATTTTTAATTCTCCTCGTCATCAGCTATAATCTCAGGTTCTCCCTCTGATGTATCATGAACACTAAAATCCATATCTTCCGATTTGATTTCATCTCTCCAAGCGTGGTCAACTTCAACATCTACTGGTTGGTCAGTAAATCTTTGTGCCCATTGTTTGTATCTCATCAACATAAGGTCAATGTCATCAGGATTTGTTTCAACAAGATTTGGTGGAATAAAGCCTGAATCACGTTCAATTTGAGCAACGATTTGACCAAAACTTGTAACACCAGTTTTCTCTGAACTATCCTTTTCGTCAATAGGTTGAAATCCAGAAACTTTTAATTTATTCTGGAATGATTTATCTAGCTTATCATAATCACTAATATTATCATTACTCAAAGCCCTCTGCTTCTTGACAGACAAAACAGACAATTCATACAAGAGATTAATAGCACTTGTATTTTCAATAGTGAAATCATTTTTCATGTCAACAAAATATTTCTCTAGTTCAAGTATTTCGTCATCATCAAAACTTGAATCTTTTCTGAGCCACTTTTTACGTAACTCATCAGTCAACATAATTTTTGTACCATTGTTAGCTAAGATAAAAACTGTTCCGTCCTCTTGTGAATCAAAGAGTTTATCAAGGTCTTTAGATTCTTTTTCAGTAGCACGTTCTTCTTTATTGAAGGCTAAGTATTCATCTTCTAATTTAAATTTGTTGTCTTTCTTGACTTCTAAGGTCAACTCTGAGTCTGTGTATGAAAGTTTTTTATATCTTACCTGATTCATAATCTTAAGATACTCTAAGATTGTTTCTCCTTTGCGTTTAATCGCAGAAGCCCAAGGGGTCTTCATAAGAGGAACATCAACTTCATATAGCAACTTGGCAACATCAACACTAAGGTCATTGCCGACAACGTTTACAATACATTCGTTACAGAGGTGATAATATCCGTCAGGAAATCTAACATTACTTTTTGTTTGATAGAAATTCTTTAAAGGTTTTTCTATTTTACAGTTGAAACATTTTTTAGTATCAGCAATCATTAAAAATCCTTTCTAAAATATAATTACCCTCTCATAGTATAAACCTTTTGAGAGGGTAATCGTGACACTTTTTAATTTTTTTTTAACAAATTAGTCTGTTATTTTTCTCGAATGTGTTCTAAGTCAATATTAATTGGTTGTGCACCATGTTCATCAACTAAGATTATCATTTGAGAACCATTAGTGTAAAAGCCTAGATTGCGAGAGTAATCATTACTAAAATTAAGGCTTCCACTTGTAAATACTTTACGACCATGATTTTCTGTCTCTACTCGGAAGTTGTGAATATGTCCTGTAAGAACATACGAAATCTTTTTATCAAGTGCACTAGAGTATCGAGTGAGCTTCGTAGTTCCTTGTTTAGAGAGGTCTCCATGTTCCGCTAAGAAAGTATATCCTTTAACTGTAAATGTTCCATGAGTATGTTCATATCCAGATAGGTCATAGTTCAAGTTAGGGTTGTCAATACTATCAATCAGTGTTGTTAGCATATTTGTAGCCATTTTAGAGTATGAATCTCCATTAAGATTTTCACCCTTTTCACCTAACCGTGAGTGATTACCCATGATATTGCCAACATAAGTTACTTTAAACTCTGCTGATAGTTTTGTCATATACTCAAAAATCCATTTAACGTATGTGGCGAACTGGTCTGAATTGTGACCCCATGTTGTAGCTGTTGACGTTGGTTTATGCAATAGAGAATTTTCAATTTCATCTCCAAGGTCAAGGATTGTTACATGTTGAACATTAAACAGTTTGTAATACTTGATTGTTTCTTGAAGAAGATAATCAAGTCTCATTTTCTGAGTTTCTTTTCCCATATCGTCAGTTGAGTTCAAACCAATATGTAAATCTGACAAAACTGATACTGCTTCCATACCAGAGATTTTTGGTGTTGGAAGTGGTTTGATATTAGGAACATCAATTGAAATGTTAGAGATTGCTTCTACAATCTCTTCGTGAATAACAAGATTGTCTGTCACATCACGTTTCATTTTGTTCAAAAGTTGTCTTTCTCTTGCAAGCTGTCGTTTAGCCATGTAATTTTCGCCAATTACACTCTTAAGAGATTCTAATTTTTTATCAGTAACAAAGTCGACATATTTTTGAGTGCTTGGCAATAATCCACGTTTCTTTTGTTCTGATTTTATGACTTGACGATATTCTTCTGAATTTTCAGAATTGTAGAAACCCTCACTCTCCATAAGTTTTTTATGTTCTTTCCAGCTACAACGCTGAGAAGGACTAGCATTTTGAAGTTCTATTTTAATTCGGATAGAAGCCTCAATATGTTCTTCTGAAAGTTCTACTATTTCGCCTTTTCTATTTTCGTATTTTCTCATTATTTCTATTAACCCTCGTCTAATAAATTTGCCATTTGAGCAACGGCTGAACGTTCTGTTTTGTCCAGAGTTACTTGTGCGTAAAGTTCTTGACCAGCAAGCTTTCGCAATGCGTTCACACCATTATTATATTTAAATTTATCGCTATCGGTTTGTTCGCTATCTCCATTAAACCAGATTTGAGAACCATCGGATACACGACTTAGTAACAATTGAATATGTTCACGTGTGTTAGATTGTACTTCTGTCACATAAATAATTGCATTTTTAATATCACGACCACGAATGAAACCTAAATGTTGTACTTCAATTTTTCCTTGAAGCATCAATTCATCTAAAATAGCCTCATCTCCACCTAGATGGTCAACCATTGGCATTAAAAATGGTTTTAGTTTTTCTTCAAGACTATTCGGTAAGAATCCAATTGGGTTAGAATCTTTAACCTCAACATTGTTACGAACCCAAATTAGTTTGTCAATTGGACTTGCATCATCCATTACTAATGAAAGGGCTTGACCCAACATTAGGTAATCTTTACCAGCACCAAATGTCCCAAAGAGTGCCTTAACTTTAGTCTCAGGGTCTTTAAGCATGTCGACTGCACAACGCTGACGGACGTTACGTGGCTTAATATTTTCTTGATACCCTTTAATCATAGGTGTTCCAATTCGCTGAAATCCGTCTTTAGAGTTATATTTAAATAGCCCAACGTCTTTATATCCAACATGTTCACCTTTACTATTATATGTCTCTTGTGCTTTGTCAAGAAAAACAATGTACTCATTCTCTTCAAATGGTGTATCTTTTGGTACAGTATAATCTTTATTGGCTGTTGACTTATAAATCTCTGTTTCAATGTGGTCTAGTAGCAGTTCTCCACTACCACTATTTTCATCATTGATAAAGATATTTCTAACCCCCTCATAAATAGTTTTATCTTTCTCACCGAGACTAGGAATTATAACTGGAATACCCAACCCCGTTGCCTTAAGATACATTAGAACATCATTTGTGATGATTCCATACCCTTTTTCTTCTGCAAATGAGATAATTACATTGTCAGCATAGCTATCTGTATACTCTGTTGTATTTTTGACAGATGTGATATCAAAGATATCTCCATTATTCTCTTTTACATAATTCAATAAGATTCGTTTAACATTCCGAATACCATACTGTAATACTTGATTTGACTTTTTGAGTTCTAGGTCTTCAATTTCTTTGAGAACAATGCTTGGAATTACAACGTCATATTTATCAAGCAAGTTTGGGTCATTCAATACAGCATTAGTGTCAATAACGTATTTAATCTTTTTGTCCATATTCATCCTCAAATTTTTCTATTTCAGCAATAAGTTCTAAATCTTCTTTACGTTGCTTTACATTACGTTTGAATTTGTCAGCAGGCTTATATTGAATGCGATAATAGTCGTCAAACACCTTACTCTCTCTGGCTGTTACATCATAAAAACTAAACCCTTTAATTAATTTTGTCTTTAGTACCATGACATTCTTCCAGCGGAACTCTCCTGTCTCACGTAACTTGGTTGACATATGTCTTTCAAAAGCACTAATAACAGCCTTAACATCTTTCTGTGTTATTCCTAACTCTCGAAGTTCATCATCTTCCCAAATTTCCTGAGACAGCGTTCTGTAGTAATTTTTTTTACTCATAACACGTCATCCTCTACAATCATAAGTTTTGTTATAGGTTTATTCTTTTCATTCAAAAATACAAGATTGAGATTATCTCTGTCTATAAAAACTTTTACAATACTCATTTCTGATTCATTTGTAAAATCTTCTGTATTCTTGTAAGAATTAAATACTCGATACTCTTCAACTAAAGGACTAATCTTAAAGTGAATACCTCTTGTTGTAAAAATATTGTCTGCATCAACAATGCACTCTTCTAAAAATTTTAAATTATTCAATCTTCTAAACTATCCTCAATTCCATATTTTATTAATTCCTCCATAGATAAATCTGTAAAAGGAATATTTTTTTTGTCATATCCATTCATTTTCATACTTTTCTTTCTGTGTATGATTGAATTATCTCCACGTTTATCTTCTTTATCTATGAACCAAATGATATAATTTGAGCATCCATTTAAGAAGAATTTAACTTGAGAACTATCCATATTATCCATAATTATTTCATCGTTTTTTGAAATCAACTCATCTACCAGTGTGAGTCTTTGATTAAGACTATCGAAATCTGGTAATTTAATTTCTTCACCGCTAGGTAATTTTAATTTCATTGTTTTCCTTTTTATCCTTTACTGCAACAGAATTTATCTTGAGAGATATTCTTGATAATGATTTAAAAATTCCAGAATTTCCTAATTTTAATTCTCTAGATATTTCTTTGATACTGCACCCCTCAAATAACATATTAATCAATTTGGAGTTCTTCTTGTTGAAGTTACAAACCTCAATATATTCATCTAATTTAGAATAGATATCATCAACATAATCAACAAGTTCTATGTTAAATTCCCTGTTTTCGAAAGATAGAAACTTTGAACGTTGTTGATATGTTACTGCTTCAATAATTGTCTGTTTGTTCAAGATAACATTACGAACAATATCATAATTAGTGAAATCAATGTCGTGTTCTAAAAAATCATTAATTCCTGTATTTATTTCTATGCCCTCTTTTCTAATTAGTATACTATATATTATACCATTTTTAGCCAAAAAAGTCAAGTATAATATTGTATTTTTTATAGTTTTCTACTATAATATAATCAAGTTTTCAAAGCTTGAAAAGCTGTGAGCTATCGCTCACTCTGTCGCTTTTCTGGCGCTTTCTACTCATGGAACAGTCCGAGCCTGTTCCATTTCGTAGGACGGTTATAGCTACTCTTTAAATTATTTTAAAAGGGACTTAGTTCTCCTGTTATATATTCTAAAAAAAAAAAATAATAAATGTATAATTTGTACTTGACATTGATAAAATATTATGGTATAATTATATATATATAAAAATAATATAAAAATAAACCAGGATAAGGGGATAACGGTGGTCTCCGTTGTAAAATAAAACTTGATGAGGATAACGGTGGTCTCCGTTGTAAAATAACAATAAAACAGGATAATGGTGGTCTCCATAATCTTACTCGGCTCAGTGAGAGTGTGTAAGCTGTTAAGTACAAGCAGAAAAAGACAAAGTACTATCCTTTTTCTTGAACGAGCTAGGCTCGTGAAAGGAAAAGACGACGCCAGAAAAGCGCCCAAGTGAACGCAGTTCACAGCTTTTCAAGTCGCAAAGAAATAAAATTGAATATGTTGTATTCTTACCTGATGATTACAACAGTATGTATATGAAATTCGGCTGAGTAAGTATCGAAAAGTAATGAGTTAGGAAGAATAACATCTATTTGTCTTTTTAAGTTGTAATGTAAGTTACTGTAACCACGAAAGCAGAACGCCCCCTGCATTACGGAAAAAGTTATTCCACCGTTAATCGAAGGTGTCAGGCATGAAGTCGATTTGAGTATATAGGATAGATACGAGAGAGGTCTATTATTCTTATATACAATAGGGGGGGGAAAAGACCGTTTTCCAACTTTCAAAATTACACCCCCGAAAGGTCCGTTTTTTCAAA